CCAGTAATGGCTTTCCAGTAGTTTTCATAACCGTTAATCAAATCAAATTCAGGATATATTCTTTCCAAAGGTTTTTCATTCGCCACAGCGGCCGGTACAAATGACTACAACCATACTGCACGATTAGCCAAATATTCCGGAAAGCTGTTTAAAGTATGACTACCGTATTTAAGATCTACTTTTTTAGGAGTAACATAGATATCATTGAATAGCTTTGTATAATCGTCAGTAAATGTACCATCGTCTTTTATTTTTGCATGAGACGGATTTATACCCAATCTATATCCAGGAAGTTTGCCATTCTTGTGTTTGGGAATATACTTATCATATGCAGCGCCAGGTTTTCTAAGATATTTAGATCTAAATTCTTCACCTTCTTTACTATAATACCAAGCATCTTCGTACATCTTAGTATCATGCCAATTAGGTTTCATTAACTCATATTCACCGGTATCTTTATTAAACGCTGTACTACGAGCATGCCAACTATTATCACCGGTATTGTACTCGAACATCCCTCTACCTATAGCTTCTGAAAAATTCTTCGGTTTATCGTTTAGCTCCCAATATCTATGAGACCTATATGAGGCTTCAGAAGACAGTCTTTGATTATCAGGTAAAGAATTAACATACTCATTATACTGAGGATCTGGTGTTATAACCGGCTCTTTAATATATCCACCATCATAAATTTCATCAATTGGTGTACCGTTTCTATATGCTTCGACACGCTTCCTAAATTCGCTTGGATCTCTGCGTTTAAATTTATTTTGATCTCTACGCATAACTCGGATCTATTCTATTACCGATTATGTTAGCAATGATGTTGGTAATGAAATCATTGCCTTCATCATGCTAAACATATCTCAGTATAAGTTTTAACAATTGGTTGTTCTCTCGCGTAAGCTAGAGAAGTTCTTGTTCTTCAGCGTACGTCATTTCTCACCAGATACTTTATTTCGAATAGCAGCTCTAGCTTTTACACGTTCACGTTCCAGAGCAGCGTCATCTTTCTGCTTCTGTAACTTCATTTCGTGTTGCATACGCTCCTTTTCGAGTTCAATCTTCTTGTCTTCTATCTCTTTCTTCTGACGTGCTTCATAACGCTTAGTATACTCATCAGAAGCTATCTTACGTTGTTGTGTAGCATCCTTAGCTATCTCCATAGGATCAGGTATACCATTATTATTAGCATCCTTCTCTTCTGTACCACGATATGCGCTAATCTCAGCCACAGCAATCTTAGTCTGATTGTCAGCATCAATCTTATAACGCTCAAGCTCCATCTTAGCTTCTTCAAGCATAAGCTCTTGTTCACGAGCCTCGTTCTGCATCTGCTGCAGTTGTACTGCTTGCTGTTGCTCAGCTTCTTGCTGTTGACGCGTAAGGTCATCCTGACGTTGCTGCATCTCCAGAAGTTTCTGCTTGATGATGTTGAAGTTGTCGTTTGTAAGAACCTCAGCAGCCTCTAAGAGGCTGGCTCCATTCTGCATAGCCGGCTGAATAAGCTGCTGCAACTTCTAAATGTTCTCCATATCTTTAGAAGTGTCACTTACAAACACATCCATATCTTCATAGTAGAACTTATCTTGTATGTCTATATAAGCTCGTTCACCATTATCGAAGATATAGCTAAGCTTCTTCTTACCTGTTTGTGCCCATACACCTTTAGCTGTATTTAACAGCATATTGAGCACATGGCGCTTACATTGGTTATGCGCCCAAAACAAAGGCTCTGTGATATGTGAAGATTGTACAACACTACGCTCCACATTACCTACTAGCTCGTTAGAACTAATAGCGCCTTCGCGCTGTTCTGTAATACCTGAAATAGTTCCAGCTAACTGCTCTATCTTATCCATCAGCTGAATATACTCAGCTATTACGTTCGACATAGTAAGGTCGAGAGCAGTAATCTAATTAAATGTAGCAGGCTTTCCGCCTTCTCTACCTGGTACGTTCCACCCTTCTTCATATGGGTTTATAAAGTTAACACCTACAGAAGACAGATAATGCATCCATCTTTCTGGGGTTATGTTCATGGACTTTGGAATCTGTGTAATATCCATATTGACTACCTTACCCTTATCGCGGGCAATAGCCAACTCGAGTCTATACCACAGTACAATATACATATACTGCAACGGCTTCAGAATACTGACAAGAGAGCGTGGCCTACTGTTGGTAGCTGAGTAGACACATCCGCAGTATGGAAGCTTCTGAGAATTAGGGTTATCAATTGATACATGCTGGTACTCAAGAGGCTGAATGCCAAAATAAAGATCAGATCCTGCACGGTATCCTTCCCAAACCTCTATAATCCAGTCCGGTTCAACGGATATCTCCTGTCCTGTCTTCTTATAAGACTCGTCCATAATTTCTACTTGAGCCTGTCCTGCTTCATCGAAGTATGTTACATAATATATTTTCTTAAATGACTTCCAGCAGCAGTGCCACACATTGATTGAATTCCTAGACTTTGTATCTAAGAACGGCTCATCATATATCTTCATTTGAATGCCGCCGCCAAAGTTATCAATAGGGCTTCTATCACCCATGTCTCTAGTAACTCTGCCGGTAACCATTTCATTGAGTTTATTAAGATCTTTCTCTGTGAGCTTATCGTAATACCTATCATATACTTCTGCAATAGGCAATTTCATTTTACGACAGCACCACGAAGCGTCCTCTATAAACTCAAGATCCGGAGATCTATCAAAGTCGAATTCCTCTGGATTTACTCTCTCTACGTAAGGTTCACTGTTCTATATACCAACGTAGTATATCTCAACAGCAGCAATAAGAGCATCTTTCCAGCCTTTAATGAACTCGTGATCAATACCTAGCTTCTCGCGCAGGTATGTGAGGGTGTGATATGCTGTGTTTTCTATAACGTCTTTATAATCCTTTTGCATATACTTAGCTATAGCCTCAGGTGGCATTATCTCACCTGACTATAACTGTTGCTAGAACTGCTGAGCCTCCTCAGGACCCATCTATGAAGTAATAGATGCCATAATATATTGAATAAGCATCTCCTTCTCTTTGTCCATCAATTCTGAAGCGGCTTCTTGCGATGTTCTCACTACCCTGAAGTTCATCGGCCTCTTTGTCTCTTCACCTATAAGGAGGTCTACCTTAGGCCTAATTATATTGAAATCTTGAGGTGTAGCGGGAAATCCGTCCTCTACCTTAAACGGATTAGTGACACGTTTAAAGTCTTTCTCATCAAAAATAGAATTATAAAGGTTATAGTAGGTTTGTATCTCTCCGTGCCTCGTCTGAGACAAACCGCCAGACGAAACATTTCCCTCGCCGATAATATAGTTCACACAATCATGCTGCCATTGTTCATCCTTTTTCTTCAACGGGAGCTTCTGTTGAGGGAAATAACTATTATATAAGTTGTCTTCTACTCTAACCATATTTAAAAACTAAATGTCGGTATATCATCTTGTGGCCAACTGTCTTCAGTATCAAACCATTTTTGACTGAATAGAGGTAGCTCGAAGAGTTCAACCTGTTTGTTTTGTTCTTTTGCAGCGGACACTTTTACCTAGTATAACTCTTCCCTGTATATCATTACCATACACAAGGCTATCAGACGGTCTACGTTTTTGATACCGTCATTTTCTATAAGTTCTTCTATTAAGGGTTCGCTGTATACTCTTTCTACATTAGGGTGTCCCGGTTCATACTCTTCTAATAACCATTCTAGTATCAAACCTTCTCCATATGCCCTAATTTGTTTTGTCATATGACAGCCTTTACGGCGCTGTACTTTACTATCTTTAAAAATCTCCGTAATTATCTTATCTGGCTGATCAGCAAGTAAGTAGTCGCAATGTTTATTTGTGAAGTAAGGATATATACCCTTACGTTCATTCTCAAACAACAGTCGGGCATTATAGAACGTAAGAAGTTTTCTCACATTCTCATAATACTCTTCCGCTGTGTCTGGGCGCCCACTATACTCTGCTACAATCACGTCGTTCCAAGCTTCTCCTGCTCTAACTCTTTTAAAAATAAACGTCGATCCTAGCGAGTTAGTGAACGACTCGTCATGATCATACGGGTCGCAACCGCCAATGTATAATCCGAAGGGCGGGTCGTTGACGGGGTATTCCCAGACGACTATTGATCCTTCAGGTTTGTCATCTTTCTTCAAATGATAAGTTGTTATATCGCCAGATTTCTTTTCTGTTGCTTTAACCATACCGTTACCATCCCAAGCTAAATCTACTATATGTTTCATATTCCTTAGTTTAGTATTAGTCCTTATACGGTTAAGCTAATCCATTAATAGCTTCCTTGGGAATATGTTTTTACCTAATTCCAAACAAGCTTCTTGCGGTTTTATTGGTCTCTCAGATATAAATCTATCTATAGATTGCTAGCTAGCACCACCATCCTTTACTTTATTTCTCTATTGTATAGTATCTTCAATGGCTTTGTCTTTATAACTATTGCCATCTTTATCCATAAATCTATATTCACCACTCTCATCAAAACCTTCCATGTTTAGATAGAAAGGAGAGAAATAACCACACTTGGTACTCTCTGCTTTGTCATCCCATATATTAGGGAAACTGAGTATATTAAATGATTCAGGATTGTAAAATAAAGTTTTAAGTCCGTCGAACTAACCACCTTCGGTACCACCAGTACCGAATGCAATCATAAGACCGAATGCTGTACCATCGTCGTCTTCCATAGAAGGCTAACCTACACGCCAAGCTGTTTCTAGATTAGGGAACTTACCTCCCTCCTCAAATAGAACTAGCTTACCACGGATACCTCTTATACGTTCTGGATCATTCTTCAAAGTAATACCAGTAATAGCCGACATGTAACCTTGTTCAGTCTCTTTACCATATTCGTCTTTTACTTTAAATCCTGATACACGTTCCATACGTGTTGAAGTAAGTCTTCGTTTGGACCAGTCTGTATTCTTATCTAAGAAGTCCATTATCTACCAAGACTTTGTCAGCAAACCATCGCCTATTAAGAACTTTTGTTCAGAAGCTATTGCGAAGTTTTTAGACTTCTCTATCAGTTCATAATTGCGTACAAGCATTGATGCACCTTTAAAACTGAAACCTTTCTTACGTGCTTTAAGTACAGCTAAATGTTTTCCTTGTTGTTCTGCTTCTTCTACCGCCTAGAAGAAGTAGTAATCACCGTCCCAGAACGAAGGGAAATCGAATACACGCTCTCTGCGAATTCTTTTATTGCCAAAGCGGTCAACGTATTCGACATCCTTTCGCGTCATTATGGGACTGTAATTTAAATAGAAATAATGGTAGCCTGTAATAGAATCCCCATCATCTGCTACATACCCATTGAGACATCTTTCTGTTTCTCTGTCCCAATACGTATTATAATCGGTTGTACCTCTTGGGGCAAGAGTGTAGCACCCATTCTTCTAAAAGAATATGGCACTCTATCTAAATTTATCAGTATTAAATATTTTCTTATTAAAGTCTACCATTATTAATTAGTTTTATAATAAAGCTTCTTCTTCAGCAAGTGCGTAAGAATGCCAATCTGTTATGGTTCCGTTCCATATAGTAGCATGCCAGTTATATGGAGATACATTAGCACTAGTAATAGACAGTACTGCAATTTTATGAGCATTCGAGCTATCCATTATCTCTACTTTAACTTCAGCATCTGCCATATTTGCAGGAAGATCACTGTAGTGTACAGTAGACAGATATACTTTACCTTTAACAGCTTCTGCATCATTATCAATAGCTGTAACAAGGTCACTAAACGTTTTGTTGCTAGCTGTAGGCCATGATGCAGGGAACGGCTGATTAGAAACGATCGTAATGTTTGTCTCGTTGATCTTTAGCTGTCCGTTTTGATCTTGCTGCACATAACCAGCATCATTGGTAATTTGGCTCATTGCGAGAGCGTCAATCTTGTCTTCGATCTCTTTAAGTGTATCAGATGCAGTTGTTGCTCCACCTACTACACTAGCGATCTTAGAGTTGATCAATGCTTCTATAGCATTAGCATCAAGCATATCGCCAGATGAATAAGAACCTCCTTCACCAACAATAATGCTAGGTTTAACAGTTATACCTGCGCTATTCTTTACCGATAGGTTTAATGTAGTCTTATTCATAATTATTCAATTCCAAGTCTAGCTTCGATAGCTGCAAGTCTCTGCTTCAATTCCGCATTCTCCTGCTTAAGCTTGACGATTTCTCTAGCAGCAGTGACAGCCGAAGCGATAGATGCAGCACTATAATCGAGCGTGAGATATTCACACTGGTCATCATTGTCAAACTGAGATTTTACGGCATTGGGAATTATATTTTGCCAATCTTGAGCTATAGAGCCAGTGTACAAAATATCATTATCATCCTTATTAAACTTAAAATCTACAATGCGAGCGTTAGCAATATCCTCTATAGACGGATCTACGTTTCCAACAATCGTTTTAAGACGTTCATCGGACGACTAGTTTACACTAGGAGTGGTTAATGATGCTGTAGATGTGAAGGTGGTACAGTTGTCAATCGTAACGTTTCCTGATATATGTAACCCTGTACTATTAGATCCAAATCCTGAACCGCTATTATGATCTGCTCCGTGAGCAATTAAGTGAATTTCATCACCGACTTCTATCTCTGCAGAATGCCAATTATGTACCCAGAATTTACCTTTCCAAGTATAACAATCGTTTGCATCGAATCCTGCAGAATTGTTTATTATTTCACACGTACCACCATGAGAATCGTGTCCCTGACGTACAATATTGGGAGTAAGAATAACATCTGCGCTACATTCTGCGTCTTGTGTATCATATACACTTACTCTAGTTGAGTAGGAAGTCATCTCCCCTTGTTCAATAAACGGTACTGTGTAAACAGATGACATTACGTGTTTACTTCCGTCTTCTACTCTAAATCCATGCGGTTCAAACAACGTTCTTGGGGAGAATATACCAGCGTAATGTGATTGTACATACGCAGTGCTACTAGCTACTTGCGGATCGGTTGAACCTGCTGGAATACTGTCTATATATAATCCAACAATAGGATCTTCTTCGTTGGTCCACCAGTTTTGCACCAAATACGGCATATAAATATGTCCACCTATAAACGACGCATGCCCATCGTTATTTATATATGCAACTTCTTTATTATTGTTTATAACGTTAAGGTTATCAGCTGTAATTATTTGGCCACTGAGATTAAGTTGATGAGTAGCATCGATATTTATATCGTCACCATTAATTGTTATACTCTATGCAACAGCTGTAATGAACGAACTATCGTTTGAAATCTGTGTAGTGAGAGCTGCATATAAATCATTACTTGTGGCGTATTGTGTAGCAACAGCTGAACCGAAGTCGCTTACTGCAACAAAACCAGCTGTACTTAACGCAGTACTTATTTTTCCATCTACAAAGTTGCCGGCATCGGTTTTAGTATTTGATGCCCCAGATCTAGAAAATAACTCTGCCACAGATCTATCAAGGTCGGTATTCAATATAAGACCGGCTTGGTTCGTCAAATATGAATCAACGGCGTTAGTTAAATCGTTTCCTAAATATGTACGAATTGTTGAACTCAAACTTGTTGTAACAGAATTGCTAAGTGTATCAACTTCTGTTCTAAGAAGTCCAATTAATTGCACAATTGTATTCCCTTCTTGCTACTGTTCTTGTGAGAACGTACCAAGCATTGCTACTGCATCATTAATAGAACTCTGTAAGTTTACAAACGCGGTTGTGCCAGTTAGCGTGGTATTAAAATCGTTACTCAGCAAATAATCATTTAAGTCCGTCTTTAATGCGTATGTACTCAAATCAATATGTGAGATGTCATCCTGGATCCACTCCTATATCATACTTTTTATGAGCGTTCCATTCTTGATTTGATTAACATTGCCTGTAATTGAATCAACAGTTTGCACAATTGACGTCCATGCAGAATCTGTATCTTTTAATACACCAACTGTAGTAAGGAATGAGTTTAGCTAATCTACAAAACCTTGATATGCAAATACATCGCCGAGATTCTTTTTTAGCCATTGATATTCTGATAATGTGTCATTGATTACACCTGTAATCTCTGTTTGTTTATCTGTAACAACATTATCAAGGTCGTGATTAAGATTCTCTATTGCCTGCAATGCGTCTTGTATTGTACTTATAACCGGATTAAGTTTGCCATCTATAACGCTATTGAGTTCTGAGCTATTGTAACCTCCATAACGGACACCTCCCTTGTATATTGAACGATTGTCGGCAACAAATACAATTGTACGAGAGGCTATTTCTCCGCTACCGAGTTTTGTCTAATATTCCTCAAGAGTCGGTACAAAATAAAATATTGTATTAATCATATATATATGTTTTATCTAGGTATTTCGTAGCGGCCTATTATGCCACCACCTTTTACTTTTCCAGTCTCTAACTACTCAGCTTTAGCTTGTTTCATTGCTATATCTAGAGACTTAACAATGTTTCCGACATCCTTAAGGATGCGTGTAACTTTAATGGCTGTATCTATGTCCATATTGCCCTAAGAGTAGTCGTTTAGAGCAGCTATAAGCCCCTCTGCTGCAGTCTATGATGCGCCAAGCAATCTAGTACCAGGAGTCTCTTGAAATTCTAGAAATCTCTTTGACAGTTCCTTTACTTCTGCAGTAGGTACATATTTTTCATCACCGAAGACGTCTTTGGCTACAGTAGAAGCCCTTGTTTCTAAAGGGTATGCTTCATATGGAGTATTCCACTTATGTAACCATATTACATATTCAATCTCCTTCAACGCCAAAGACTTATCTATAGCGCTGTTGTAGTGCTCCCTGAACGGGGGTATAGCTAAGTCTTCAGTGTTGAGAGATATTTTACCACCTTTTATGTCAAACATACTATTTTATAATCTTAGAGAACATTTTGTACATTCTCTGCACTAGATACCCAATTAAATAAGCAGCATCTTCACTGTTCTCTGGGATATCGTAGTATGAACATATATGAGACTGAACATGTTTTGCTTCATGTATAGCTGTGTTTACAAATTGACTTACATCGGAAGAAGGTCCTATACAAACTATACTCATCTTATAATCAGAGTTGCTAAACGTAAATCCTGTATTCTCTTTTGTTAATACTTTAACTGATCTACGTATATCTCTATTTGAGCAACCTAGTTGTTTAAGGGCATCTTGTACTTCTATGAAGTCCTCTTTGTGTACACCGTAGTATACTAATACATTCCAGCCTCGGTTTCCTAATTGTATATACTGCGCGATCATACTTGAGTGTTTAGCTTGTTCTCAAGTCTAGCAAGGATCCCTTCTATACGATCCATGCGTCCAGAGATGTTGTCTATTGCCTCATCCCTTTCTTGCTCTTTGGCGTATATCGGGTTTAACTCTTTAAGTATCTTTTCACAAGCTGATATATTTGATTCATGCTACTCAACGTTAGCAAGTATACTTTTACTATTCTCTAACATTGATGTAACCTCCTGAATCATATTATCTTTAGATTCGCTAAGTACGTAATCTCCATAGGAATGAATAGATGATGTACTAGGTACACCAACAAACTCTTTCCTATCATCTCCTAACTTGACAGTTATATCTACTGCTGTCTGAAGGTTTGCTCCAAAGCTCACAGATGGGTTGTAGTTAGGATATAACGGGTGTGGCGCGCTTATGCGCTCTACATATCCCTATAATAATTTAGGTTCTTTGCTCTTATCTAATACATAAAGAGCTGTACCTTGTCTTAATCCTGAAAACATAATGTTAATAAATTAAGTACAGGTGGGGACAATAAAGTCCCCACATATACTATATTATACATATCTACCCATCCTGTTTCTACGCATTCCCATCTTACGACGGCGATACATGGTTTTTGTGTCCATGTCGTCATCATCAAAGTTGCGCATAGAATAACGATGTGCTTTAAAACCGAGATCTGTACCCTCGTCTGTATCATGCTCCTCTTCATCTTTAGATGTATCAAAGCAATCGTACAGAGTATCTTCAAGTTCGCACAGAACCATTTTCTTATGATGTCCAAGTTCGTGAAGCTCGTCTATAAGGTCAAACGCCTTCTCTCTAGAGGCTTCTCGCATTTCATAAATTACCATAATTCAATAAAGTTTAATGTTAATATTATGCACTCATTGCAGATGTCATCTGTAGAATGCTGTTGAATCTATCATTAAAGACTGTAATAATACCAGTGCCGGTTATATCAGCAGCTGTTACAGGCGTTCCATTAAAGAAAGTAAGCGGTCTAGAATTACCATTCAGGGTAATGTTTACTGGCAATGTACCTGTAGTACCCTCAGGAATAGCATTTTCTATACGAATTGTAAAGTAACCAACCGGTTGTATACGACGGAAACCTAAAGCAAAGTCTACTGCCGTATCTGTTACGGTTACATTAGTTGTACTTAAATAAGGAACCCCGTTTACATTTGTAGTTACGTTAAAGCGTTCCATAGTTACTTACAATTAGAATGAAATGTTGTTGTTCCAATAACCGCCATAGTAACTACCCATATAAGGAGTAGTATTTACAGCTTGAACGTTAGGCCACTGAACAGGGATTGTATTAGGCTGTGAAGCCTTAATAGCTGCGAGCTCAGCGTTAACAGTATTGAATTTCTCGTTTATAAATGCAGTCTGAGCGGCATTGTTAGCATTAGAACGTAACAGAGCATTGTCAGCAGTGAGGCTATTGATCTTATCCTGCAGCTCTCTCTTCTCGAGGTCACAGAACTTATCGTTGATCATTACACTCTGATTCTGGATAGCATCTACTATGTCGCGAGTATTGCGCTCAGCTTGTGTGCTCAGCGAGTTCGTCTGCTGACATACAGCAAGCTGATCTGCTGCCTGGTTTGCGGCCATTTGTGACTGCAGTGTGTTCGTCTGGTTAGCAATAGCCAAACGGTTCTCACAGCAGCACTGGCAGATCTGACTTGCGATCGATGCGTTACCACTCTGTATGGCGTTCTAAATCTGTAAACCACTCATACCCACCTGAGTACCTACGGAAGTGATAGCATTGTTAAGCGTGAATATACCATTCTGTACCGTGTTTACTTCTGTATTCAACAGATTAGCCAGGTTCTGAATGGCAGTACCATTACCTTGAATAGCGTTCATAAGCAACTCACGACCGCTATCGTTTGCAATCTGGTTAGAAAGGAACCCGTTAGAGCCATTGTTGCCCCAAGCGCCATTACCTCCCCATCCCCAAATCAGCCAAAGGAACAGAATCCATATCCAGTTATTGCCACCAAATCCACCATTGTTGTTTAAAGCCAAAAGCAGGTTTGGATCAATGTTATTACCTCCCATCTCAGGGAACATCATGATTTTAGAACTTTCCATAATTTAAAAAATGTTAATGTTAATAAATAAAGTTAGTTGTTAATAATCCAGTTATACAGTTGGTCTGTTTAGCGCGTGGTGAGGGAATCGAACCATCTACTACGGTGCTCTCGAAACACTTTATGTGCCTGTCTCCCGCTTTACCATTAAGCTAACCACGCCATCCCTGTGTTATACAGTTAGGGCTCTGTTATTTTATTTAAATTGCGTATGATAATCAAATCATGTATTCTACGGTTGCTCTAGCCATTTCTACACTAAATCGTTTCCTGTATATTCAGAAAACCGTTTCAAAAGTACAGTACCGTTTGACACTCTTGATGAAATCTACGGGTGGTTTAACCATGTATTATACTAAGAATCCTATACCCATATTGTATATATATTATTCGAAGCTAAACACCATGATGACCAACCTGATACTAATGACAAATCTAAATTTGTGCAATACATAAATATATCGCAAGGTGTTGTAGTTTCACCAACTGCCAGACCACCATGTGGAAATCCATAAACAGATGGAGCACATACTATTTTTTTTAACTTTGGGCAATTACCTCTTGGTAATGGTGCTTCCGTTCCAGTATAATTATTTGATGTAGATGTATCAACTATTTCAAGATTTGGGTACGACCAATCGGAATTTGCTATATCTATACGGGTGGCCAGTTTTGGACAATATATTTCTACTAAATTATTCATTGTTTTAAATATAGGAATATAAAATCCACCCATCGTGCCATTCATCACATTAAGATCAACAATTTCCGGAAAATGCAATATTTGCTATAATGTTGAATACTATACAGCGTTTGTTGCATTAGACAAATTCTATCCAAAATAACTTGGATTTCCAAGATACCCGTATATACCAGCACCACTCTACCAATCGTCGATCAACATAGACCACTGTGCTTCAGTAATACCACTACCGTCTCCTGCTGGGCAGTTTGCAAAAAACCTTGCTGCATTAGGATCTACAAAAGATTTATAATAATTATCTGCAGTTATATATAAAGGACCTTTATTGTTTGTACTATTAAACTATTGTTCAAGATAATTTTTATATTCCCTATATGTTCCAGAAACATGCAAATTTCCAATTAGATTACTATTCTGATCTAGATTGCCACTGATTGCAAATTCGTACAACTTTGTTATAACGGAATTACTTACATACTAAGTAGAACCGTCGTCTTGTTCTATTCTTAAATGTGTCATATTGATGTTATTATTCTGTCAAATACTGCAAATGATTTATTATTTGGTATATTTATAAGATCTAGTGAATCAAGATTATTATAACTATCGACACGCACTCCGCTAGGCTATAATACAGTAGGATTAATCAAATGTATTTCAGTAGGACTACCGACCTCATATTTTGTCAATTTAGCGTTTTGTGGTACAAGTACACTGGTATTAGTACCGCTGGTATCCACTTCTAAAATATCTGAACACATTGTAAGATCTATTGTCCCACTTAAACCTGTACATCCTTGAGCATAAAGCTTCTTCAACTTAGTCATATTAGAGAAGTTGAATTGATTCTTATCAGTACCAGCAATAGATTCTGCTGTATTTTGCAATGATGTACATCCGTCTAAGATAATACCTTCGCAGTTAATAAGATACTTAAACAAATAATCATTATTGTATGTGACAAGGTTTGGTAGCTCTGCACCAGATACACTAAAATCTATCTCATGCGTCAATACCATAAGATCTATCTTATACAAACTATTCTTACCAATTGCAGATCCAAATTGAGCAATCCAAGCATTGTTGATTGGATTATACATTGTAGTCTTAGCAGAAGATACTATAATATCGAAATCTTCTTGTATAACTATTGTATTAGTCACAGTAACTTGATTTCCAGATGTGAATGTTACCGTAGCTTGTAACGTGTACAATTTCATAGTACTAGGCATAGCAGCGTCTGCTGTAATCTTTATACCATCTACTGAAGTACTTTTTGCAATACTGATATAAGGATCTGTAAAGTTTTCAAGAGCTGTTGTACTTCCTCCTGTAGTATAACTTACAGAAACATTATCCTATAGTCGAGTAAGTGTATATTGTACATTTCTAATTACAGCACTGTATTCCTAATTAGAATCAACAAAGAAACTAGCAGAAGCTCCACTTTGAGGGAACTCAATGTACCCTGGAACAGTCTTGAGCTAAATATTACTTTCAACCCTATTATTGATAAACAAATCGGATGGGTAAGAAGCTGCTATTACATGAATAGTTGTACTATAAGGAACTCCAGATACAGATGTAAATATCTTTGCATCATAATCATGTCCAACAGAAGATTGTACAGATGTTATATATGCTATACCATCAATACTATCTGAAGCTTGCAATATACTTAATCCATTATATCTACCAGTACCATCGTTACTATTAACAGGACCAACAGACCATTGATAATCAGTAGCGTTATCTTCTGCAAGGGAGAATTGGGTAGCGTTAAGAGAAGCAGTATTTCCTTCAACAAGTGTTACGTTACCAAATTCATCAACTGTTACATCACCACCAATATTAATCTAGACATAGTTACGTTTGTGGTCAACTACTAGACCGGAAGAATTCTTAGTAAACACAGTATCGCCAAACCAACTCTTAATCATATTAAGTTGAGCAGCAGTAAGATCATCGCCGGTATTTTTAAGTACTAAATAACCTTTAAGACTAGTTTGATTACCTAATTGAGCGATATAACTAAGTTCCTAATATGTGAGAAGATTATTGTCACCGACTGTAGTATCAGACCAGTTAATCTTATCCATTATTAAGTTATATTGACTAAGATCAACATTTGCTGTCACAAGAGCGTTCAACCAGTTCTTTACAAATAATATAGACGACAATGTTGAACCTGTAGTACCAAGCAACGACACATTATGAACTGTAGTAGGAATGCCGACTACCTCCTTAATCAACGCTGTATTATTTAGCAATTCTGGTTCGTTTTGAGCAATTTCTGCAATAGCATCGTAGTAAGCATCTGTACCATATACATAACCGCGTTGTTCAAGTATATCTGCAATGTTGTTTGCACTGGCGGTGGTATGATAGAATTTCATATCTTGCCACGTAGAGTTGTTCATCCAAATAGTATATACTGTATCTGGTAATTCAATGTGTGTAAAATCATTACCTGATTGGGAACTATAGAAATCAATAAGACCAGATCCCATAGCGTATACTTCATGAAGTTCAGAAATGTCATTATTGTATACAAGACCGTTCAAACTTGTCTGATTAATTTGTCCTCTAATATTCAGAGTTTGTAAATTCTAGAATACTCTTGGCTATCCTTGAATTTGACAGCCGAGTGAAGCAAGTACAGCAGTATAATCGGCATCTACCTGTTGGTCATTGTTTTCAGTTATTTCTACACCAACATTAAGTTTTTTGAGTGGTGATCCAAGAACTTCAGAATATACACCATCAAGTGTTACACCATCCAAACCATGAGCAATTTGACTAAGATCGATCTCTTCCATAAAGTTAGCTCCATAGAACAATATCGGGTTCTTTGTAGCAGATCCGATCGACATACTAAACTCAAACGGATGAGTCTTATCTACTCTTTCTGTAGCCTGTAAGATTCCGTCTTTTGTGACAGACATATAAGTACTCTTGTTAGGAGTAATTACAACATCTTGATCTGCCCCAGCAGACACGTTAGCACGAATGTAAATATAGTGATTCTTATAATCTCCACAGAACCATTTAGCATCATAGTAATCCATAGAGTTACTCAACCACCAGTGACGATGCGTCATACGAGAACCTTGTAACCAACTAAGCCATGTTGGATCACCTTGACCAGATTCAATATATTTGAAATAGCCACTCTGATTGTACATAAGTTCACACCACTTAGCTGCGTAATTATCATCCATCATGGATGTAATATTGTCATATGTAAGACCAGCGTTAAATAATGCATCAGCAACTTCGGGAACAATTACATTCATCCATTCATCCCATGCCTCAAGAGCATCAAACAACCAGTTTGATGTAACAATAACACCGTTATTATCAGCATTACGTCCAGAAATAGCATAAGTACCTTGTGAACCAGGAAGCTTTGTATTACGATCAATTGGAGGATCAAACGCAATACCACCGTCGTTCTTATTACCAAGAGCAATATCCATATCCCACGGTTCGTAGTGCCAATGTACTCCATCATAGGTTTTTAATTGAGCATTACGTTCCAATGAGTCTACAAGACCAAAACGCATTACAAAGATGTAATAAGCAGCCATCTTATACAAATCAAGATGCTATGCAGCTTCTGCTTCAAACTTAGACTGGTTATGATATGTACTTACTACCCAAGCGTGAAAATCAACAAACGGTTGAATCTTGCGAACATATTTAGAATTAGGATTGAATTTATCAATACCACTCTTTGCATCATCTTCCGCAATATCGTCTTCATCAGGATAAATCATTTCAAACACCTGTTCCCAGTTATACATCCTAGTCACCTTATGTGTAGCTTGATCTTCAATTGACACAATGTCGGTAAAATTATCATGTGTCATATAGGATGTAAATGGAACATTAGATCCAACAACTTCAACGCGAAGTACATTTTTATTATCCCAAACAAGATTCGAACTTGTATCATCATCTTTATGGGTGTTTGTAAGACAGAACGGATCTGCTGGAACAGCGTAAATACTACGTTCGCCAAAACAGAAGTCAGACTTCTTGTCGTCCATCCAAACATACTGTCCTAAGAACGTACGTGTTTGTGAACCTTGTTCATCATAGTAGAACACTGCACATGGGAATGAGTCTGGAGAGACACGAATGTCGTATGGGAACTATTGGTTTGTTACATCATTCCACAACATGCTTGTTTTCCCAGCAACATTACTATAACCTTCTGTCCAACCATCTTCACCAATGTTTGAATTGTTATGATGCACTACCTGGCTAGTAGAGAATAATTGAGGTTCTGTCCTAAGCTTATATTCTCCATTTATTCTGGCGTTAAACCATGTTTGTTGGATAAGTCTTTCAAATCCTCCATTATGTACACCAGAAGAGTCTGCATAATTTGCTTGCAATACAAATTTATTAGCTGGTATAGAAGGCTTCCCACTATCTGTAACAGATTTCATCACATATCTGTTCTTATTAAGAAGCATATCCGCCTGCTACGTACTTTCATATACAGGAATTGTACCACTCTTGGATTTGTTAAGCCAGAACTTCATTGATGTGATAGGATAGTTCAAGGTTGATTGACCGTGCTTCCTAATCTATACATCATTAATTTTAAAGTTCTTACTTGAATCAGAAGGACAGAAGCGTTCGATAGTCACATCGGTTGTAGAAGAATCTTTATCAGATTGACCACTAAGTATGTTAGAAAGATCACCAGATATAAGAATAGTATCAATCTTATTCTTACAAAGATCAAAACTTATATTACCGCCGCTGTCAAGAATATTATTACGATCTGCTATCTAAGCTTTATTCTCACTATCATATAGATAGTTATTATATGCTTGAGTATATGTAATAGCGTAATTATATACACGAATATTGTACACTCGTACTCCAGAAGCAGAATTACCTATTACTATAGATCCTTGAGTTAAAAACGATTTACCAGACGCCGATGCAGCTCTTTCAAGAATGCCGTTATTTACAATATATGCAAGACCTGATTCAACCGTTCTAAGATTTGATTCTTCAGGTACAGCGTTTATTATGAACGCAAGTTTAATCCTTTCATTAGACTTATAGTTAGTATGGACTACTTCATTATTACTATTATCATACAGAGTAGCTTTATCCGGTGTAATTTCTACACGGGCCCCATATTGGTTACCTATAGTAATAATTTTATCAGTTGTTTCAGATACCTTTTCTGATTCAAATTCAATTTCAATAGTCTTACCTGTAGCAAAATCAAAGTTCTAGAATGGATGAGCATTTATTGTTGCACTAGACCCAACTCCAACTGTTCTAAAACTGTTATTATACCAACCGGAATTTGAGTTCCATTGGATGTTTGTAAATGTAGTAGTTACGTTACCAGATTCATCTACCCACTGATCTTTAGTAGCACTATCATTGGTTTTACCATAAGCGGTCATTTTAGTTTCATAGAAACCAGTTTCGTTTACGGTAACTTTAGTATTACGTATTATATATATTGGAAACGAATCGATTAGAGTATTACCAAAATATGCTCCAATAAATGTTTCGTGGCCTTCTTCTGTATATATAGTAGGTATAAAAGATAACGTAGTTGCCTTTTCCTGACTATTAGCTGTAATATTAGCCAGTGTTATTGGATTGTTATCATCCAGTCCGTCTAGCAGTTTCCATGTTACAGGAATAGATGTGTTAGTCTATAAGCTGTCAGTATAATAGCCCCACTGCAATGCCTACGCTTCGTATTGAGTAGCACCGAGCATAATATTGCTTAGTGGGAAATCACCACTGTCGAAAGAAGTTGCAATATTTATAAATTTGTTTGTACTACCAACTACACTTGAAGCAATTGTAAATGTATAATACAACAAGTTACTATTAACTGTTGTATTACCATCATTATATTTAGCTTCAGCCCAAATCTACAAGGTATGTGTACCTTCAGACAACTGAGCTTGAGCCATTTGTATTTCGTTTATTCTAGTAGGACCATCTTGAACTACATCTCTGGTATATTCTTTACCAGTACCACCGTTATCTATTCTGAAGTGAATCTTAGCTGTTCCTGATGTATTGTTACGTTCGAATATGTATGGTATTTGAATAGGTGTAGATGAGAATTGCTTCTCATAAAATTTGAATGTACTGGTAAGATTAATCTAAAGTAATACGATAGTAAACGTTTTAGTGTTACGAGCACCGGTTGTAATACCTTTACATTCAATAGTTACAACGTTTTCTCCAGGTTTTAAGTAATCGTATATACTAAAATCGGGGTTAGCGTCAGATTTATTATACCATCTTGTAAATGTAGTAGATGAACCGGTGGATGTATTAGATATAGTATATGTAGCAGATAAGCTATCCGAAGAATCTCCTTCGTCATTATATATATTCCAAGAGAACGCAATTCTGCTCCCAGTACTAGTCGAATCTCCGTATCTAATAAATTTATTATTAAAGCCATCGCTATTGATAGCCGTTAATTCTAATTTATAGTCGCTGGGACGTACAAAATTAAACAACTCAAGATCTTGATTATCTGAAGGATTCTCTTTCCATATAGCATACGCATCTTCACTAGAGAACATCCTATATCTATTGTTCGCCGTATCTTCGAACATATAAAATGGATCTTTTAGTTTACGTTGTAAAAGATCCCTAATGGACCCTCCAGATACCTAAAGACCACCAGTTACTGCAGCACCAGTTAATGTATTTTTTCCTGATACCCAGTCTACAAATTCGTTAATTTTACCATTATATAAATCCATATGTTATCTGTTTAATCGGTCCAACATTGTTCGTCCACCCAAGGATATTCATCTATCCAATATCCGTTAGAATAGCAAGAAATTATCTATCTTATCTTAGTCCAAACTAATCTATGTCCATTATATATTGCAGCAATTGCTCTTGATCCTCTATAAACATCCGATATACTCCTATTGTTTATATATATCATAAGTTATTGCGTTTATAATTTTAAGAATTAGAACTATAAGTTATACTAGTTATATATTCAGTAGCATCACTTAAATTATTACTAGGAAGACCGTCAACTATTCCGCGTGTAATCATTCTATCCATCCAAATTGCTCCGTCTGGTCTAAACTATACGGCAATAGCCTTTTGAACACCGTGATCGTTATCTTGTAAATTACTATTACTTTGGAAATGGAGGTTATAATAATAAATACCGTTATCTTGTCCAGAAGCTCCTGCGCCAACTAATGTATTTGGATATAGTGTAATTTCAGTAGGATCTATGGTTGGGTCTTCTGATACATACATTATTTTTATACTAGTGATACTTTCTAATAAACCCTATGGGTCATTAGGAGCATATGAAGAATCAAATACAATATATCTACGCTTATCGTCAATTTGATCATTTAATAAGTAACTAATATCAAACGGTCCTTCGTGATTAGTTTTAGCCCATGCTACATATGAAATGATATCTTTCCATGTGCATGTGGGATCATTAGAATCTATAAAATCATAAAAGTCATCACTTTGATTCTTCTCGTATTTGTAACGGGTAGTTGAATCTGACCCATCATATTTATCAGATGCTATCTTATTACGAGTAGAAAGCTTTATTGACCCCATCTTTTTAAACCTGTATTCTCCAGTGTAAAGGGATGTTTTTTCTGAATTAAACGTGCCAAATTCAAGACCGTCTCCGCCACCATGTTCAAACTTGATTTTGTTTTCATGGTTATCAGAATCTTTACCTTTTGGTTGAAGAGCTATGCCGCCATGATCCTCACAACGAAGATCGATTGCCTGTGCACGAACTTTAAGATAACCTCTTGTATTTGCAGCCTTGTTTACTGTAATGTTCATTACATCAGAGTCTTCTTGCTTATCTTTTGATGTAAGAACAATATCTCCAGCATTCAATTGAAGTTTTGCAGCGACCTCGTCTGTCTTTGTAGGATCAGAAGCCTTTGGAACTTCTGTCATAATTTTTACAGATACTTCATCGTTCTTGCTGGTTCCACGTTTATGCCCCCAGAATTCAATATCGTCTCCTGGTTTAAGTGCTATATTACCACCTTTTCTATTTGCAAGCCCTGGTGTATTTTTACCTTCTCCAGTACCTGCAGCAGGACGCGGTTCAATGTTGATATTATTATCTCCAGAAATACCTACATTCGTTCCTTTATCACCCTTAGACGTGAGTTCGCCGACCAATACATTTCCAACTTTAACAAAAGTCTTATTTGAATCTAACTGGTCTACTTCTGTAGAGACAACGCCTCCGCTTCCAGCACCACCAGAACCGAGCTCGTTTACATCAGCGGCGAGGGAGTTCCATTCTTCTGCGCTAAGTGCGCTACCTGTTTGTTTATTTGTTGCGTGATTTAAATTCATAATTATGATAATATTACAGGGAATTCATCTCCGAATGCCCAAGTTTCACTTTGTTCTGATTCTTCATATATAAAATAAATAGTATTGGCGCTGTACGACGACAAGTTGTCATACTATTCTTGTTCTAAGAATAGGTGTATATAACCACCATTTCCGCTATTATTTCCGCTTCCGCCACCGTTTCCACCGGATGGTTGTGTATCATCTGGTATATCTATTGGAGGCAGTTCTGCAGATTCCCAATCAGCTTCATTTGTAGGTTCGTATACGTCTGTTTTTAGTACACATTTATTTTTTATAAGTTTTTTAAGATTACTTACTGTTGTTTGCAATTGTGTATATGTAACAAACGTATCGTCAGTAGGTAACATTTGATAAGTTTGTTCTACAATCTGTTTATATAAATCAAACTCATCTGATGTTACATACGATCCCTTCGGTTGATATGTTTTTGCAGCAGTTGTCTTTTTTAAATACGGCTACAAATTTACTTCCGGAGCTGTATCTCCTATTAATATCCATTCAGAGCCGTTCCAACGATGCTGTGTATAAGTATAACTATTGTCCTGATTTTGTGTTTGCAGAATGTATAATTTATTCTAACTAGGATTGACAGGAAGTTGGTCTACTATTACAAAGACGTTTGTATCTATTGTAGAAGATATAACATTATCAGTTATAGATATTCCATCACCGGCAGTAAGTACATCTTGCTTTAATGACAATGCTGCATCAAATGTATCGTTTACCACATACGATTCCAAATGCAAGTTATTTACCTTACTTGTTACATATGTTTTAGTTGCATATGAACTCAAAGTTGTATTGTCTACTTTATCATTTAAAGCTGATGTTATTACTTTATTCTATACAGGATTCTCTGATGCTGTACTTAGCACACGGTCCACTATAATATTTGTATAGCCTGTACCAGAATCTATCGGAGTCGTTTCACCTTCTACGTCGGATTCAACGTTTCCATTCTTTGGTGTATATACAGATGTTTTCTTTACATATCTACTATCACACCAACTCTTTGTAACAAATTCGTCATTTTCAGGTTTTAGTTGTAGATATTCATCTATCCACTATTTCGTATAATAGTTGTTGAACGTTGGTACAATATATGTATCGCAATAGTCCTTAACGTCTCCTATTTTTATATAAGAACCCTTTGGTTGGTAATAATCATCGGCATCATCCTTTGTAAGATAACCGGTTATCGTTACTTCTGGTATAATCTAATCTGTAGAATTCCACTGTCCGTTCTTATATACGTATTGTATATATCTGTATGTACCATCACCATTACTTACCTATACAAGATATATTTTGTTTTCGCTAGGATTTTCTGGAGGAAATTCGTCTTGTGTTAATATAACATATACTTCGGTATCCAAAGTAGAACTGATAGTATTGTTCCTTATTTCAATACCTCTTCCAGCTTTTAATTTATCCTGTTTACCTACTATATCCTCAGGACGCAATACTTCATTTTTATCAGCCTTATATCCAAGAGCAGTATATATAGCTTTATTCTCAACTGGATTTGTAGACGTAGAATCCAGTTGATCATCCATGTCTAAAGTCCAGTTGATAGTATTGTTGTTAATAGAAATATATTTACCTCGTTTTACAGGAGGTTGTATATTTACAGAGTAACTATTACCATCAGAATCGGTAAGTGTTATAGAATTATTACTAAGTTCGATAGTAAATACATTGGATCCATATCCATCCCCAAACACCAGCGTGCCTTCTTCCAGATTAGACTTGCTTACATTGCATAAGTACTCTTTATCGTGAGTCCATATGCAGGTATGTGATTCATCTTGAATAAATACAATTGCGTCTTTTGAAATCTAATTATCGTTCAAATCTCTAATGAACGAGTTGTAGTGTTTGTAATTTAAAAATCTACTGTTAATCATTTAGAGCACAATTTTTGATGTTTATATAATACGGCTTAAGGGGATCCTTTTGGACCCCCTTCCCGTTTGTAACCATTGCCATCTCATGCACGCCGGCTACTCAGGCTTTTTAAAGCTTATTATTATGCCTGCTCAGGGATGTTTTCTTCCCCGCCGCTAGCCTCATTGACGTCCTCAGGGTTTGTAGGCTCGCCTTCTGTTTCCGGAAGACCCTGTTCGTCTGTAGCCGCGCTCTCTGTCGTTGTATCAATAAACTCTACAAACTCTACGTCTTCGATCTTATTGATAACAAGCTGTGCAATCTGTTCGCCTTCTTTATATACAGCAGGAACTACGTCAGTAGTAACAACGAAGCGAACAACAATCTCGTCTTCGATACTTCCGCTAATGACGCAGGGGGCATCGCACATGCGCATAGTCTTTGCACTTAAACCATTTGCAGGACGAATAACTCCCTCATAACCCTCCGGCATCTCTACAGCCAGACCCGTATGATAGACAATTATGATCTGCCCACGCTCGTTCACTTCTGTCTGTATTGAGGCAGCAGTGAGATTGTATCCTGCACCACTGTTTGTGGCACGTACAGGCTGAATAGCCTTATCTGAAAGTTTCTTAAATTTAATAGTCATCTGCTTATATATTTATAATAGTATTGGTGGCCCCAGCCGGTTCACTCCAGCTTCTCGAGGGTTAGAGCCTCGTGTGTTAGCGTCATACACTATGGAGCAGTGGTTGGCAGGGGAATCGAACCCCTCAGCATCGGGCAAAACCGTGGCGCACTGCGCGCTTCAGCTGTTCCAAAACCACCAAGATCAATTTACACTGTCTTAAACTATTCGAAATTATGAAGAGCTCTCTACCTCGGGAACGATCCGAGCGTTTGATGGTGCCAACAGTAGAGATCCAATTAACATTTTAACTTTTATTATATGGAACACGTGGGTTCAGGTGGCCACCTGAATCTCAGCCTCCCACGTATAGGCTGTTATCACTTATTCTTGCGGAAAGTAATCCAACGCCAGAAGCGCTTGTACCAAGGCAACTTCTTGTTCTGGTGCTTCTTGATCAGCTTGATCATGTCCTCTGCAAGCTTGTCATCCTCGATGAATGTAGTATGCTTCTCAGCATCTGCAATACATGCGTCAACAACATTGGCAGCAGTCATAAAGCCAGTCTTCTCAATAGTGTCAGCCTCATTTTGTGTAATAGGCTTACCAGCACGAACTTTAGCCTCAGCAAACTCATATGCTACATCCAGAGGAGTCTCTGCAGTAGTCATATCTACAATGAACTCGGGCTTAGTCACTTTCTTATTCTTATTTGTCTTCATGATTATCCTTTCTTTGTTACCTTCTTCAACACTTTCTTAATCTTCTTAGCGACGCTCTCCTTCTTAGGAGCCTCAGCTATAGGAGCTTCATTTGCAGGCCTAAGATCTGCACATCCACAATCACCACAATCACACTGCTTGCAACACTTCTCACAATCGCATTCAGCTTTCTTTGCTGCCCACTCTTCCTTCTCCTTCTGACGCATAGCATGCTCGTTCTTAATATTAGCTGCCCACTGCTTAGTACGGATAGTATCGATAGTATACTTGTTATACGCGTTACTATAGAATACCAAAACGATGTCGCCCTTGCGAGCATCTAGCTCTTCTCTCACCTCTCCGCAATTGTATACGATATGCATGGGCTCTTCCATGTAGTATACCGAACGGATAGAATATCGATCCTCGCCTTCGAGCTTACCAACAAAGTCGTTTTCAGGATCAACAACAATGTTCTCAGAACTTTGTGTTAAATATAAAGTCTTCATTTAGAACTGTATTTATATGTTTTATTTTCTTTGTATCTGCGCTTTAACTTAAACTTGAACAACTGATTAAATAATATATCTCTATAATCATCGTCAGACTTCATAACTTCTACAGTTTGTTGAAATACATGTTTGCATACAACACTGGCGAGCTCTCTGTCTATGTTTAAGTTCTTAGCTACTTGTTTAATTACTTGGTCTAGGTCTATCATCGCTCGACGCCGAGTATATCGAACATACGGAGCAATCGACTATCCTTGAGTAAATCAAAGCGGAGGCCTGCTGTTTCTCTAAAGATAACAACATTTCCAACGTTGATTTCTGACGGTGTACCAAGCATCTTATTATCTTCAGCAAGATAGTACAAAGGACGCTTCAATACAATTCCTCTACGATAATCAGAATCCACTTCTCTAACCTCGGTCATAACTTCCTTAAAGTCTTGTGCCTCAATTCCGTTCTCATCCTTTCGGATTGTTGTATCGACCGGTGTACTAAATTCTTTCTTTACCTTGACCGGATCCAGCGGCTTTACCAGGAAGAAGTCTAAGAACTCATATTTGATGTTCTCAGCTACACTCTCAGCAAGCGGCGACTGGTCAATAATTTCTTCTTTTTCTCCCATTATTTTCTAAGAGTTTTAAGATGATTCAAAACAGCAACGATGTTCGTAAGAACTGTGGTCTTCTCTACCTTCACACATTGCGGCTCGCCTGCCATATTAGCATCAATGTTATCAAGATCTTTCTGATATCTGTTTATAAGATTATCGATCTCATCAAACACATTAACGAAACCAGCTTTTGTAGTGGGCTCAACTTCCTCAAGATATCCCTCTTCGATCAGATCTTTTGCATAATCTACAGAGATATTGAAGGTTGAACTAAACGTAGAGTTAAGCTCATTCTTTTCGCCAGCCTTATGGAACTCTTCATTGCGTTCTGCAACATAAAATTTACCATCTTCGGAGAGGGTGAACGTATCGCCAACCTCCATCACAAAGAATGAATTGATTACTCGTAACGTTTTACTCATGTTAAAAATTTATTAAAAACACTGGTGTAACGCAAATTGATGATATTTTGGTTGCAAATATTGCAACTTTTTTTAAATTTTCTACGTTATATGGGTGTTCCCTGGGGGAAGAAGGGGGATTTAGGGGGTTAATAGGGGCTCTATTAAACTAAAATATATATACTGGCCCTTTCTTTTCTTTGCTACTTTCTTTTCTTTCCCCAGTAAAACTAAACTAAATCGTAATGAAAAAGAAGAAGAAACCTGTAATTGATAAGTATACACAGCCAATATTTCCTCCGTTTGACTTGTATGTATGTAAGAACTTCACAGAAGAAGATCTTAAAAATACCTTCGTGTGGAGTGATGGTCAAGAGATAACAGAAGAGGAACTTAAATGTTGTAAAGGCGAAACGTTGTCTGTATTGTATAAAAAAGACGATCCTGAAAAGAATCTATGTATAATAATTCTCTTGTATGTTGAAGAGTTTGAAAAAGGTACAGACTATGCGTGCGTATGTGCTCATGAAGCTTCACATGCTACATTCCGTATACTGGAATACTGTGGAATAAAGCTTACTGATGATACTACAGAAGTATTCGCTTTTATGGAAGGCTGGATAACAGAGTGTTGTGTTAAAACGTATAAAAAGAAGGATGACACAGATAGAGCTTAATTATATACTATACTACGCTGATTTTCTAAGTTTAAAGCATACCAATCACCCGGTAACTGACAATTGTAAGTACTTTTTCATTCACGAACACCCGATAAATAGCGCTTACATCTTAGACTTAGAGCCAGAGTATGATCCTGATAATTAGTATATTGCATGGGCAGCAGCAGAATATCAGACAATATAGGATAAGTTTGACGGATCTGCAGCAATGAGTTTTATAGACGATATATGCAGTATACGAGCATGCGGTAGTGTTGATGCAGAATAGATGTTGAAGTGCATTCATCGGTATAGTACAAAATATGAACGTAAATAGGCGTTTAATGCCTACTATAACTGGAAAAAACAACAATTATATTCTCACATAACACTCAATGAAAATGGAGACCCCCAAGAAACACCCTGTACGCGGTATGTCAAGCACTTTGAAACAAGCCTTAAGCGACGAAAATTACTTGAAAGCCTTAGCTCTGTTCGAGAAAGCACAGAGGAATAGGCTTATTAATAAACTTTACCCTGAAGATTATGAGTAAATACGACATCGATCCTTGCGATTGGGACGATATTAACATTTCTGACGATAATAACAATGAAAGGCAGTAATATTTATGATATAGATGGCGAATTAATTCGTCGCGGGGACCAAGGAGCATTTACCCTTGAGGAAACCGAAGAATTAGTAGACAAGTTGGCTAAAAAAGTCGAAGAAAACCCCGATAATGAGGTATATAAGGTCTACTTAAATAATGCACAAAAGTGGCTTTTTAAGCTATACAACGAAATGAAGCCAGAAGATGTGATGAAACGCATGTCTTTCCTCAAAGATAGTATAAATGAGGCTAAAAATGCCGCAAATGAAGCTGAACAAGCCAAGTTAGAAGAGATAAATAAAGCTATAGAAGAGCTTAAAAATGAGTATGATAACCTCCCCGAAGTGCCCGAAATGGCAGCCCCCGAAGGAACCGGAGACGAACAGCTGGATAGACCGGTGGAATTAGCTATGGACGAGTATGTGGAACAAGTAGAAGAAGTAAAAGATGAACAAGATATTCAGAAATAAGAAAAACAAGAGGATTGTATACTTTAAAGAACTTTGTACGATAGAAGGATATGTGGAAGAAACTAAAAATGACAGTATTTTTACTATCGATATTTGTTCTGACGACGAGGATGCAATACTCTACGAAGACAGAGATACGCACAAGACGTTTACAATGCCTCTTTTAGCTTTCTTAAACACATACGAAGTCTATGATCCTGCAGACGACCTATTGTCTGTAGCAAAGAAATATACAGAAAACGCAACAGAAGACTATGGAACAGTACCAGGAACAGAATAATATAAGAGCATTGATCTACGGTACCCTAATATCGGCTGATAATGATGAGTATACTGAAGAACAGAAGCAAGAGAGTATGCGTAGATATGGTCTAGCAACAGCTGGAGAGAAAGACTGGGATAACCTAGACTGGGATTACATACTAGAGCCCTTCGAAAGCCCAAACAGCAAGAATAAACTAGCAGATTTATTCAAATGAGAGATATAAAACGAATATTTATACATTGTACAGCAGGAAGCTAGAAACAAACAAAAGATGACTTACTCAGAGAGTTCAAAGCTAAAGGATGGAGTAGTCCAGGCTACCATTATGCGGTGTTCCCGGATGGCAGAGTGGTTTCATTCCTTGCCGAAGAGAAGGTCTCTAACGGAGTCCAAGGGTATAATTCCACAGCTATCAACGTGGCCTACGTCGGAGGAATTGACGGTAAAGGTAAAGCTGTCGACAACCGTACAGAAGCCCAAAAAGAGTCCTTGTTAGACCTCTTAAAACGTCTAAAATGTAAATATCCTAATGCTCATATAATGGGCCATAGGGATATATGGGGTAAGAACCCTAGTAATTGGAAGAAACAATGCCCATGTTTTGATGCTGAAAAAGAGTATGCATCTATAACAGCAGAACCTGTACAATATAAAGATAATTGTGTAACAGATTACACTACTAAATATATAGATTCAATATTAGAATTACGCCCGTGGGCAGAGAAAAAGAGGGAAGTCTGAATAAGGCTTCCCTTTATTTTTACAGTCACCTTGTGACCTAAACATTGCTACGCAACGGGGACTGGAAAAATTTTAAAAAATTTTTTATTTTACGCATACGGAAATGCGAAGGAGCAATAAATCACACCCCTATATACGCGTTCGGCAGAGATACCCCCTGTGGGCTCTGCGTTCGTTTCGTTTAACTTTTAAAGATTTTCGAATTATGGTACAACTCAATTCATTAGCGGCAACGCGAGCAAGCAAAACCTTTGGTACAACTATCAATGGTGAAGTTAATCGTATTGTGCGTGCGGTGTGGCGTAACATGTTAGACAGCGAGGACGACTTAGTGTTAGTTGGTGAAAGAACCAATTACATGGGCAACTTTTTCCTTCCGTCGAAATATCCTTGCAACGAAGCTGGTATAAATGACTATGCTAACGTGATTAGGGCTAAATTGGCGGATGGTACGCTGAAAATGGTGGGGTACACCTTCACAGTGGCCGCGCTTACAAATAACACGCACAAAGGCTTCAAAAACCTTGCCACACAGCGCATTAGTCGTAACATTGACAGGGCGTTTAAAGAAGGCACATCCGAGTCCGCAGCGTTTCAGGCGGTGAAAGCAGACCTTGAACGGGCAGCCAACAAGGAGGCAAAGACGATTGAGTGGGTGGACGAGTAGTCCACTCACCCTTTTTTGAGTTAAACTATATTTCCTAAACGAATAGAACGCTTAATATATAGCATTTCACTAATCAATAGATATATGAAGATTTCTAAAAGTCATGGTACAGGTGTTGTAAGTTACGACATTATGTGAAATCAATCACAACGCGATATATGAGTACACTTGATGAACTCAATGCACTCTTGGACGAGATATTGCCCGAGTTTGCAGGTACAGAGGCAGACCAAATTGCCTTAGTGAGCAAAATTGCCAATGATGAAGAGCGCAAGCAACGAATCAATGGCTACGATCCAATCTCTCAAATTGCTGTAGCATGATGCATGTATTTATTATAACAGCACCATATGCTATGAAATATATTGCAGAGATTCTCAAACCTTTTAATAATACAAAAAGAAAAGGTATTGAGGTGCTTCACGATGATGTTTCTATCACAATCAAAATGAATTTACATTATGGTTGTGTACGAAATGTTATCAATAACTACAAACAATTCGTTAGAGCCAACCAGCGTGACTGGAAATGGCTCAACGAATGAGTTCTTTAAACCTATTTAAAATCAATTCAATAAACAATAAATAAGTTATGAAAGCATACGTTTATTCAAGAGATGTATCCACTCCTGATTATAAGTACAAAGAAGAAAGTATATATTCTCTTGTAGAACTAATTAAATTTCTTCCAGACAGTGATGTGATTGCATTCAGTGTTCAAGATTTAAAAAATCTTATTGGAATAAAACCTGAATCATCAAGAGATTTCTCATTGAAATGATAGCAAATGTCCACCGCTATTTAAAAAGTGTGGACAGCCCTTTAAACCTACACCCGACATGTCCAAAGTAGTCGGCACACATCAGAGATAAAGACGATATTCGTTTACATTTTTATGTATTACGGAGGTAGTTGCAGTGTGTGAATGGTGATGGAAGGCAGGCTTCTTGTCTTTAAGAATAAAGCAGCGATGCTATAAAGTGCACTCCTTTAGAAAGAGTGTGCGCAGGGTAAAACCTGTTCATAAGAAAGCTATATTACACAAGTGTATCTTGGGATAGTCGGGCAGACTTGAAGAGATATACGACGGGCCTTGCTAGCCTGTCTTGGGTGGTAACACTGACAATGTGTGGTATAAATCATCTCCCAAGGATTGCCAGTCCAAGAGAGTTGATAATCTATCAGTAATATCCTATTCGCTAACCAATGGTGAGGTCCAGCTGGTTACTTGACCCAGAAATGGTAGGATAAATAAAACTGTTAGAAGTGATTAGTCTTGGCAGACGAAAACAGGAAGGTGTTGCACCTGCAGTTGGCCAAAAGCCAGTATGGTGACAAGCATGACCACATCTTCCAGGCAGGCTCTAGTTATCTATTTTTCTACTGGGAGAATTTCCAGATCTAACTGTAAAGTATTTAACAAAAAGCAAAAGTGTTATGCACTCTCGTATGAAAATACGGTTGTTCTGCTGTAATACGCAGACTGTGTTAGTACCGCAAGGAAAGCATAGAGGTGAAATCAAACTTGTCTGGTGTCAGGATGGGATCCTGTTAAGCTACCAAAGCGCCACGAGTAAGAAATTAATCTACATAGTATGAGAGTAGTCTTTGCACGTTTCTAAGTGAAAATGTGTCCGTATGCTATCTACCTGTTAATAGCAGGTGTGTGATATTCTCAAAAGAGATTCAAAAGATAGTACAAAAGGTCAACACTCAGCCTTTTATTTAAAGAAATCAATTCGCTCAACATATGACACAACAGATGAAAAGATTCAATCTAAATCCCAACTACTCAGTCTTAATGGCCATATTGACTGGGATAACAGCAGTTTGGGTTGTCACGTTATTCTTATAGCATGACATACGACAAAAGAACAGTTCGTGTAGCCAACACGGATTATGTGCGTGAAGTGACTAGATGGCCAGGTCATACACATGTGAATAATATTTCAGTGGAATATCAATAGAATACTATCAGCTATAAAATAAAGAGATAGTCCCCCTTTGAAATCAATTCAACAACATATGTGTTTACTTACAAGACAGCTGCTCCCAAGAAGAGCAAAAAAACCAATTACTGTATATAAAGTAGTGTATAAAGTACACAATCACTATTTTACACCATTTAAACATGTTCAAATAAAACTAAAAGATCGCATAATAGCGGATGGACCCTTAAAAGGATGTCCAAGGCTTAATGCAAATAGTGAGTATAGTATAAATACAGTAGGTGAAGGATATATACATGCGTATAAAGACTTTAAAGATGCAAAAGAGTGGTGTAGATTCGTGAATCTATCCAAGACATACAAATTTAAAGTAATAGTATGTATCATAGAACCAGGCACATTATATTATGCAAACGATTCAGAAATATGTGCTAGATCTCTTACAACAAAAGGTGTTGCATATTAACACCTTAGATTGAAATCAATTCAAACAATAAACATATGGCAACAATTAAAGTAACTGGAAAATTGGCATTTGTCAAGGGTATCAAAGAGACTACACATATTAGTCTTAAAGAAGCCAAAGACATTTGCGATGAGATCGTTAAAGATGACGTCGCAGAATTTGATCCGAAGAAATTCGGGTGGAACGAACAAACTCTCAAGGACATTGCAAGTATAGCAAACATGCATGGTAATAATGTAATAATATTTTCGTATGAGTAAACTTATAGAGTACGCAGGTGCTGATGGACTAGATGTAGGAGAGTCTGTCAGAGTAATAAACGTTAAACTTCTTGGAGAAATATATATAGTGGAAATGCTACAAGGAGAGACAGAGGACGATGCTTTTTATAGATTTATGAATTCTTTAAGTATATTAGCATGCGTAGACGATTCAACCCACGAGCAATAGCTTCCTCAGACGGTAGCCACATCATGATTAGTCATGACCGTCAACCAGGAACGACTGGTAGAAGAACAAAGACTGTATTTGCTAAATGCGGTACAATTAAGTTTGCAGTAACACCAATGCAAGCAGCAATGCTGGCACCATATCAAAGAATAAAAAGGTTATAATCAAATTTTATCAAAAAATGAAAACATTATTGCTTATTGTCTCCAAAATCCAAAAAGGAGACAGCTATGTAAGGCTTACAAGTCTTAAGAAAGAGATTATCAAGTATGTGGGAACACGTATGCTTGATGATGATATGGATGGAGAGGATGCACCAGCTATTCTTCTCAATTACACGCTAAACAAAGAAGAAAAAGAGCATATTGCAAAACTGTGTACATCCGATGATCATATAGTATTTATTGAAGGAACAGAAGATTCTTTCAAGGAAGCGTGTGATCAGTACATAGACTGTATGCTGATGCTAAATGAGTAATTGTTCCATCAAAAAATGCTTAATTATTCTGTAACTATGTGGTTCGTGAGAATAGCATAGTTAAAAACTTTTAGACATTTAATGCAGCTTTGCCGTACATCGCGATGCGGGAGATCGGTGACAAGCCCGAATAATGCAGAGTCAAATGTCTTTTGATACATAATTCCAATGAAAAGGGTATGATCCTGAAAAGAGTATGATCCTCGAACTGAATTAAATCGTACACACTATTCTCTGAACAGGTAGGAGCGGTAACGGTGTATTGAGCCTTTGGAGGAATTGTGATCACTAAGTTGTGCGTAAGATAAACTAAAACGCTCAAGACGTTCTGAGAGTAACCGGTAATAGACTCTACAAAGCACATTGGTCGAAAGACGCTAGGCAATAGGTGTACAGTGAGGTGACTACCGTTCCAAGTCCTCACACAAACCCGGTGGGGGACAAACCCGATGAGGGACAAGCCACACAAAGCGTGCATGGAAAGAGACGTACAGCAGGGTGACCTCCTCCAAGTCCCTGCACAAAAAGCAACCAAAAATGACCGTAATCAGTCGGAAGAGAGAATGCGTAAAGCCTGTTATTACCAACATAATGGGTGTGATCACTGAGTTACAAAAGTTGGTTAAGTTACTCAGTAAAATCATACATTAGTCATTCTAGATGGTTAAGTATGTGTTCACGGGGGTAGAGCCGCAGTCTACTCCCCCTTCTTTGAAACCACACAATTCATATATCATATTGGTTTTATTTATTTATACATTCGCTTTTTATCTTCTCCTCACGTCTGTGAAGATATGAGGAGTTTTACATGACATTTCAAATCCATAATATATGTTAATTGTAATGTTATGCTTAGCTCAACCGATGGATTATTGTGCAGAGGCCCAAGATGTTTGTCTTTCTCTAGAAGAGATTAGACGAGCCATAATGGATAACGCAAAATATGCATATATATCCGAAAATAGTGTCACAGATCTTTGTCTCTGCTGCGAACTACAACTGAGCTTGAAAAAGCATGCACCAGCAGTAAATAACGTCAGGAGTGGTGCACCTGACACAAAATGCAAAATGGACTCTAAATCCGTGGAGCAAAGAGACAAAACTCCGTTTTAATATCAAATCAGGGGGAGGGACATTAGTTGCGTCGGCCCTCCCCCAATAGGAGATCCCCTGATGAGTCTCGGAAGATTGAGACGAAACATGTAAATGTCGGGATTAGAAGTACAATATTCCCCTGTGATAAAAATAGCAAGTCAAAACTATGGTTAGAGAGCTAGATACAAGGGGCGACAACCCTTCTGGTATGGATTGACAACTGCTATGCGTGTACAGCGGCAGGAATCGACTTCGAAAACCTCACAGCAGTATGGCACGTTCCCTCGGACGTGCCTTTTGTTTGAAAATCAATTTTATAACATATTTAATGATCAAAACATTTAAAAATGGCGAAAAAAATTCAGTTAATCACAGACGACTATACCAAAGCTCAGGAAGCTTTGCGTAATGGCAAAATCGAGCATGTGTATGTAGAGTACAAAGAAAAGAACAATTTTACCAAAAAGTTCATTGTTGTGCTTAACAAACATCGTGCTAATGCTGTAGCTCTTATTAAAGCAGCTAACATTGACATTAAGCGAGTATCTAACTATCGTCATTACGAAATGCTCGCTCTCTCTCACAAGCACTATCTTCCTACATTTGAATGTACGTGTCGTGGATGTGGAAAATCATTCAAACACGCAGATGCGAATGCTAAATGGTGCAATAAAGAATGTAAACAATCATGGCGTAAAGCAAAGAAAATGCTATAATGACAACAAGAGAACGTGATAATATCAGGTTACTAATCCTAATATTCATACTATCGGCTATACTGTCGTTAGTCATAAACCATTTCTTTATATTATGGCCGGAGCATTTGTAACATTTATCCTCATAGTGGTTATGTATATATTCTTCTATGAGGCATTCAGAAAAAAGCCAAGCAACGGTGGCAAGTCCGTTGCAAGTAAATAATTCAAAATCTATCAAAGATGATCAACAAATGGATCGCAAAAACAAAAGACGGTGTTCTTGAATTCAACAGCGTCAAAGTGTGCACAGAGAGTGAGTTTAACAAACTTACAGCAGGTGTCAATAGACAAAAACTCATATCCTGGTGTGATGACAATCACATATCATTTGAGGCTCAACGTGGTGAACAGTATATGTCAATCATTCGTGAAGTGGTTCAAGAGATCAATGAATCAGAGGCACGTAATATAGATATACTGCACGACAAGTTCCTTGCATTCGTTGATACTCTTCCAGAAGTAGACATTCCGAACAAGAACGACAATCCTGAGAATATGGATACTGTGGAGAAATGTCTACACTTTGCGAAAGAAGCTATTGCTGGAATCGATAAAGGTGACATCGACGGTGCAGTATTCATCTCGTCAATCGGCCCAATTGGACTTCCATGTGGACATATCTCGGCATCGATATTGAGAGAGTTGTTAACACTTTATATTGACAAGTATGAGCACAAAGAAAATTAACCAACTGCATCCACCACTTCCTAAAAAGAAGTGTGTGGATGACAAAGGTAACAAAAAGTGTACCGTATACGTTAAGGTAAAGAACGGCAAATCTACTGCTACAGTATCTCTTGCAGAATTTAACGCCACAAATGGAGGTATAGCTCTTACAGATGCTATTGGCAGAGTTGTTGACAATTTAGGCGGAAAGATATTGTGTGATTTCTTAGTTCGTTAGTAGTATGACTATAATATATTGTATAATCACAGGAATCTGCTGCTATGTCTTTGGAATATTGACAGCAGCACTTGTATTCAATGACAACGGATACGATAAGGGATTTAGAGACGGTTATAATTTGGCTAAATATGACACTTTCATCTTCTAACAATGACTTACAACCAGGATTTTGGATTGGTTTGGTAATACTAATCATTATCCTGGTTGTTAGATGGTATATTAAAACACAATAATTATGTGGAAACCAGGTCAATTAAAATGGTTTGGTGGTAGAAGATATAGAATAAAAAAGATAAAATATAGCAAACTGAATAGATCACAAATATGTTCAGAATGCTGTTGTTGTTCGTATCCAATTTCTCCACCATGTACTTGGTGTGACATTTGCAAAATACCAGCAAATTGTTATCCAAAGTTAGACCCAAGAACTCCAAAACTCAAGCGTAATTAGTTATGTTAAAACCAGGACAACTAATATGGTACGATAAAAAGAGATATCGAGTAACTAGAGCAGGTAAATACAAGCTGTGTTGTATGTTGTATTCACATATAAACAAAGGCGCTAAACCTTGTGGTAAACTATGTAACAGAATGCCGCTTCATTGCTACCCAAAACTCGATATGCCAAAACTCAAGCGCAGGTGAGTTATGTCCTCGCAAGTTTAAAACGTTTTAAATCAATTAAAAATGCCACAAAAAGTAAAACAAGGCGATTTCATCAGAAGGAAGTATGGGATATACGTATCTCAACAAATACTTCAAGTAGACGATGTAGCAGAAAACGGTGTCTGGGCTCATAGAGTCAAAGTAGACGCTGTAGGATCTCAATGGATTCCTATGCCACAAGTAATTGTGAGCAACGAAAGAGTCCTCAAACTCTCAATCTCTGCAGAAGATGCAGATTACTTAGCTAAATCACACAATAATAGGCTCGACCACACTGCCACAAAACAGTGGTTAGAAGCCGCAAATGGCAAGCTGTATGATGTTGTGTTATTGAGAAATGTAGCAAAACAGAAAGAAATTTTTGTGAGTAATGCCACATTTATCAAAACTTCAACATTTGCCGGCAAACCGCCGAAGAAAACGATTGGTGTGAGAATTGTCTTTGAAACATATCTTCGTATGCGAGTATGAAACAGTTAAAACCAGGGCAGTTATGTATAATAAACGGTACGTTGTATCGTGCAAAGAAACGTACTGACGGATGTTCTGGTTGTTCGTTAGACAATTTCTTTGTATGCCCATCAATTAAGTTAAAAAACAAATCGGGATTACTCGATTGCTACAGCATGGGAATTATACTCGTGAGAGTACTACCAAAGCGTTAGCGAACGCAGTGTTTGTTTGTTCATAAAACGAATGATTTTAGTTAGAAAGAATCTTTTTGAAAGCTCGAGTACGTCTGTTGTGAAACACACGTGCTCATTTAAATTATTGCATAGAAATCAGCTAAAGCGGAAACCTCAAGCCCGCAAGTTGTTGTAGTACCAAGAACGACCGTAAAGTCGGCAGAGAGAAATTAATTGTGTACACAACTATGACAGCGAATGATGAGAGGGTGCAATTGCATTTAGTGCTCAACTCGCAGAGTTAGGACGATAAACCAGTGGCGTACCAGAGATATTCGTCAGGTACTGACCTTCTCGCCAGGAAGGAGTAGCACAAACAAACGTGAACATATGTATACCTGTTCAATTAAGCAGAAACTTAGCACAAAAGTGCGAATCTGAAACGAAGCTTAAGCTCAGTGGGTCAAACTGAGCATTTGCCTGAAAGAATGGCTAGTTGCCATAGGAACTGGGAAGCCTATGTGCGAGAGCAAAAGAGAACCCAACCCCACAGTCACAAATTCTGGATTAGCCATAGGCATGCCGCAATTAGGTGTAGACTCGAAGTCACTGTGGGGAACAACGCTGTGAAGCGTACGTTTGTCATTTAATAAAATTAATAATGTAGTAAATTTCTTTTAATTTTCTCATTTAGTTTTGTTATTTTAAACGTTTGTGCGCTCTGTCGTGAGACAGGGTGCACTTTTCACAGCAAATAAATATTTGATGATGATAACATTAAATAATTTCTACCCGTTATCTAAACGGCGAAGTAAAAGGTTAAAACGTCTCTCTAAAAAGAAGAAATCAAAACTGAAAGAGAGAACATGGACTGCTGGGAGACTCATAACATTTGTATCGATTGATATTTTTGGAAAAGAACATAGGTTCTTAGTACAAATGAAAAAATGTTACGAGAATCTTAGAGAACATCGATGTGCACAATGTAGAATAATAAACCATTATAGATTGTGCATGGACATTCGTGGAGAAATGCGTAAAAAATGTATGAGAAAATCAGACTTATCGTGCTATCCACAAAAACTCAGAATATTGAAATAATTTCAGAGTTCACTAAAGAAATACGTCCGAGGAGGTTTGGAGGTTGCGTCGTAAGGAGCTTGTATACGACCCAATGTAGGACGTTTTTAAAATTGGCTTAGGGCTGTGCCGGAAGATTGCGGTGTTTATAACAACAATAAATGCGTATTGCCAGAAGTTGTTGGAAATCGTAACCAAAACTCACCGCATGAAAACAGCCCACCCCATTGGGTGATTACAATCGCTATAGAGATAGCGTAGGGAGGTTATACCTTACTTCAAAGAACGCAAAATTTCGGAATCGACAATGATCCAGTTTATCAGTCCCCGTATAATCACCCACTTGATCTCTTCGTCTATCGGTCAGGATGCAGCCAATTTGTCTGAGGGAGCAGTTCAACTCTGCTAGAGATCTCAAATCGAATGTGATTCAGGTTTTTTCCAAGTTCCTATTTAAAAACTGGAGCAAAACTTAAGTTTTATTTAAATCATTTATCAAAAATGAAGAAATTTATTCTGTTCTTTTGCGCCATGCTTATGCTAGCGCTAGGCTTTTCCAGTTGTAATGACGCCGGAAAGGTTATTTGGTCAGAGTCGGAAATTGAAGAAGTTTGTAAACAAACTGCCACTTCCGTATACTTTGATCTGGTTAATCCGACGTATAGCAACGTCGATGAGGTCGTAGACGACCTTGATGCGTATCAAGACCACATGTCAATTGACAGTGTGTTCTACTCTCTACCAATTAGTACCATCAAACGTGTAGCGGATGTGTGTATAAACAAATCAGGGCAAACTGATAAGAAACAGATAGTGCGAGAATACCTAAAAAATATATCAGTATATTCAAACATGTCTGAAAATCTACCGCCCAGTAAGAACGACAAGGCCACTGCAACCGGAGATGGAGGATCCGGCGTTACCAAGGATGATAGCACATCGGTGTTTGAAACAAGCTACAATTACTATACTGACACTGTGGGTGGGAAACCCATTAAGGTTCAGGTAAAGACAATCAAGAGCTATGTCAAACCCTAACGCAATAGAGTCTCGTGCGCTGATAATTCAGTGGCAGGGCAAAGCATTCGGCTTGGAAAACCAGAAGCGGCTCATTGCTGCAATGGTAGATGCCAATGTAATCTCCGTGAACAATCCTACAATAGTAGAGCTCAGTGGAGAGGATTTAGCAAAAGCTGCTTATCTCAAAGCTGTAATGGGTAACGATGTCGAAGTAAAACTTCCAGAAGACATCGATCCTATATTACACAGCATTGAGATTGTAGGAACTCGGTATAACGGTCTTAACAGTAACCAGTTTACAGTTAAGATATTTGGTGACATAATTGCAGAAGTGCACAAGCGATCTGTTGGGTTATCCCACGATCTTGAACTCATCACTGCAATGGATATTCTCGCTAATCACACTATTACACAGAAGTACTCAAATGTATTGAAGAAGTATGGTGTGACTAAGACAATGCTTGAGACTATTCGTAACGCATACAATGCATATCATGTCAACCAAGCGGAGTTCATCTAAGGTTAAAGTCCCACAGGGATATAAACCTAAGCATGTAAATGCTATTCCATACAAAAGAGAGAAATATACTGTAAACGATTACCGTCGTGAGCAGTAATAACTTAAGTTATCAACAATTTAAATTTATCAAAAATGGCAAAAGAAACAAAAGAAGGCAAGAAGACCCTCGGTCTCTTGGATGTGAATGAAGACAATTTCGAGCAGAGTCTGGACAATGCTGGAAAATTCGGTCAGGACGTGATCGATCTGGCAACAGAGAAGGCAGAGAAAGAAGAGAAGGAGCGCAAGGCCCGGGAGTTTAACTCCATTAAGGACAAGGCTGCATACCAGAAACTTCGTCTCGTAGCTGACTGCCAGTATTCCAAGAAATCAATGGAGATCCAGAAGGAGGCCATGAAGGCTGTAGACGCTCTGTTCGAGCGCGTAGCGAAGGGCGAAATGGACGCCGTAGACTTCGACGAGGCAAGAGAGAAGGCTATCGACGAGTCCATCAAGAAGGTCAACGATCTTGGAAAGAAGCGTCGTACCAATCTTGAGAAGCTCCGCAACGCTTATCCCGGCCACTGGTGTTTTGCCTGGGATAACCCGTTCCAGCGCTTGAATCGCGCAATCGAGGACAACAAACGTTAAATCCTGCAACAGGCGAGTGCCTTGTGCCAGTACCTGATAGACTCAAGATCTGTATAATAAACTTAGTGCGTATAGTTTCTATAAGGTGAGAGTTGTACTGGCCTGAATTGACAGGTCCGACGAGTGCCGGAGTATGGAGAGAGAAACTGTTAGCGGAAGTGTTAAAATAGCAATATGATGATCATATGGCACAGCTATTGTGATTTTTAACTATATGGAAACTAATAAGCCTCTCTCAGTTACGAGTGCCAGTTCGGCAGGTAAGCAGCGAACCAACGCTGTTAAAATATATTGGTCCATTGATCAAATCACTATCTTGTATGTGCCTTGTGCCGGGGAATTTCTTTGAGTCAAGAGACAAAAAGACCCTGCAAGATATATCAAAAATGTGAACTATATACTATGTGTGTGCCTTGTGCCGGAGCATGGTCAATGTAGGATAATTTAAGGACGAAAATAAGGCAAACTAAGATGTTTGAATCTTTGAATGGACCAGCTATCCACAAGAAGCCTAAAAATAGCTCAGGGAGCCTGAAAATAGCCTTAAATCGAATGTTTTAGCTGATCCCTAAAGCGTTCAACATAGAAATCTTAGCGGTCTGAGGTATTCTGTTCGGACACGGGTTCGAATCCCGTCGGGTCCACTACAGGAGGTGTCTGGATTTTACGTTTCGACAAGTTAGTCAGACTCAATTCAGGAAACTGCCGGCATTATCTGAGCCTCCTTTTCTTATATGGGCTCGATAGGCTTTAGACGGGCAGATGAAGTAAAGGCATTAACGCTTCGATATAAATTTAAACGACAATATAAACATTGTCGACTATACGGGCCTCAAGGAGGCAGCGTAAAGTCCGTGTACAGGCTACGACAGTGCCTGTGGATGGATCATGGTGTAATGGTAACACTACAGACTTTGGTTCTGTCATTTTGGGTTCGAATCCCGATGATCCAACTACAACTAAAATTAATTGACATGTCAAAAAAATACGATTTTAATAACAATTAGGAGGAAATAGCTGAGCCTAGTATTGTTAGAATAAACAAAGACTAGGTATCTATTATTCACGCATCTAGTACAGACGTCACAGAAATACCAGATGATGAAGAGTTGATTATATAGATAGGAAATATAGAATCCTACAATCCATCAACTCTTAGTCCTGAACCAGAACCAGAGAACATTCCGAATAATAATGGAGGCAATAATAGTTCACAGGGAAATGGGTCAGAAAACGGAGGAGGATCTGAAAGTGGATCCAGTACAGTTCCAATTATAAATGGAGATACTGTAACCATTGGAAATAAAACATACGGAACTGTACATGTAAATATCCAGAACGACACAGGAAGTGAAATACGATTGTACGGAGAAATGTTAATATGTGCATCTAGAACCCCATCAAATTGGAATAACGCCATTCAAATTAGCGCTGACTTTATTAGACCACACAACCCAGACTGGTACAGTTATCCAAATACAGTTAGTATAGGAATAGGTTAGTCTTGTTCAATAAATTGTTTAGTAGAAACTAAATATCTTGACGGTACATATTATTTAATGGAAGGACAAAGTGCCAGTGACTACGTAACACCTGTGTGGTTATATAGTGTATACTATAATACACGAGACAATACAGTAAACTGGGGACAAGCGTTGTATCATATAGAAAAGAATGAGATTCGCTAGTAGTTATCTAATGGAGCAACAATATACGTTACAGCAGATAGATTAAAATTAAGCGATGAAAGTCCAAGAGTAACTGATACAACGGTTGCTATAAGTGGCACAACTACAGAAGTTAACAATTTACCTAATACCATACATTACGTTGTATTACCTATTGGAGAAAAAACATTATTATGAAGATACAAGACAACATGATCATTCTTAGTGCTGGAGAATAGCTCATAATTAAAACAGAAGCAGCACAAGAAACGCAACCTGTGACTAAACCAGTATAGGCAGTTGAACCAGTACCTGCAAACGAAATTAAATTCAACTTGATAAATAAAACCAACGAAACCGTATATTTCTCAGGTAAGTTGAAACTCTACATTAAACAGAGTAATACTGATATATGGGATAATGATGGGTTTGAGATTAACTTATGTGGTCCAGATGATATTTCAGATGGTTGGCCACACTGGCGTAAGAATAATATAAGTCTTGCTCCTGGTAAATCAAAAGAACTCACAGTAACTGAAATTAAGAAATATGTTGGTACAGGTGTTGCAAACAAAGTTAATACTGTAACAGAACCACTAAGTAAATATATTGGATGGAAGTTTGTATCTGCAGATAAAGGAAACCCATTTCCTAATTTATCTATTCCAGCTGTTAAACTTGGCGTAGCAGTAATAAGCAATGGAAGTATATCTAATAGTGCATTTATATTACATATAACACCGATTAACAGTACAATACAATTAGGTAAGACATATAATCTTATTATAGACACCATTAAACCTAATTATAAACCAAACGCTGATAAATTATACAGCAAATAACGAAAAGCTCCTCAAAAGGGAGCTTTTTGCGTATATGGTATTTTGTGAGGTCCGATTCCTCACTACGCACAATGTGGACAGCAGGGGCAGCGTGACACCACTATAAAAACAAACGCCCCACACGGACTTTTAGCTCAGTTGGTTAGAGCAACAGACTCATAATCTGGAGGTCGCAGGTTCAAGCCCTGCATGGTCCACAAACAAATCATAATCAATATGAACACAGGTTACAAGGAAATGCTGAGGGACAGATGTCCTAAAGTAGTTAGCTTAGCATTAAAGTATTGTAAAGCTAAAGAAACATGGTTAAACCATGTGTACAAGAATTGGATTTGGATATACAAGAGCAAAAAGGAGCGTCTCGATGCTACTAAAAGATTGCTCGGCAGTAAATCTAAGCCATTCTGTTTTGCAGATACTATCGATTGGGAGAATCTCAACAAAGAAGAGAAATCTTATTGGGAAACTATTCAAACTTGGGTATCTTGGTTCCAGAATAAGTATGCATATATGCAAAACGCTTATTCTATCTCTAAGAGTAAAGGATATAAAGTAGAAGACATTAAATATGAGCTCATGCTTAATTTTATGTTGGAACTATGCCCAAGCTCACAGGATGATACAAAGACAAAGAAAATGAAGAACAAAAAAGTTAACGAACTCGCAGATTTTCTTATCGAATCGTTTGAACAATGAATATGTCTGTATTTTCCAAATATCTCGAGCCTCTACGTGAGGCAAATTTGATCTGTTTAACGGACGATCCAAAGCCAAGTGAGATCTACGCAGCGCTGCGTATCGCATACAATCAAGGCTCAGTGGGTGTAGAATACACTACGCAAATGATCAGTCCAATTGCAAATGACGGAGATGATTATGACGAATGCTATGACATCTGGGAATGTGCACAATCCGAATCACTAAAAGAGTGGATTGGATGGGTTAATCGAAAGATAACTCTGCAAATTGGCTTACAGAACTACCAAACAATTGGTGTTAGAGTACGTATAGCCACCAGCATGTTAAATATGTTGGTTCAATTAGGAAAAGTACCAGACAAAGTAGCTCAAAAGATTCATTATTATCTTTGTAACAACGTAAGGAACGAAATTACACTCATCGTAAACGAAGAGTTACCGTTCTAGGGCAGTCCCACCCATCCCAGGTATTTATACGCTGCATATGGGTTCTAAAAGAGGTATGGTTTGATCCAAACTGCCCGCAACACAGCGGATGTCTGTTATAGGAGTGACACCTTAATAACCATCGTCTTGGTAAAATTCCGTCCAAGCACTAACGGTATGTCCCTCCCAGGAACTATCTACTCAATTTTGTTTGATATGGCTAAGAATCCGAAGATTACAGAAGAAGAAATAGCCCTTATCAAAAGCGCTCAAGCAGGAGAAATCTCTGCTTATAATAAACTTTATGAGAAGTACAAAAACTTCACCACAAACCTTTTGTTTAGATACATTAAGGATTTTGATGAATCCAAAGAGATTAATAATATCGTTTGGCTTAAAGTTTATAAGAAACTCTCGAAATTCAAAGACTATACTTCATTTGGAGGATGGTTGAGAATACTTACAAATCGAACTGCAATAGATTATCTACGCAAGTTAAATGATTTGAACTATGTCTCTGACACTAATGCTCGCTTTGTATCCGAGGATGACAGAGAAGATGTTTATAATGATAGCATCTCTGATGATATTACTTACAAACAGTTAGTTGAAACATTTAAGCAATTCCCAGAAGACGCTCGTAAAGTCTTTGAATTGTATTACGGAGAAGGTCTTACTGTCAGTGAGATTCATAAGGTTACGAACATTCCGGAAGGTACGATTAAATCGCATCTCTCACGAAAACGTAACTTGTTAAAAAACAAATTCAAACTGTAAAATTATGATGACTTTAATCGCTTTCTTGGCTATTACAGCAGTAATCACAGCTATAGCTCGCTATAACGAAAGTGATTCTCTGTTCTGGAAGCTCTTTATCTCCCTTGTTGGAGCTTATGGAGCAGCCACTATCGTCACCCACGTGATTGATAGTAAAGAGAAGGATAAAGTCGTGATGATTGATGACAATCCCACACAGGTGCACAAGAGCGTAAGCTACGCTCCGTTTGTGATGCGTAGCACGTCTCTTAGTGCTACCCGTCGGGTGAAAACCCAAAAGCCTGTGAGTAAGGATACTGTCATTAAGAATAGCGATTCTATCCTGAGTAAGGTCTTCGTGTCTGCACGAGGCCAACCACAGATAAGCTCTGTACGACATATACTACATGAGCTTGTATACTTCGACACGTCATGACTGACATATTTCACTAAGAAATCACATTCGAAGTACATTTAACTAGAGTATTAACAAAAAATTTTCATTATCAAAATGGGAAAGAATAATAACAAGAAAACTCCTGCTGTTGAGGCTCCTGTAGTGGAGGCCAAGCAGGTAGAAGAAGTGGGTGGAAAGTCCGCTACCGCCACCATCGTCGATATGGCCGCAGGTAAGGGCTTAACCCAAAGCGAGAAGCTGCAGTTTGCCACAGAGCTGCGCCATCGCGTGTCCGAGTTAAGAGAAGAGGACAATCCTCCTCTCGAGATGATTAAGGGCTACAACATGATCCGCGATATCACATTCATTGACCTGGCAGCAGGTGAGATTGCATGTGGTACCAGCGCGACTGGTTTCATATTCTCCGGAAACGAAGTTGCATACAAGGCTCTTTGTGGTCTTGCGTTGACAATGGGCGTTAAGATGCCGGACTTCAAGACTCTGCCAGCTCCTACAAAGGAACAGCTGCACAACGCTGGTCTGGAGGGTATCGGTGAGACAAAATATGTCGCCATCGAGAGCAAGGACGTGTCTAAGGAGACCAAAGAGAGAAAGAAGAAGGAGCGTAAGCTCAACGACGAAGCAGAGAAGGCTGACAAAGCCTATCTGACCGACCATACCAAGATTGAGACTCCTGAACAGCTCGGTGAGGCGCTTGGGTTTCAGTTGGTTAACCTTAAGGTTGCTAGTCCAGTTGAGCGTCTTATCACAGCAGCTCAGTTCTACCGTTCCTATCTTGAGGCTCGCGCCGAAAAGTCGGACAATCCGGAAGCTGAACTTGCTAAGATCCACGAGAATTCTCTCGCTGATCTGCTTCAGGACATTAGCACTATGGTGCCCCCCACCTTCGCCATTGAAGGCTTCGGCAAGCACTTATGCAAGCTTGCGGAATCTAACGGAAGTATTATTCCTGCGTTCAACCTGTTCCGCAAGGCTTCCATCAATAAGACGACGGGAAAGTGCAAGTTCTCTGATGAGGAATGTGCAGTCCTGGTTCGCGTCATTATTGTATGGAATGCAAGCGCTCAGATCGCAAGTATCAGTAAGGATATCAAGCTTCTGAACAAGGACGCTAAGGCTAACGCCAAGGCTATTGAGCAGTGTACTGCTAAGATTCAGCATCAGCAGGACATCATCTCTCTCGCATCAGAGCCCGATTTCGATATCGCTGACAACTTCATTGCTGCATACAAGGACAACGAACATGCTAAGCACAATCTCGCTGTAGCACTGTATAACAGCATCATATCTACGTACTATCCTGACGCTGATATCCCTGAGTTGGAAGTCGATACTGCATTGTTGAACGTTCAGCAGCGCATCGGCATCATCATAAACCTGTTCAACTCTGAGCTTGGTAAACGTGATGATTATTCTGAAGAAAACCTGATTGCATTCTCCACCGAGGACGAAAAGCCCAAAGAAGGTGAAGGATCAAAAAACTCATAGTGGTCATTAAGGGAAAGGGCAAAGCCTTGATGACCAAAGTGAAGAATTACATTTTTGCTTAAACTGTGAGCTATGAAACGGTTAACTACAGTAATATGTTGTATCTGTCTTATGGTAGCGGGAATCGGTCTTGCTATATATGACTCAGATACGCATCTCAATGAGCTATATGCTGGCGAACCGGCTCCATTAGTATGGAATATCCCCAATGGGGGTGTGATACCACTCGATCTCCGATTGGATTCGGAAAAGAGACAACCTGATATCCAGATGCGAGACTCTATCAACATCATCGATTCTATTCGATGGGTTGATAAGTATCGTTATCGTATAAAGTATAAAACTGTGTCTGATCGCACAACAGCACGGGAAGCAGGTGAGCATCCGGACGGTGTCAATCCAGACACCTTAGCTGGACGTACTGCAACAATTTGTGCGCTGGAACGTGAGGAGCAACCCAGCGATACTGTTGGCACTCCTAAAGTGCCATCTATACAGCTTTCTGTCGGCGGAAAAGTTGTATATTCGAATGACGATAATCACTCCACGGGGGAGAGTCAGTGAGGATTCACTGGCTCTCCGGCCATTGGGCATCCCGCTTAGTCCACGTCAACGGTCTCATTAGCCGGGACGAAAGAGTACAACTTGATCCGAGAATATGTCGAGCCCCAAAGGCAAACTCAAAAGGTAGGATGAAATGCTGTATAGTCATACGTACTCTATGACAGAAAAGTATACAGTAAGAGGTGTGAGAGGTGTATCAACACCTTGCTGCCTCCCGAGAACCGATTGGTGGGGAGGATTGCCAGCTAAACTCTCGTAAGTCGCAAGAAGCGCAAAATGAACCGTATCGACAGATCTACTATAATGATACATAGTAGTAGAATAACGTTACACGAGTTGAACATACAGTAAAGATGCCAAACCCTGTATGATGTATCAATTCACTATTGCTGTAGTCCAGTGTTCCACGCAATCCAGGGCGTGTATGAAGGGATGAAGAATTATCTGAGTATATGAACCTAGCGGAAGGTTTGACTGTCCGCGCCGTACCGTAACTACGGTCCTTGAAGAAATCCTTCCTGTGTCGAGACAGGATGACCACCTTTGAGGCCAAGGTCCCAATGGGTCACCGGGGATGGGGTGCTGAGGAAAATATGATGAAGATGACCGCCAGGCTTTGGTCGTTCAAGCGGTATAAGACACGTGGAATTGATTCGTGCTAAAAGTAAATGACCACCAGTTCGATGCAGGAACTGATTGATTAGTAGCGCCTAGAGGCGTGATTGCTGCCCGAGTGAAGGCCGGGATGAAAGCCTATTCAAACGGCACATAGTTCTAGTAAGCAAGAACTCACTGTGTAGATGGGAGATGTACCAGAGGAAATGCTGGAGTCGAAGGATGACAACCTGACAGTCAAAACCAAGTTTTTTACAATATCGGTCGATTCGAGGTCTATACATACCAGTGTAGAAGGAGATCGCCAACGTCTGTATAGGATAATATAGTAGAACACTGATATACTATATCAGCGAGAGTAGTAAACTCGTGTGCGGTATATCTTTAGTTACAAGCAAAACTATATGAAAGTAGCCAGATGAAGTTAACATGTTGAACAAAATTAAGTGTCCCTCTATGAAATCTATTACGTTATGTATAATCGGGATAGAGTCCGCTACCTCCTGTTGTATGGGAGAACATAGCCATTTTAGACGTATGATAGAGAAGCTTGAGTGCCAACCGTTTCTGAGAAGCAAGTAGCAGGATAGATAATAGTTTGGGGTTAGACTGCAAATCTAACTAATCGGCTTAGTCTATGAAGCAATATACGCAAACGATGCAAGGCAGCCTATCGCAAAATGAAATCACCTCACTGTCTATGAGGGGTAAAGGAAATGAGTAATTAGTCCGTCGAAAGATGGTTCGCTGATGAAAAGGACTCGATGAAGTGGCGCATTAGGTGGGTGATAAATCTTATAGCGTATGAGGTGGAATTCCTCCAGTATTCGCGCACTATAAACAGAAGCCAGCAGCAAAGCTGAATGTACAGTAAAAAGCCGTAGGTCCATCATGGGTTCTGGAGCCCTAGGCCATGTCCGATAAAGAAACACGTTCCTCTTGACGTGAGATGCCACATGCTGATAAACAACGAAGCCAGATCCAACTGGAAAGCAAATGGACGAGAACGTTAATGTTGCTGTTAGTCTCGTAAAATATTCAGAAGCATAGCAGACAATCTTCGACACTTATTTGGAACGTACAGCGAGAAGATACACTGCACCTTATTGGTTTACGTTATTTGCATCTATGAGCACTAGGCCGTGACCATCGTAAGATGTAGCTACTCTGCCAACGAGCGCAAATAATATTTTACAAAAACTAAATATTGTGTTTTATATTTGGTGCTTGATTGCACAACTGGCAATTAGCGCTTTTGATCCTTATATAGAGATGGGCTTGTATATCCTACCGTTGGATTCCCGTCGTACGAGTTGAGCTTCACTTTGAGGAATATAGAAGTATGACAACTATGTAAGTAAACGCGCTTCCCATGAGCATAGCACAACCAGAATAAGAAACAAATTAGAAACACAACATACTTTTTATAGGCAACGTCCCGCCTTAGAAGTGGACAAGTTCATTACCTGATATCGTTGGTTAATCAATAACGATGTCAAAAAGGATATAAGGTATGGCATATAACGAAATGGATATTGCCCTGGAGTCAGTACGACCCCAGGTTATCAACATTAGCCGCACGCTCCCAACTGGAGCAAAGTTTTACAAAGTAGAAGCAACTGACATTGATCAGGGCTTCGAAGAGCGCAAGAATCAGCTGATGGCTGATCCTAACACTCCTGAGTTTATTTTCAATCGTTCACCGCGCGTCATCGTGTTGAAGGACTTCAGCGTGAAGAGCCAGGACTTTGAGGTCGACATTGACGGCAACAAAGTGGTGGTCTTCAATAAGGGTACGAATGAGCAAGCCCAAGCAACGATCGTTGCTGGTGGTGTGAACTTTGGTCAGACCACCGATGAGGCCATGAAGGATGCACTTCGTGGGCAAGATCGTATCTTTGCCGACGGCATTAAGACCGCCACAAAGGTGAACGCTCTGAACGCAGCTGAGCTCTCCCGTGTGGAGGCCATGATCAAGTACTGGACTGGAAAGGCTGATGCCATCCGTTCAGCAATTGCTTCCAACAGCAAGAAGGTCAAGGACTACCAGGACGTTCTCGCTAAGTTCCGCAAGGATATCGATTTGTCTGCCGGAGACGGCGACGGCTTCGCAGTACAGGTTGAAGGATAAGTATGGCGAACTCGGTTGATGATGCAAAGCTGCAGGCTCCCGAGTTAATATCGCTCTTACTGAAGGAACCAAAAATCCTTCAGAAGATTGTATTGGCTATGAAGCCTAAAGCGCGGGGTTACACCAAATGGAAGGTTGTACCTGAAGAAGAACGAATTTATCTGGGAAAATATTCCTGGCATGGATTTGGAGAATTCTGGAACAATCTTATCAAATGCTGTGATCACATCTCTTTCGACGATTTCTACATTAAAGTGTGGGATGCGTTGGTTGAGATGACTGCTGGTACTGAAGCACACGAAGCCGTGCTTGAAGGACTTTCTCGTGAAGTTCTCATGCAAGGCATCCACGCAAAGGACCAGAATATACTTCATCGATTCTTCGATGTATGTCGACATTTAACATCCGATGGATATTGGAGGGACAAGGGACTGAAGCGGGATAATCCGCCTCACCACCATTTTAAAGGCTGTCCGTATTCTGGTGATGTAGAAATAGAGGTAGAACCTCATGGCCGACCGCGACCTGGAGTATTTCGGGTGGTAGACTCGGTTGGAGATGCATTTGAGATTATTAATGTGAAATGGTTAGGTGGACGTCATTAAACGGGTACGTCGGGCCTCTGCGGGGGTCTGTAGTTATTGGTCTGAGGGCTGGTGCTACAATTGGTATCTGTGTTAATGATAACACTTAAACAAGTCGCACAAACGTTTTAAGTGCGCTCAAAATAGACACAACAGCTATACTTTGATTAGGAACTCTGCGGGGGGCCATATAGTCAAAGTATAGCTGTCAGGTTTCTAATGAAGTGATTTATTAGAAACTGCAAGGTAAATGATGCTCGAATTCAATTTTAATTAACATGTCTAACTAAATCAAGAATTGCTTATGACGAAATCAATTAAATTGAATGCATCGAATATTCTTAACATTAAGAAGAAGATTGATAACGATATTACAAAGTATAGCCACATTATCCGTGAGGAGAATTTGATATCTAAGAAGGCTATTGAGGCTGGTAAGGGTTCAGGCTTTGATCTTAAAGCTCTGTATAATACTATCCAGCAGCTTCGTACTAAGCGTATTATGCTTAAGGGTATGATTCAGTATCTTAATATGGGTACTACTACGTTTAATTACGAGGATTTTAAGAAGACAAACTATTATGCTATTTTCTCTGCTTGTGAGGCTAAGGAGGATATCACTTTGTTAAAGATGATTAAGACTCTGGACCCCAAGACTAAGGCTCAGAAGGGTAAGAAGACTCTTGCTATGAAGGAGACTTTCTCTAAAGAGAAGATTGCACAGCTGATACACGATCAGCAGCTTGAGGCCAACAAGTTTGACGCTATTCTGGCTAAGTTCAATACTGATACTAGCATCGAGATTGATGAGAGCAACAGTGATGACTTTAAGGAGTATATTACAGCGTAATAAAAATTGGCAGGTTATAACAAAATAAGGGCGTCTAGACAGTTCGATGCTGTCAATAACCACAAATGGTGAGTTCCACACCTATAACATGTAAAACAATTAAATCATTATCAAAATGTCACGAAAGAATTTTAAGGTAGACACTGCCGCAAACGGTCAGACTGCCAAACAAGATACAAAACACGCATTCAGCGAAATAAAGCGCGAACTTGGCGTAGTTGAGAAGACTAACGTTCCTACTGGAAAAGTCAAGAATACGGAAGATCGCCGTAAGGCACGTGAAGAATCATACAAACAGTTCCGCGTGAACGCTCTCAAACGACGAGCGCAACGCATGGGCTTAACGGAAGAGCAGACGAAAGTAAAAATAGATCAGCTGCTCAAACAGATGGATGAGCCCGCTACGTATAATATGATCGTAACGTATCATGTCAGCGACAAGGATATGCTTATCCAAGCTCTAAAGAAGGAGGATATAGTATGGAAGATTATGGTAAATCCTACTCGACGCTGTCAGGATGCATATTGCATCATAGAGGCAGACAAGGATGTACTCGATTATCTCCGTGGATTGAATATCCCGACGCTGAAGATCTATCCGTATGTCAAGAAGAAGCCAGCTATAATAGAGGCTCTGTCAAGGAAGAAGAGTGATTACGTTGCTAAGAACAATGATAAGTCTAAGACTCCGAAGGGTATCCGCAATGCACGAAAGGCTATGATAGTAGCCGCTATGATCGAGCATCTTAAGGAACTCAAAGCTAATGGCGTCATCAAGCAGACAACCGCAAACATGCTCAAGCGCACTTATGTAGCAATGCATAATGACCACAAACTTGCTGCCAAGTTGCAGAAAGAGGTGCGTACAAAGCATGAGCGTAAGTTGAAAAAGCAGGAAATGCTGCTCAAGAAGAAGCTCGAGAAACGCCGTCAGGAGGCCAAGAAGCGTAAGGCCGGTACAATTGTACCTATGAATGCTAAAAAGGCCTCAGAGAGCCCCAAAACAGCCTCTAAGACGCTCAAACAGGCCGCATAACCTATGTTCAAATTAATATACAAATTGATATGGGACATAGCAGCATTCGTCCTAAGGTGCGTCGAAGAAAAGTAGCTGCCCTTGCAGCCTATAGCCGTAAGTTTACCGTTAGGAATAATACAATACACAAGCTAGGATTGAACTCTAAGAATGTTGTAGTAATGTTCAAGGAGATACCGACTGCTAGGTTTGATACTCCTATATTCGGTAAGATGTTTGAGATAGATAAAGACGGTCATTATCATCTGATTGAGCGTGAGTTTGATCCGACACCGATGCTGTTGAATCATAAGCAGCCGAAGCGACTTATGAAGTATAACAGAATTGATAAAGACGGTAATCAACGTAATGACTTTGTCAAGTTCTTCCCCAATTATCCATACAATCTTCCTAAGATGAACAAACAGGAGTATATGGAGAAGCTTGTACAGCATAAGTTGGCCAAGTGGGAGAAGAAAAATCCTAAGCCACAACAGGATCTGTTTGACAAAGTAGAAGACTGGGAACAGCGACGATTCCTAGCAGAACAACGATTCAGAGACTTCGTCGTCTCTGTCTACGACCCTCTGACCCTCATAGGACGATTCGTCCTAGGCGCGGGTAACTCAGCTACCTATCAGGAAAAGAAGATAGCTGAGATAAAAGATATCAACGGAGAAGGACACATGGTCAACCATTTGTCAAAAAATTCAAAGTTGATGAAAAAGGCTCAGAAGATTACAAATCACACAAAGAATAAATATCCAAGTTTGGTAGCATGTAATCTGAAAGACCACAAGAAGCAGCATGGCAGGATAATCTTGCCACAGGCTGCGTAACCTATATGGGACCCCCACTACAGAGAATGTACTTCGTCAGCGAAACGGAGTGTACAGCGATTGCACGGTGGGGAACAATTAGACATGTGAAGTATGATTATTAAGAACAAACTAGTCGTTGTTTACGACATAGAAGTATTTAGTAACTGCTTCCATTGCTGCTGTAAAGATACAGAAAGCGGAGACATCATAAAGTTTGAAATAAGTGAAAGAATCAATCAGCTCGAAGAGCTGGTTGATTTCTTTTACTATAATTCGCAGGACAGAATGTTCTGTGGGTATAATAACAAACATTATGATGATGTTATCATAAATTATATGATAGACTATCATTACAAAATGGCGCAACTGCCAGTTAGTAAGGTATGTCGTTCGCTATTCAATTTATCGCAGCTAATCGTCGATGATGAAATCGACGGAGTATCAACATTCAAACGATGGAAGTACGCTAATTACTTCTATTCAATGGATTTATTGACTATGATGTTTAGTCAGAAGTTACGTGTCGGCTTAAAAACGATGCAGGTAACGATGCACTATAAAAATGTGCGGGAGTATGACGGCGACTTCAACAAACCAATAGCCGTCGAAGATATTGACGATATGATATCGTATAATATCAATGATGTAGAGTCTACTACTCAGTTGTTAAACCAGCTGAAAGGGCAAATAGACTTACGTCTCTTCATAGAAGAGGAACACGGAATTGATTGCTTGTCAATGGATTCTGTTAAGATGGCAGAGACCTTCCTGTTGGAGAAATACTCCGAGAGGTCAGGTATTCCCAAAAATGTAATAAAGGAAATGAGATCTCCCATGGATTATATTCCGTTAAGAGATGTTATTCTGCCATTTATATCCTACAAAAACCCAAAGTTACAGAGTCTCTTAGAAGAAATGAAGGAACAGGTAGTTTATTCTAAGGAACGAAAAGGCTACGAGAAGGAGTTCGTCCTCTCGAACGTGGTGTATTCTGTGGGAGTGGGAGGTATACATACCAAACACGACCCAAAGATATTCCTCCCAGCCGATGACGAGTTTATAGGGCACGCAGATGTGGCGTCGATGTACCCGTCTTTATTGATAGAATATCAGTTTGGACCTCGTCACTTGGGGAAACTATTTTGCGAGTTATTTGCCCAACTGAAAGCCGAAAGGCTAGAAGCAAAACATACAGGTCAGAAGATTAAGAACTTGTTCCTAAAGATTGTGCTAAACTCTCCTACTGGTAAAATGCAGCAGGAGGTATCGTGGATGTACGATCCGTTTAACGTTTTTAAGATAAGAATAAATGGTCAGTTAATCCTTCTTTTGCTCGTAGACAGGCTTTTAGAGCTTGGCTGTGAAATTATACAGTGCAACACCGACGGTGTCGTCTACAGGGCTAAAAAAGGCCTTAAATCGGCTATTTCAGATGCTATTACCGAAGTTGAAAAACTTACGCGTCTAGAATTCGAATCTGATGAGTATGAAGCCTTCTATCAGTACGCTATCAATGACTACTTTGGTGTCTTGAAAGGCGGTGAGATAGAAGAAAAAGGTATGTTTATTACGAAGCGAGATGACAGGAGACTGGGCAAAGGTCTCGCACCTGTGGTTATACCAAAGGCAGTAATTGCATATTTCACAGAAGGAATTCCTATTGAACAATATATAAAATCTGATGGAGACATCAGAGACTTCTTAATGTCCCAACAAGTCGATAAGAAGTTTACTGTGCTGCACGGGGAAAATCGAGTACAGCGCATTAATAGGTTTTACGCAAGTACAAATGGTGAATATCTGTTTAAACAAAAAGATGGAGAAAACCCAGAGAACATGTTAACAAAGTCAGGAGTAACAATCTTGAACGAGTTATATGATACGACTGTAGAAGGTCGAAAGATCAACTATAGGTACTATATCAGCGAAGCCAAGAAGATTGTTTCTGACTTCACTGAACAACAATTAGAACTATTCAATCTATGATAATTGAATTAGACACAAAACTTCTGGATGAATTTCCAGATCTAACTATGAATCAGTATGTATTCCTAAGTATGGTATTGGGTAAGAATCAACCAAAATATCAAGACGTCCGCAAAGTTGTCAGCCTTATAAGCGACGAAGAGATATCATACTTAGTTTCTCATGAACTAGTAACCGCGATCGAGAGCGGTGAGTCAATTACATATCAACCGACAGATAAGCTAATATCCTCGGTAAAGAAAGAGAAAGATTATTTCGATCTCTTTTACGATATGTACCCAGTGTATGTAATGAGATCAGATGGGAGTAAATCTTATCTGAGAGCCAATGTAAACAAGTGCCGTCATTTCTTTAACGCCAGGTGTGGGGGAAGTTCTGCAATGGCGGAGCACCTTATCAAATGCCTTGATTATGAAATATCTAAGCGCATGCGAGAAGGTAGTCTCAGTTATATGATGACTATGTGGAATTGGTTAACTCGTTCACAGTGGGAAGCGATTGAGGAAGAGATGCAGGATACAGATAAAAATGTAGCTTCTTATGGAACAGAACTTATCTAACGTTGTACGTCCGATGAGTGTTGTGGCCCAAGAGACCATCAACTACATCAAAGGCAGAAGAGAGCATAAAATTGTTTCTCTTAGCACGAGATGGAAGAAGTTCAATAAGCAGTGTATGGGAGGTATTGAACCCAATACTGTATACACCATACCTGGCATCTCGGGTTCCGGTAAGTCTAGTTTTGCTAACTTACTATCTACTGATATCATAGATCTTAATCCCTCAGAGGATATAATTGTGCTTAGCTTCTCGTTAGAGATGGTTGCATTTAGGCAAGTTGGAAGGACGCTTTCTAATAAGCTCAGGAAAACGACTTCGACTCTGTATAGCTCGGAAACGAGCCTTGATGACCAAACGTTTGGTAGAGTCATTGGAGTATGCAATCAGCTAAAGGAGTATCCTATCTATTTTGTAGATAGTCCTACTACTCCCATGCAAGTTCAAGAGATTATATCTACATTCTATAACACGTATGTAAAAGGTACTGGTAAACACTTCGTGATATTCTATGATCACGCATTGTTAACTAAACCCATCGGTTCTGTCTTGGAAACCATTGCCGAATTACAACGTGTCTTCATTCAGGTCAAGAAATTGCCCATGACGTCTGTCATACAGATAGCTCAAATGAATCGAAATATAGAGGCGCCTGAGAGGATTAATAACCCACTATCGCATTATCCTATGCGTAGTGATATTTCATCGTCCGATGCGATTTTCCAGGCGTCCGATTACGTCCTGGTCATTCACAGACCTGAGATGTTGGGCATACAAGAATACGGTCCAAATCATTTACCTACACAAAACAAGGTGTATATTCACGTTCTTAAGAATAGGGATGCTGGTAAGCCTTGTATCCTTGAATTCGAGAATGACCTTATGTACAACAATCTCCTTGAATGTTAATCTGTCGGACAAGTATTAACATTTTAAAAGAAAGGCTGAATTATGACAAAGTATACTTTTTCTATCAACAATAGTAATATTAATAAGACTAATACCGGTTGTCCTTTTTGCAACAAGTGCAATACCTCTGCATATTATTCTGAGATGCTTACTGATCTCATTAATGCTGATATAGAGGAGAAGAATCCTTGGCTGTTTGGTTATAAGAACAACACTACCAATAAGCCCGGTACTATCGATATTAAGCTTACATCTCCCGGCACTACGTCGTTTGACGAGCTTGAGAATGCGTTCATTTATGGTGGTACGAAGTACTACTATAACAATGCTTATAACTTCCTGAAGGGTCTCGGTACTTGTATCAATTGCCCGTTCAAGAAGAATATTAAGTACAAGCTGAACGATGGTACCTACTTTAAGATTACTGATGATTACATTCACATCAACGATGAGATGTACTTCTTTAATCTGATGGATGATGCTTTCTTCTATAATCTCAGCTGTCCGTTGAAGAAGACGATCGCTACGATTTATATCGCTGGTCTGAAGATTACTATTAAGAAATAATTTAGTATAAATATGAGCTTAGTACTACCTACACAACCGGTTCCTGCTACCTCGGTAAACCCACAGTACTTGATATTGTACGGTTTGCCTAAATCAGGCAAAACCTCATGTGTAGCTCAGATACCTAACAACCTTATAATAGATCTTGAAGGTGGTTCCACCTTTATTGATGCGATGGCTGTACAAGCGCGCACAATAGAAGATCTAGGAAAGATTGCTCAGGCAATTCGAGCAAAGAATGAGGAAGTTGGACACAACTTTTATAAACATATAACAATAGATAATGCAACACGTCTTGAAGATATTTGTATGTCTTATGCTTGCACTCTTTATCGACAAACGGAACTTGGAAAGAACTGGAAAGGTACCGATATCACCACTCTGGCAAAAGGTGCGGGTTATGGATACTTGCGCACCGCTGTAAAGAAGGTAATAGATATGTTCAAGGAATTGTGTGATGAATTCATACTTATAGGACATGTCAAAGATAGTATCACCAATAAGGATGGGCAAGAGGTTAATGCAAAAGAAATCGACCTCGTCGGAAAGCTTGGGAAGATCGTTTGCGGAATGGCTGACGCAGTCGGATACGTATACCGAAAGGACAATGAAACACATATTAGTTTCAAGTCTGGAGGAGACGGGACTATTATGGAGGCTCGTGCCAGACACATCGCAGGTAAAGATATTGTCATCGCTACTGGGAATGAAGACGGAAGTATAACAACATATTGGGATAAAGTTTATAAACTTGAATAATCATGAAGTATCGTGGTTCAATGATACATCTAAAAATAAACGGTGAGTATAAAAGTGCAAACCTTTATTTAGGTATAAACTCTGTAAAAAGAGTAGGAAACGCGTTACGAGAGCTGAATAAACAATGCGATCCATCTGAATTTGTAGGATGGATAACATTGGGATTTAGTGATGATAATAAAATCTAAGGAACTATGTATAGTACAAAAACAGCAACAACAAGCAATACGGAGTTTACAAGCTCCTATATGCCAGTAGGCATCAATGAAAACATCACTCTGAAAGAAGTAAACGTCAACAAATCGCCTCAAGGTCTTGACTTTCTGGAGATAATTTTCCAGAACAGTGAGGGTCAAACAGCAACTATGACTGAATGGAAGAACGAGAAGAATATGTGGATTAAGACCGATGAAGATTTACAGCGTCGAGATAATCAGCAGTTCGGACGTATTCTGCAGGTTATAGATGCAATTAAAGGTGGTCATAATGATTTCGAAGGTAATTCGTTTATCGAGATGATTACTTGGGCTAAGACGTGTCTTAATGACGGTGATAACGATCCTGTGCGTCTTAAAGTAATTTATGACAAAAAGGGTTATACTACCGTATCTAAGAATGGTGTATTTATCGAGTCTATGGGTGTTGCAGAGTCGCAGATTAAGCTTTGGAAGAACGATCTTCTGGAGCGTCCCGTACAGGCTGACGTTGAGAAGCCTATCGACCCGCTCGCTGGTAACAGTGCTCCGGTGACTGCAGACTCTACAGGTGCTGACGACCTACCTTTCTAATAATATAAACGATAGTTAGAAAGAGTTTAACTATTTAGACGCCATAACTATAGTGTCTTTATAGAAATAGTCAGTGGTGCTGACAACCAATAAGAAGTATTCCAGAGGTATGACGGAAAAAGACGTGGCTCGCAGAGCTGAGAAACGAAACGTAATGGCACTCGTGTTGGGTGAAATTCCCATCTATCTCGTATAAAGAATCTAGTATGAGAAGCTAGCTTATAAAAGATCAGTGGTGGAGGACTGGAGGTCTAATAGTGCGACGTGAGTATCGGCAGATAGAAATATCGGGGACGCAACACACTATGGCAGCCAGCCCCTAACAATTAAACAATTTGAGGGTGGGAGGAGGAGCCTGGTCAGTGGAATGCTTTTAAAAGAGCCAGGGAGTAGAATTGTTTAAACGGGTTTTTGGTGTAATGGTTGCATAGGCGGCTGATCTTAATTAGATAATCGTTCCACGTAAGTCTAATAAACTGTGGGTACATGGAAACTGTACAAATGAACTAGGTTTAGCCTAGAGAGGGTAACGTGAAAGCTAATAAGATGTAAATGCAGTCGGACAGGTTCGAATCCTGAAAACCCACACAAAGCTTAAGCTTATGTATAGTACGAAAACAGCTATCACAATGAGTCTTAGAGACTTATTGGAGAAAGTGAGCGACTATGACATTTATAGCTATTATCTAGGCTCATTTAAGCCTGGAAAACTAATGAACAGTCCCTTGCGCCCAGACGATAAGATCCCCAGCTTTGCTATATTTCCTAGCAAGACTGGAGATCTACTGTTTAAGGATCATGGGACAGGAGCATCTGGTAATGCTCTAAAGTTCATAAAACTATACAGACGCATTGATACACGTGAAGAACTTGAGCGTGAGCTCTTGAAAATCGTCAGGTGTATAAATCCTACACAGACAGCACAAAAGCCCGTTAGAAGGGCTGAAAATGCGTCTGAGACGCGTATTGGGATAGTGAGGCAACCATTTACTGAAATAGATAAGCAGTATTGGAAGCAATTTCATATATCTATTGACACATTGCGTCGATTTAATGTATTTAGTATAAAATACTTTTTGTGCAACAATATTGTTAGAGGAGTGTATAAGGAAGATAATCCAATGTATGCTTATAAGGTGTTTGATAAATTTAAAATATATCGACCACTAGCAAGTAAGTATACAAAATGGAGAACTAACTTAACAGTACAACACGTACAAGGTCTGGAACAACTAAATCCAGATGGTGGAAATCTCCTCATTATTACTAAATCTTTAAAAGACGTAATGTGTTTATATGAAATGGGTTTTAATGCAATATCGTCGAGTAGCGAAACTACTTTCATACCCGATGATACGCTTCAATCTCTAAGGAAGAAGTGGAAGCACATCATTATTCTATATGATAGGGATACTGCAGGAATGCAGAATGCTCGTCAGTATAGTAAGCAATATAGCTTAGATGCTATATTTGTTCATAAGAAGTTTAAGGCAAAGGACGTATCCGATGCTGTTAAAGGTAACGGATTCGTTGTTGTCAAAGAATGGTTAACTAAAACAGTAGAAAGATATGTGTGAAGTTATAAGTTGTGTGCTCTCTTTTACACTCGGCATAATCGCTGGGGGTGTTGGTCTTTATTATAAGTTGTTAATGGATATTAAAGCCTTTGAAAGGGAGTATGAGCCCCTTCTGCTCTTGCTAAAGGAGAAGCAGAATGAAATCTAAAGGAAGGGTTAAGAATGCGACAGCCGTCGATGCGTATGGACTACACTTTCGTAGCAAACTCGAACTCTATACGTATGAAGCTTTTATGAAAGCAGGAATACCTGTTAAGTATGAGCCAAAGCATTTTACTCTTCTACCAAAGTTCGAATTTTTAGGCGAAAAAATAAGACCTATTACATACTTACCAGACTTCGTTGGACGAGGTTTTATAGTAGAATGTAAAGGTCTTATGGGGGATTCGTTCCCCATTCGCTGGAAACTCTTTAAGTATTATTTACACAAACATCACGCCAAAACCAAATTATATTTAGTGAGAAATCACAAGCAGGTTGACGAGATGGTTGAAGAACTTAAGAAAAAATGAGTTTAGAAGAAGCAAATTACATGATGAATATCGGTATATTCTATACTGCAAATGGTTGGGAATGGTATATAGATACATGTCAGCCTTTTGGAGATATTATAGGATATAAAAAATACGATACTCCAAATGAGGCTTTAGTAGAATTGAAGGAATTTTTGAGATATTTTACAAAGAATGTTCTCAAAAACGGAGATACTATTAGGGCATATGTTGAGAAACATAAACCAAAGAATGAGAAATCTTGATTTTAGAAGATATAAAGGTGATCATTATACAGATTTTGTAATAACAATATTCGATTTGTGTATAGGCGTTGGTTTTCGAAAAGAAAAATTAGAATACCGGACATCTCTTTTGTTTAACTTCTATTTTAAGAGAAAAGAATAATGGACATTTCTATACCATATTACGAGGACCGAACTCGTATCTCGAACAGTAACATAGGCTGGTTTCTACAGAAGGGACCAGCCTATTTACATAAGATGTTAACTGATCCTCCTCCAGAGGAGAAGAACTACGTCTTAGAGCGTGGAACAATGATCCACATGTACCTACTCCAGCCCGAAGAGTTCCAAAAGACATACGTAGTCTGGGACAAAAGTAGACCTTCTTCAGCACAGCAGGAGAAGTTCTGTCAGGAGCTGGCCAATACACTCGAAATAGAGCCAAATAGAGCCATTCTAAGCGCATATCAGGCTGCCTATAGTACAAAAGGTAAGTCTGAGGAAACAATGCTCTCAGAAGGCCTTAAAATAGCCTCTACGCTTAAGGATTATGTAGACTTCCTAAAGTTACATGATGGGAGAACTATGATTAGTCCTTACGATGCACAAATGCTTGAGAAAATCAAAAAGAATGTGCAAAACCACAAGTTGGCTTGGGATCTTATATGGTCAAAAGAATTATCATCGTGGCATGAATTTCACATCAATTGGACATACTATGTCAAGATGGCTGCTGGAGTTGAGTGTAAATCATTATTAGATGGTCTTACACTTGATTTCAGAAACAAGAAGGCTATCATATATGACTTGAAGACCACACAAAAGTTGTGGCACTTTGAGGATAGTATAGACCAGTATGACTATTGTAGGCAATTATGCTATTACTATCAGGCTGTTGTATGGTATCTAAAGTATGAACTCAAAGAAGATACTAATAGTTGGACTTTTGATTTCTATATTATAGGTATCGATACTACTGGTAGTTATGAGATTCGTGTGTTCAAAGTTGATTACTACATGATTGACTCTCGTAAAGCGGTTATAATGAATGCTATGAAGGAGATTATGTGGCATCAAGAGCATAACAAGTGGGAACATAGTAGAGCCTATTATGAAGGTGATGGCTCAGAAACTTTAAATTTATAAACATTATGAAAAATATTAGTAATTTAGCAGAAACGTATTTAAAAAGTTTAAATAACATTCCTGAAAATATGGTAGAAATAGTAAAAAATGCATATATAGCTGGATATAATCAGCAGGAAATAGAGGATTCGTTTGACAATGATATACAAGATGACGAAGAAGACGTTTTTGCTGACTGTATTGACGATATCACTCCTATAGATTTAACTGATGGAGAGTAATATTTATTCTATTGTTTATTATATAGATAATTCATACAAAATAAAGAATTATATAAGGTCGTTAGATATATTGAGATTTGGAAATAATTATGAGTCTAAAATATATTTAACAAAAATAGATTATAGAATAAAGAACCTTTTGTTGTCCGAACCAAATTTTATAAGGTTGGGTTTGGATGATAAAGGTATTTATGCTATATTTATGATTCCAAAAAAGTATGAATATCTTGTAGTAATAGTAGATAAAGTTGGATACAGAGGGATGACAAAAGAGATGTTGTCCCTTTACAACAAAAAGACCTTAGGTAAAAAAATATTACCTAAGGTCTTTTTTTATTCCAAATAATAAGAAGTATACTCATAGGGTTTAATCTTCGTTTTCTTGATCATACCCCCATATTAAATCGTACAATAGACTATATCTTTCGAACTTATCCAACTTCATCACCTGCGTTTCATTATATCTACGCTTTGCTGCAGGATCAATAAACTATTCGAAGATATTGTGGAAAGGTATTGTTTTCATGAAATTTCTAAAACCTTCCGTATATCCTTGATATGTACCGTTTTGTATAATTCCATCGTCTTCTTCAAATTCTGACTCTTCGTCACTAAAAAAGTTTAAAGCCAGTCTATAAATACCGGAAACTATAGATTGGGAGGCATAGTTTCTTCCATATCCCAACGTTGACATAAATAAACTAGTACCCATTCCAGATGTAAATGTTAATAATGCGTCACTCACGGACGTGGCAGCTGTTGCTGATTTTACGTTGTTTAATATATCTATGAGATTATATTTACTATTTGTTTCAAATTGGACAGCTCTAGCCCAATATGCAAGTGTTTGAAGCAATAGCCATTTAAGTCTATCGTCGTCTTTATCTGTACTGTCTGCACATGCCACAAGAAGGTTTGCTATAGGAGCAATTGCGAAGTTTATTAGCATGACCTCATAAAAAGTTTGTCTTATCTAATACGCGTTTGCTATCTAGTTATCATGTTCTTCCTAAGACTGACCTTCTTTTAAAGAGGCAAATTTAACTCCAAGTGGATTTAATACATCCCCTAAACCTGTACCAAAGAATTCGTTGTTTACGTTCTTTAACGATTTACGATCTTTTCTATGTTTGATATTATAAACCAAACTTGTAGCTAAAGAAATTGTACCACATCCGGCTAAAAATACAGGAGAAAATCCGCCAAACGCAAGTCCAACAAACGCTCCTGCGCCAGCTGCAGCTAATGCGTTTGAAGCCCAAAGATTTCTACAATAGTTAAACAACGTTCTAAATTGACCTCCTTTATATTCTTCTGCATCAAAATCATATACACGTTTACCCCACGTCTGTTGTAGCATTAATGGTATATATTGTCTGTGAATAAGCACAAATGCTCCTAAAAAATTTCGTGTCATCAACGCCTTTTGCAATCTTGTTGCCATACCGTCGGCTTGTTCTGCATTTTTCATGGCTTTGTTTGACGCTGTATTTTTTATCTTTTCCCACGCCGCTTGATATTCTGGTTTTACGATAAGTTTTGTGTCGTTCGAGTTAACTTTAAAATTCCACGCTTCGGAATCTCCTTCAAATATATTATATGCGTTGACTTTTGAATTTTTAAACTCTTTCATCAACTCTTTATATTTTTCCTCGCCAAGTATAAGACGTTGTTCTTCTATCATATGTTTTGTCATAAACTAACCGTTTACATATCTATACGATAGAAGCGTAGCAACCATGATTGTAGCTTTGGAATAAATGTCTGCTGCGGACATTATACCGAAAGTGCTGTTTTTGTATATTGCCTGTAATATTCTATTTCTGTTTGAATGCTCAGATTTTTTTCCAGATTGGTCTGATAAATCCATAAGCTCCATCAACAGTATTAATTTGTTTTTAGTAAGTCTATCTCCTATAAACCTAGCTCCTGCAAAGTTTGACCCAAATTCATTTAAAGTTATTAGGCCAGCATTAAACATGTCACTTTTGCTATATTTATATCCAACTATACCATTTATAACATGTGTAAACATTGTAGTAAAGAATCCAACCATTGCTACTTTCGGGTTCATTCCTAAGTTTCTTGCTGTGGTCATTCTTTTTAACAGCGATAAGATTTTTGTGAGATCTATTCCAAACAATCCAAAAGAGTCTCTTTGCATGTCATAGAGATCACGCTCTATTAATTTCCTTGCATAATTGAACGTGTTTGACTATTGATTGTTTCCTCCAGTAAGCTTTATTTTATCAGTAACTTTTCTAAATTTACCAAATCTATCGGAATTTTTAAACTTCTAATCCCGTATCAAATCGAGTATTAATTCACAATCGTCACGTATAATAGACCGTTCTTTATATTGACAAGACATCATGTAATAATCTCTAGTTATTCCAACTATATCTTTTGATATTAATTCCGGATGCTCTAGCGGTTTTGTAAACGGTGTTGGTATTACATGAAATTCTCTTCCGTCTGGGTATACTCCAGATATAGACTGCGTTCTACCGACAGATGATTCCTAATATGCAGTATTAATATCTGTATCATTGGGATCCTCGGAAAGACCTATTATTCTACCAAATCCAAATATCTTACTTAAGAAGTTTTTAAATCCTTTGTATGTAGATTTTCTATACAACCGTTCCATAGCAGTGCACTCCTGCTACGGCAATAAATAATCATCTGCAAATTCTCTGTTCTGCATTTGATTTGCTTCATGAATAGTATTGAAAATTCCATTATACAACGCTTTTAGAGTTTCAGAACCACCGTGGCGTACTCCGTTCTCGTCCTTTTTGCCAAAAATCTTAGAGTAATTTTCTTCGTTGTCATACAACTCTCGTTTTGGAACATAAGACATATTGTAACTTTCGTCAAAGTTATGGTTTAACAAATCGGATTCTTGTTTATCAATCCACGCATCGTTTGGCGAAATCTCCATAAAACTTTCGTCTACAGTCTCCATTCTCTACAACCAAGAATACGGAACAAATGTACCCTCTATATCAAAAAGATCGTCATCAAAAGTTATATATCCATAAGTGTTCCCTAGAATTATGTTCATAAGCTCGTTTTCTGTAGTCTCGTCATCAATATCTTCTATTTCAGATAACTATCTCTGAGCTTCTTTTCTAGCCTCTTCCTTTGCTCGTTTTAATTGTTCTGTATCTACATATTTGATATATTTATCCCAAATCTCTTTAAACTTGGCTATTCTTGCAGCGTCTGTTCCTTGCGATTTATAACGTTCACTATACATCTTTCTGTCGAGCTCTATAAGCGCATTTAACAAAACTTGAGGTATACTATTGGCATCATATTCTCCGTTTAACATACGATATTTACTTAAAATATCCTTTTTCTTCTACTTTAGCTCCTCGTATGCTTCGCCATAGTTTATTTTAAAATCGCCAAATTCTTTCTCTATTTCAAGAAACACTAAAGCTTCGCCAAATTCATTCTTTTTTAACGTTTTTATAGAATTTCGCTGATCCCATTTACTGAGCTCTTCCGAATCTTTTCCGTATTTTGCTATAACTTCGTTTCTCGCCTTAAGCCATTTATCTTTTTTATATTGCTTCTCCTTGTATGTATTATCTCTTTTCTTTTTAAACGGATTGGGAACATTATACAACTCTTCATATAAATTAGCTAACGCCTCAGCATCTTCTCGATCCTACCCTTCTCGTTCAAATCCGTACTCATTTATAGGACTACGTAAAAATCTTCTACGTTCCCAAAGCTTATTTAATTTGTCCCAGTCTTCATCAGACAACTGTTCATAGTGAGGAACACCATCTGCGTCGTATAAATTTTTATAATTGGACGTAATTGATTCTATCTGAGTTCTTATAGCGCCAAGTTGATCTTTTATTCTTTGTGGGAGTTTAGAGTAATGTTCATAGTATTCCGGTTTATATTTACGCTCACAGTGCGCATTCAACCATTCGTCTTTTTTCTCTTCAAAATACTACTTTGCAGTATATGTTTTTACTACGGTATTGCCTTTCTTGTCTGTGATTTTTATATTAGCTGTTCTTTTTCCAGCTTCACCGTCTGGAGCAACTCTAGAATCTACAGATAATGTAGCTAACCCAAAATATTTAATAAGATCTTTATTTATGCCGTGAATAGCCTCTATATAATCTCGTTTAAATCTACCGAAATTTAGATCGCGCATCAAATATCCTGTAAAATTACCATTTTCGTCAGTTTCATATAGATGCCAACCCTTCTCTCCACGTTTAAGGTTTTTCTATAATTTTAGCAAATCGGTCTATTTATCTTGTGTAGCAAATTGAGCTTTACTTAAAGCGCTATTTATCATGTAACTAATAGCGCGTACAGCATCGTTTGCACTAGCGTCTGATGCACCGGCGATTAATTCTAATGACGATATGTCGTCTAATACAGAATTTCCATTTATGGCGTCTATATATTTATCTATACCTTTATAACCTACTTCTTTAGCTTTCTTTTTTAGAGTATGAATGCCGTTTTCTTTAAGCATATATTCTAGAATATGCATTGCCTCTTCACTAAACGACTTTGCATTCTTCAAGCTTTGCTCCATGGCAAATATGTCGTCTATTGTTAGCTTTTGTTGATCTGGATTGAGATGCTTGTTGTATTCTTCTACAATTCTAGATTTATTGGACGAATCAACTAATATTGATAATATCGTGTCAAACGCTTTATTGTACATGCCTACGTTTGCGTGCATTTCGCGCATATAATCTGAGTTTGTAAACACGCCATTTTCTCTTCTGATAGTTCTAAGCTTGTCTACAGTTTCAATCATAGCAGGTACAGCCGTCTTTAATAGATTTTGTATGGCATTGTACTTTCCAACTTCGTCTATTACGAACATCTCAAGCTGGTTCTCTGTTGTGGAAATAAGTCTACCTTTTTCTACAGAATCTAGCAAAGATGCTTTTAATGCCTACACTCGAGTGTTAAGCATTTCCTGAATTTCCTCTATTTTGTGTACTTGCACTCCGTCAGAAGCAAGGTAGTTTTTCTCAACTTCTTGCATTTTCTCAAGCATTTTCATGCTTTCTATAAAATCTTCGTGATTCAACAAAGACTTGTTAGCGTTTGCATAAACCTGCTTAAGTTTAGAGTTATCAGTGTTTCCTCTTTCTATAGTAGGAGCGCCTATAAGATAGTTAGTAAGTATATTTTCGTAATCCTATATATCTGTCAATAACGAATTTTGTGCGAATATAGCACGTTTTCCGAAAGCTTTTGCTATCTTGTTCACAAGATTTTTTAATGTAGCCAATATACCAGATTTTCTGTTTAGTCGATCTATCTTTTCGGCAATGCCACACATCTGAGCTCTAACTATAGGATCGGATGCAAAACATGCAGCAAACTCTTTTTCGTTTGCGAGAGCATACATACCATCTATTACATTCTTAGAATGCACATCAAGATGTTTTATGTGTTTTGTTATTTTGTTGTATGCGTCTCGGTTAGCTCTCACAAATTCAAAATCAGCTTGTGTCTTTGGATTATTTATAATATCTACAGTTACTGCGTGTATTAGCTCGTGCATTATGGTAACTCCAGTGTATCCACGGGACACTTGATTAAGTTCATCCGGATTTATGAATATAACACTAGCACTTCCATCAGTAATTGTTTTCGCAAACTCTCCTATCTTCATAGAGTATCCTATACGGACAGGAACGTCGTGAAGAGATAGGGCTTTTGCAAGTTTATTATCTACAGAATGAAACACTCCACTAGATAACATTGCTCGCATTAAATCTCTACTACTAACGGTTTCTCCGTTCATCAGTTTCTAAGACAATTCTTGACCAAAAGAAGAAACTATATTTGCAGGTTTAAAATACTCACTATTTTCGTCGAACGTTACATCATTTTTGAGGTGATATATATTATTCGTTTTTGGATTCCAAGTACCAAGGTTCTCTACGTGTTTTATTTGATTTGGTTCTTTTACAATATACACATCTCCAAACAGAACGTCAAATTTATTTTTGCTTATCGAACCATCGTATAAATTAGACTTCAACTCATCTAATAGCTATTTTTCCTTTTCTTGATATTCTATAAAAATAGAACTATATTTGCCTGCCATCAGAGGATTTGTATCATTTGGCGACATCTAAAAGTCGGATTCTAGTGGATCTTTTATATTTAAGTACAGAGGAAGCGCTTCAGGAGAATATATAAGATTTTGTGTACCATACATCGCGTTAATAAGTTGATTTGCAGCAACCTGTCTGTATTTTGAATTTGGATTTATATTCTCTTTTATAAAATGTAACGTGTTTACTGAAGTATGTTCTCTATTTCCACCAACAAATTCAAGCCCTGTTGTTAAATAAGATATAATTTTAGCTCTTCTACTTAATTCTTCTATTTCAGAATTAAGATTTGTAATTAGCCGCTAATATTCTTTTTTTACAGATTGCGAATTTGTGTAATCTACGCCGAGAAACGATAATATATTATTAAAAACTTTCTTTATAAAAGAATCATCTTTTACATTGTATAATTGTTGTGTTATTTTATTGACTTCACTGTGTAATTGACCTATTTTTTTATATATGTCTTTTGTAGTAGGTAAATTATCGGAATCAAATAAATCGTACACAGAACTTATAATATCTATAATACTGTCAATTTCATGAGCTTTAATTCCAGTATATACAGCATTGTCATAACTAGAAGTAAAATAAAATTGTTGATTATTCGCTCCCCTATTTCCCTTACCGCTCATGTTTTTGTCAAATCCATTAGTTTTTATAGAATCGTACGTTCTGGTTCCGTGCCACACAACTAAAGGTTCACCATTCTCATCTACAACTTTAGAAACGGACTTTGATTTTCTAGACTTTATTTCTACTTGGCGTACGTTTTTATCTATATCAAGCGGTTCAATAGATTTTATAGTTGCGCCACGATATATTTTTACTTCAGATTCGCCTTGTAATGAAATATGTCCGGTATTATTATTTATAACAATTTTAACAAGTCCGATTTTATTCAAATCTTGTCCTTTTTGATTGGCATATTGATTTGCATAATCAATAGCATACCCAAGAGTGTAAGATCCATAGAATGCATTTTCATCTATATTAAAATACTAGCTTTGATTTTTTCTAAAATCGATTCCATTCAATAAAGATTGTATATCGTTTGATGCTGCATATATTGTAATGTCTTCTCCAGAATCAAATTTTTTTCTTATATTGTCTACTTGTTCTCTAGATAAATATCTATTTTCTGGTATATTATAAATCTCATACCTATATTTTTTGTCATAGGTTTTTGTCCAATCTCCAAACCAGTTAAAAAACTCATCAGAATAAACATTAGATTTAGCTATTATAGCTTTAGCTCTGTCTCCATTAAAATGACTCAAAAGAGTCTAAAATAATAACGATGGTTTGCCCTACGGAGTTTCGTCAAGGAAATTACCACCGTTTCTATCATAAGTTATATAAGCAGCCTCCATTGCAAGATAATCCTGCCCAGTTCGCTAATTTCTTAGCGAACTTGAGCGGAATTCATCTTCTGTCATAGGTCTGCCACCAAAAGCTTCAACCATTTCGTTGAAGCCGTCAAATACAAATTTATTTTTATAATTTGGGCAAAACATAGTTATTTTTTTTAATCGAACGCATCAAAATCATCAAATGAGTCATTCACATTATTGTCACATTTGGTGTTTTCCGCGTTTGTTCTACTTGCTTCATCTATCTACTTCAATATTGCAAGTTGTTCAGGAATTTTTTCTTCGTTGTCAAAATCTCCTAGATCCATAGCAGAGCCTTCAAAAGAGTCGTCGATAATGTCATCGTTAGTATCGTCTATCATGTCTACAGCTTTTTCCAGATCAGATCGATTATCTTTTAAAGCGCTTTCTATTAACTATTCGGCTTGTGTGCTACTTTGCATAGAATAATCTTCTTTTCTGTTATCCAAAGCCCACTTTAATTTGTCATATAATTTAGGATTTTTAAATTGTGCGTAATTGCTTAATGCAACGTTTGCACTAATTGAAGAATCGCTAAATAATTTTACAAATTGTACAGCTTCGGCTGAAGTAGTACTACCATAATAAGATGCATCCATGTATATTTCGTCTTCTTTTCCTTCACGAACTTTGTTCATTAACGAGAGTAGATATTTGTTTATCTTATACTACTTTACAGCAAATTCTATAGAGTTACTATCTTTTAGCAACCTTTTTGCAGTAGGACTGTCAGTACCAATAATACGCAAATATTCATCTTTATCTTGCTGTGTTATCTGAACATTGTGCTTGTCTGTTACCTTTACATGGACTCTACGAACAAACGAATCGTCAAACAATAACGTCTTTATTTTATCTAAATCAGATTTTGTTACTGGTTTATCAACATTTAATGTGATTATTTTCTTTAAATTATCCTCGCTTATACCAGTTTTATTATCTTCTTCGTAAGATTTGAACTCTGTAGTGCCTGTTGTATTTATTTCTAAAACAACATTTGCTGCATTTATGCACTCTTTTTCTGGGTCTTTAAACTTTCCACCAGACGTCTCGGATGCAGGATGTAGGTGCACCCTATTTACAATTTCTTTGAATTGTTGTGTATCAAGATTCAAATAAGTACTTCTATTAAATAAATCATATGTCTGTGGAATTTCTTTATCTTGCCATATAATATCCACATCAAACTTTCTATCTTTTTTAGAATTAACCTTATCTACAAGATCTTGTACTTCTTTTCTAATAGCCTGATGAGAGAAGTTTGTACTTATCCTATTATCTTCGAACACCGATGGTGTTTCGTAATCTGCATAAAATTCAAACTGGTGACTGTTTTGCTGATGAAGGCCTGCTTTTGGTATCGGTATATAGATAGACATCTTTTTAGCCGGCTTCCCATCTTCAACAGATTTTGCCTAAGTTATTCCAACCTTTCGATAAAGCAAAGTCTCTCTTCTTATTTTAATCTTAAAGAAATCGTTGTGCTTTACAGTGTTATCGTTAGAATCAATTGCTATATACTGCGGAAATCCATATTCTCTACCGTGCACCATAGACGGTCCATAGACAGGATTATTACTTGTAAATGGATATTTAGAAGAGTAACTTCCGGGATAATATCTTGGGACAATATTATCATCATACCAATAATTCCTAGATATAATATCCATCATTTTGGACACATTAGAATTATCATAAATAATATTCATACCCTGTTTAATATCTTCCTCGTTCGAAGAGTTAAGTAACGATAGAGTTTTGCTAAGCGCTAGATCGTATTGTTTTCTGTATTCTGGAGGAACTAATTCAAAGAACGAATTCATTGTATTTTGGTCGTACGCAGAATAATATGCATAAAACACTAGATCTGTTGCGATATCCTTTACATCCTCGGATTTAGAATTCAATAGTTGAGCAAACGAAGATATTAGTTTTCTCTTATACTGAGAATCTTTATCTATCAAAGATGTAATCAATGTTATTTTACCAACGGGTGACTTCTAGTTCGGCGACTATGGAACAAGTATATCAAGCAGCTCGTTGTATACTTTCCCAGTTTTTTGATCTATGAGATCAAAATAGTCCCATTTCTTCTTGTTGTTTTTTAAATTCGTCTGTAATTCAGCAATACGTTTGTACAAAGGAGGTGTTTTGTCATTACCGTACAGTATACGTTTCCAATTTTCTACAACAGCTTGTTTATTTCCTCCTAAAGTCAGGTCTATGGATCCTTCTGGAAGTTCAGACAAAGTCATTGTTCCTGCATTAAACATGGCGTTAAATCTCATGATATTATCGATTGCGGATCCAATTGCATCTATCTTATCTGCATTATATTCGCGTTCGTACAACTCCGGATCTCCGCCATTTATATGTGAAAATATCCACCTAAACGAATCTTCAAATATTTTAGTTGCCGTGAACAATTGCGACTTTAACATATTTCTTATAAGTTTAGTAGACTTTGTAAACTTGTCCTCAAGGTAAGAATCTTCGAAATATCGTCTAATAGCCTCTCTCTAAGCAGCTTTTTTATCGACTTTTCCATTGTCGTCCAAGAACTACCCATCGAAATCCGGATCATTTATTGTCCAAACAGCACCATCTTCCCTAATATGATCCATTTTATTTCTAAAATCAATCATTTGTTTTATAGTATTGCCAAATTTCTTTGTATCTATCTAAGAAGCACTTACCAACGAAGATATCGCTTGGGCGTGTTCTGATATTTCCTGGAAGCATCTAATACAAGCTAGTTGGTGCTCATAATAATCGATTAATTCAACATCGTCGCTAGACCTACCTTTTTGTATCTAATTCTTTCCTATTTGTTCATCAAATACTTTTGCTCTGTCATAATCAAAACTAGGTTCTTTCTCAGCACCTTCACCTTTTTTATTTTTATTATGATTTTTAGACTTATAATCTGCGTACTAAATAAGCTTATTTAACCGATCTTGTTCTTCCTTAGACAAAATAGATCCGTCTTTCTTAACTAAACGACTACGTATACCGTTAAGTTTATTTCGTGTCGATGCATATTCGTGTTGTATACATTGATTCCTACGGCGTTTGTATATCTACGATTCAGGCGTAGATCCATCTATATTTCCTCCATATATACCGCCAGCATTATTTATTTCGTCGGCAATATTTTTAAGACTTTGCTGGGCTAAGAACGTAAATGTAGACATTCCCATACCAGCCCTCAATAAGAAGTTTGCGTAGTTGTATGTAGCATGGTTTACGTTTAGATCGAATATGTATGGATCTTTTGCGACATCTACGTGAGCGTTAACCATTGCTGATAACCAGTCAGCTATTCGTCTACCATCTTTTCCGTACATCTGGTCAAGATCACCAAACCCGTACTTAGATATATTTCCGTCATATCGCATAGTAAGGTGGCACATCTAAGTAAGAGATAAGTTTGTAACGTTCAGAGCAAACGGAGCAATACCTTCTTTACCAATAGAAAATTCTCGTTTCTTATCTATCTAGAAAGATGGAGTTAGAGCAAATATACCAGGAAGATACTTTTTTGGTTGATTCCTAATCACACCATTCACAAAGTCATTTTTCAGCTCGCTTGTTAACACATCAATAGACGCTCTAGCATTAGCATAATTCTTTATATCTGTTATAAGAGTTATATAATGGTCAAGCAGTGAATTTGTTAGAGCTCCTTTTGTACTACCGGATTCAGATTCAAGCTCTTTCTTTCCATTCTTATAAGAATATGTAGCTAAGAACAATTTATCAACGTCGAAGTCAGAACCTGTCTGTGCAGTAAATTCTCTTGGAACAATAATAAGGTCACCAACAAGAGGTGGCATGACATCTGCCACAGTAAATGCAAACATTGAAGACAAACCTTGAGTAGGAATACGATACCCCATACCAAACGGTTTAGGATTAGACATTTCTCCATCTTTTGCTGTTGGTTTTGGATATTTTGTATCAAAAGATACTCCTTTAGATTCCAAGAACTATTCTAATTCTTTTTTTATGTTTTCTGGTACATCTTGAAGAATTGTACGAGTTATTATACTATTTATAGTACCTCCATATTTTCTTGAAATACCAATATTGTCAAGATATTTAAATGTTTCATCAGACCAGTTTTTATATTGCGTCCTATCTTCTGGTAATAGTTCATCTAGAGTCTCCTTTATAGACAATTCTTCATCCGTAAATGATGCTCCACCAGTCTTTCTTCCTTTTATAATGTCATGATCGATAAGCCATTGTTTCTACTCTGTAAACGGTCTTTTCTTAATATCGCCAGGCAATACAGACCTAAAGAAGTTTATAGATAATATAATCTCCATACTTCCGTTTTCCATATCCCAGTCGAGTTCTTCTCCGTTGTTGTAATTTATCTTATATGCACCAACCTGACTACGTACTTTATTGTTGCCATGCCCTACAAATCCAAATATAGATTGCTGAATTGCAGTTCCGCCAGGCATCTCAATGTCTACTACTTCAGAGTTTACAAGAGATGTTACACTGTTCTCAAATACCTCTCTAGACATTATACTAGCAGCAACCCCTCCGTCGTCGAATATATCTTCGGCAGCGACACCCAAACCGTTATTTTGGATTATCAGCTTTATATACTTCCTCAATTCTTCGTCGTTCGGTATTGGGTTGTCTGGGTCACTTCCCGGTTTAAAATATTTTTTACGCAATTTTTCGTCACCTACAGAAGTAAGTTGTTTTATTATGCGCATAATATCCTTCTTGATAAATTCTCCGGACTTTCCATTATACTCCGCATCGTCGATTATATTAGAAAACGCAAGTTTAAACATCTGTGTACCAATATTTCTGAAATCTTCTTCGTGATGTTCAGTGTTAAGCTGCATTCTAAGATTGTTTAAACTTTGTATTTGTACTGGAACAAAGTCGTCACCATAATATCTACGAACCTAACCGTAATTTTTGTTATCTTCGCCTTTTTTATCTTTTCTGCTATAGTCTATACTAGCCGCACTCTTCTTATTGAATAACTCATCTATTGTACAGACTTGCTCAGATACAGCAGCACCGTCTTTGCTCATCTTTACAGCATTTTGATGACCGCCAACTTTTACGGCAGATTTGAACGATATCATATCCAACTCATCTCCCTTTTGGTTCATTCGTTCGTACAATTTTCTACTTGTATCAGTAGTAGCTTGGAACTTGAATAGAGGGAATACGGCCATTTTGTTCAAGCCTGGTACAGCAGTACCAAGAAATTTACTCGGATCGTTTTGAAAATACGACATTTTTAATGGAAACAATTCGAGCTTTCTTACGGCGTTGTACAGTTTTTCGTCGGCCAACCAATCCCCAGTGTTAGATCCTTCTTTAAACTTATCACCAACGCCCTGTATTATCTGGTATGCTCTTTCATCGTCATAAGACCATTGACCAAGCCCAATTCTGATTTTTCTATATAGCGACGGCCTTACAAAAACCTATGCATCGCATACAGTAATATCGTTATATGGTTTTAATTGAGATTTTAGCTCTTTCTTTATCTTTGGTTTTATGTCTTCATACAGATTATATATAGCTTTAAACACTTCGTCGTTGTCGTATATAGAAGCTATTGTTTTCTCAAAACTCAAATTATTGTTCTTGCAATATTCTTCAAATTTTGATTTATCTATAGAACGTATGTGATCTACCAGTAACTGACGTTCGAATATAGAAGAAACATGATCTATTACCATAGATTGTGCATTAATGTCTTCTACATTCATGTTTGTATAGTCTGTTATAGCCAAGTCTGGATATTTCTATAATTCTTCTTCTGTATACGAAAGTCTCATTTCATCACCAGGTGACAAAGTGGAACCGAGTCGTTTTATTTTATCTGAAAAATTATCATTTACAACATCGACGTATATAGAACTTTCTGTGGTCTGTCCATTCGACAAAGTAATTCGTTCTGTTATCTGCTGCATACTGGAAACATCTTCTGCGTTTTGCTTTACATATGATGTTCCATTCCATTTATACGCAGTCCCGGTATCTTGTGCAATATACAGCACTCCGGCTTTACCTTCTTTTTGCAAACTTGCTTTGTTCTTTACCCTATTTGCTTTTTCTGCATTTTTTATAGAATAAAAAGCGGGATCTCCGGAGAATACTTTTTCAAACTCTATTACAGAAATTGCCTGGTTTGCTACATAGTTTGCAATAAGAGAGAATAAAGCGTCCTGAGCTACAGTTTCGTCGAGGCCTTGTGTTGTATCAAAATAAACACCTTTGTTTTCTAACGCTTTTGATATCCTGTTCGCATATGATAATATAAGCTGCGTTGGTATACCATTCGGTATATATTTCCCGTTGCGCTTAGATACCATTTTATAAGGACTGTTTTCGTCGGACAACTTTTCTAGCTCTTGTTTAGTAGCGCCTATCAACATTTCATTTATAGATGTCTTTATTTCTTGAGAAACAAAAGCTCCTTGTTTGAAATGTAAGTTTTTTATACGTTTTAATTCCTCTCGTATTAACTCAAATCCATCTAACTAATCTTGTTCTCCTAATGCAAGAGACCCTATTGTTTTATAAAGTGGGTCTGACTACGATAAATTTTTTGCATTGCCAGATTCAATTTGTTTCTGCAATTCGTATAAATACTACAGTCGCTGATTAAGATTATATTTTCTTCCCGACTTGTCAGTAAACGTTATAACATCGTAGAAATATCTAAATCTTCCGCCATTTCCGGAGAAATCGATTCTTGTTTGACCAGATTCGGTTTTATATTGCTTTCCGTGGTAATTATCAATAAGACGAGCTGGGTTTTCGATTAGGTTTTTAATGTTTTTTCTAGAGTAATATTGTTCTACAGCATTAAGTTCACCCATCATGTATTTTCCAAACTAATTTAATGTAGTGTCGCTGTATCGCATTATCTATACAGATCTATTACTTTTCTTATATTCTTCAGTTGCGTCCTAATCTATCTTTTGTTTAGTTTCACTATTTGCATCAAGTCCTCTGTACCACGCCTTTGCGTCTACCTACCACTCTAGTTGTGCCGATTGTAATTTATCTGTAGGTTTCGGTTTTTCTTTTTCGTAATTAAGATAAATGTGCTTTTCTAACGTATCTTTATACGGCATCACAATTATTGCGTCATGACAAAGCTTGAGATTTTTGTGTGATATAGAATACCATGTTTTCTTATCTGCCATTGTGGGAAGAACAATCTGATCTTTTTCTGTCATTATCAGTTTTGCGATATAATCTTCCATAGGAGTTATGCCAAAATAATCAGCTCCTTTTGGACGGTTCATATCTTTTATTCCCACAAACGCGTTCAATTTAAAATGAGTATCGGCTTTTTGTTGTTTTGCCCACTTTGAAGAAATGTCTAACAATTGACTTACTGCGCAATATTTAGACGCCTCCATCATACTTTTTGCAAACTTTCCGTCTGTTATAGACAACTGCCTAATTCTATCGGATATAAAACTGTTCTAGCTGATTGGATATATTCTGTCTCCATTTGGCGATTTGATTGAGAATTCTTTTGCAGAAGGATGTACTATATTTATTGCTTTTGCAAGTTTATATATATGAGTGCCTTCCCTAAAATTCGACAATAATTCATCGAACTGCCGTTCTCGTTCATCGCCCGAATATTTAACAGAATTTGCTCCAGAGTTTGCGGCAGAAATAATCGCATCAGCCATTTTTGGTAATGTGTTCTGTGCAGATTCAACTGTTTCTCCCACATCATCTGTAGTTTTCGCGTCTTCGTATAAAAACCAACTTTTCAGTTTGTTAAAGATATATCTATTTGATATATTATCATCTTTTCTAGAAGACAATTGTATCATTACCATTAAAGAATCTCTATCGAGTGGCACAGATAACATATTATAGAAATCAATAACGTCGTTAACGATATTGTTTATATTCTATTTTAATTCTTTTGTACCGTATTGTTTCGATAATTTTTGCCTTATTGTTTCTAAACGATTCCCCAATGTTTTTGCGAATTTCTTAGACAATACCGTTTCTCCACGTTTGTTCATTTCAAGCAATCCATGAGCAGTGAGTGCTTTTGACCACTCTCTTGGTATATTTCTAGAAATTTCCTCTTCGTTGTCGTTTTTTATGCTCCACTCTCTTTTGACATCTGCTACAGCTCCATTTCTTATTATTTCACCTTCGTCAAATGAATCGTCATCAGAAAAATCTTCATCGTCTATCTATTCTAATGGATCTTGTATCCTAAGATACGATACCTGAGGTCTATTTGCGTTTATTGTAGTATATATCTAACTACGCAATGTTATAGCATCCCAACTGTTACCGTCAATTGTAGTTAATATTCTCCATAAAGATTCATAGAAATCGTTACTTTTGCGTCTTTGATCTATCATTCCAAGCAACGATGTTTTTTTATACCCATCTTTATCTTTATCACAAAGAGATTCGCATTGCCACAATCTATCCACAATAAGATTCCATGCTTCTTTGAACGAATACGTTTTAATCATCCCGAAATCATCGAGTTCCTCTTCGTAATCAAAACTAATGCCGTCATCGTTATACTTTCTTTTCAGTATAGGAATTTGTTGCATCAAGAGCTTTGTTCTTATTGTAGCATTGTCTCGTTTAGAAACAGAAAGGTCAAATCTGTCCCACGTATTATCAGCGGGAGCGTTCTCCTTTAATTCTGCTTCATTTACAGCATTTACCTTATCTTCTTTGTCTAGTTTTCCTTTCTCTGCCTTTTCTACCTACTTCATTGTACGTATTTTAGCAGTAAGTCCTAGCTCTTCAAAAGACTCTTGCACAGCCCTTTTTACCAGCTCTGGGTTCTGCATAACATCTCGCAATATATGTTTCTGCTGAGTAGAAAGATCCGGAGATTTGTCTATCCACGACTCTACACTCTTCAGCATCTCATCATAGTTACTGCCATTTACACGCTTGATATCTTTTTCTGTGTGAACATTTGCGTCTTTTATAATTCTGTTTGCTATTGCCACAGAAGCATCGAAGTATTGTTGGTGATTAGAAATATGTTCAAATTTCTTTTGTCTTTGTTCTTCAGTAGTTCCTGGAATATAATATTTTACAAAAGGAGCACCTTCTCGCCACTCTTTCTTGAAATATGCAAGATCTGCCTAGGAAGCGGTGCCTTGTTTGTAATTACCTGCGATAATGTCATCAAATACTTGTCTATACTCTTTTTTCTTGTTAAACAGCCTTACAAAATCTAACATGTTTGTAAAAGCGCGTCGTATAGAACCTATAATAGACATGTCCTCCTATAAAAGAACCCATTTTCTGAAATCTTCAGCCATGCGCTCTTCTATTTCTTTATTATCTGGTTTTTTCCTCGCAAACCATTTGTGAGTGTTTAAATATGCTTTATATAAATACTCACGTTCTTCCTTGTTGTGCAAAAGTAAGTTTACATAATGCCAAGCTTCATGATAATGTACACTGCGACCGCCAGTTTTACGCAAACCTATCGTACCAACCAAAGAGTCTGTTATACTATCAACAATTACGTCTACAGCACCCAATATTTCAGGATCACGCAGCGCTTCCTCTGCGGCCCCCCATACAACAACGTTTGCCTGATCTATACCTAATTTGTCAGAAAGCCATTCTCTAGCTTTCTTTTCGTCAAACGTTCCTTTTGTCTTTTTTCTTGAAAAAACACCTGTTGCCGCAGAAATAGTATAATGCCTTTGATTAAATGGAAGTTCTTCTGGGGTGGCGTCTTCTGTTTCGTACGAATCTACAGTATCTACCAACGCTTTCACCTTGCCAGTTTCCTTTTCTTTATATACAAATATAACATCGACTTCGTCTGGAGTACGTTTGTCGTATCTTTTGATAGTCCCATTCTCCACAGACTGTCTATCCAATTTATCTTTGTGCGTTTTGTTATATTCTTCCACAAAACGATCTACCTGGTCTTCACGTAACTTCTTGTCCCATTCGATTAACCCTTCGTCATCATCTTCAGATATTCCAAGCCCAGAATCATCATGTTCTTCGGAGAATTCACAAATAGTCTACTTATCCCTACTCTGTAGGAGAATCATATCAAGTATATCATTTTTATCGGTATCAATTCTATTAGCAAAACTTTTATTATTTGCGCCGGAAGACCGTAAAAACTCTACCCATTTTTTTATTTTCTCCTTTACTTCTGCTATTGTTTTTGGAATATTTAATCTATCTAATCCTCTAACAGATATTTTTGACATTTGTGCCTTTTCCTTAGGCTCGTCATAAAACACGTTGCTTTCTTCCTATACGTCAGGTTCTGAAGCCTGTTGTTTTGCTCTTTCTGGTTCTGTTTTAGCGTTTTTCTTTCTTCTTTTTGCTTCTTGAACTGGGATAGATAATCCACCTGCTGTTTTTTGTACAGGATCTTTAGACTTTGATTTTACACCATGAGCAAAAACAAACGGAGCCGTAAATATCTAATCGCTAGCATCTGTTTTTATCTTTCCGTTTTTTATCATCCATGCAAGAACACTACCCCTCTGTTCAACAAGATCGCCGAATTCTGTCGCACCTCCATCTGGAACAGAGTAAAAATCTCCAATTCTGAAGGAAAGCTGCGGGCATCCCATTATAGACACACGATGTTCCATAATCTAAGCCGGTGTCATTTTGTCAAATGTTCCGGCTTCAAATTCTTGTTGAATTAAATACTGCACTAGATCTCCAAGAACGCTTTTTGAAGCATCGACAGAGGCAGACTCTCCAAATGTATAGTCGTCAGTATTCCAGTGCATTTGCGTAGCTATAGCTTGTACAATACTTTCTCTAAGCTGACGTTTTTGTTGTCTAACCTCTTCTGTATCGTCTTGAGATTCTAGTATTTGGTTTTTAGAGAACTCTTGTTGTACATAAATAGTTTTGTTTTTCTTTACAGTTGTTCCGTCTGCTCTAGGTACGTCTATTTGCGTTTCTTGGGGAAGACCTATATACAACATTGGTTCACCGGTACCTTGCTGCCACATAACAACAGTTTTACCAGTAGCTGTTTGCTTCTTGATTCTAACCGGTTTTGCTCCATAGTACAACTGCTTTGCGGCGAGATTTACCATAAGATCGCTGTTTGGATCAGGTTGCTTAGCAAGTAATGTTTTCATGCTACAGTTTATAAACAACGAGACCAACTCATTTTCGTCATACTGAACCCTTCCTTGCTTATTGCCGCTTTGTATGCCTGGTAAATTTAATTCTCCAAGTATCATATATAGCAGTACTTCGGCAGCACTTGGTTTTTCTTTTATACCGGATATTGGTTTTTTTGTAATAGGATCTATGCAAAGTTTTACGCGTCTAGAACTATTTATTGGTACTTTCTCAATCTTCCCGTTATCTGTCTATCTATACTGGACATCAAATTTTTCTTCAGCAAGCATTACCGGAATCTTATTTTTGCCAGTTAGACTATGTACCATCATATACAATTTTCCTGACAGACCACCTTTTTCAAACAAAACTTCATCATCTCCTTCTCTGCGACTAAATCCGTATTTTACTATAAACTTTTTACCGGTTCTTTTAGCACGTAAACCTTTTCCTATACCTATTAAAAGAGACTCGTCTTCAAGCATATCTTGTATCTCTTCCATAGACATAGAAGGATCTACTAGAGTTCTGTATATGGGCAAATCACCGGCTGTTTTCTACGAGTCTACTCTTCCATTACTTTGCTCCAAATATTCTGGACGAACTTTGTCTATATGAGGTGTATTTGGAAATATATAATCCCCATTGGCATCTTTTTCAAGATATGCGTCTATTATTTCATCTCTTGTCTTCTTGAGCTTATCTATTTCCTCATCTATCTTAGATTCTTTAAATACAATTCTATCGGGCTTTGAAAAATATTTTCTTGCATTATACTTGTAAGAATCTTGTATTTCATCTCGTTGCTTCTTGCGCGCTTCAAAATCCTCAATAGACTCAGATGGAGATCTTTGAACACTGTCCCAAATAGAATACGCCTTTTGCTTTGCATTTTTCTTATCCCTATGAAGTTGTTCATAATCCTAAGCATATAACTCCCTTGCATAGCTATTCACAGCTTGTTTATACGCAGCTTCTATTTGTTTCTCATACAAGACTTTATCCGTTTCTGGCTTTTTTATTCCACCAACGTATTCTATTACCTTCTTTATGTCCATATTATGTAACAGAAGGCTTGTTTTTAATATTTCGCGCTGGTGTATATGATACACCCTAGGATTCCCATCTCTGCCTTTATATTTACTAGATACTGATACTACATCGCCTATTGGCTTATATACACATGCATATGATGCATCTTCGTCTTCTAGTATAAGTGCTACTGTAAACGCGTCCTTGTTGTTCTTTGTATTCTTTGCCTGTAAAGATTGTGTTACTACATAATAAGATTTTACTTTATGTAACCACCCTTTTTGCGACAATTTTTTAGATAATTCTGCACCAGGTTTCAGCGGTTTTCCATTAAACTCTGTTATAGTTTTCCCGTCTACACTTAATATTATAGGAGTTTTTTGTTCGTTATATTTATAAAATAACGTTTGCCATATTAATTCTGGCGACGGCTCTCCGACAATATCTCCTAGATTTTCTTCATTGTCTATCTGTGTAGAGTTATTTATATGCACAGGAGCGTTTTCTGCTTCATCTATAAGATCAAATTCTTCTTTTATAGAATCAGATTCGTCTTCATTTAGTGGATCGCCGTCGTATTCAACATCACCAAATTCGTTCTCAGATAAAAACGACGTGTCGTAATCGTCCTAAATATCATCTTCTATTGCATCTTCTGCAATTTCTTCATCTGTTCTCTGGATATCGTCTTCAAACGAAGGCTCAAAATTTTCAGAATCGTTCAAATCACTGTTGACGCCTGTATCTTCATACTAAATATCACTATCATACGGATTAGCGCCGTCGTCTTCTAAAGACCCCTCTATGGCGTTATCTATATTACTGGTATCTATATCATCTTCGTCTACGTTGGCAACTTCACCAGGCTCATCGTCAAGTTCGTCGTTTTCTGCCTTGTTGGTGTCGCCAGTATTTGTAGAACCTTGTTTTTTACCGTCGGCTTCTGTGTTATCGTTTCCACTGTCGTCAGTACTCGTTTTGCCGGATCCTTGTTTTCCTGTTTCAACAGAACCGCCTCCGCTTAAAGAATCAAATTCATCAAAAACGTCATCTAAATCCTCATCCTATTCTTCTTTTCCTTTGGCAGCGTTTTTACGTTTTTGTTGTTCCTCTTTTACATCTTGTTTCTTTCCACCGTCGTGATAGAATTGTTTCCTTACCGCCTTTTCAGCGTCACTTATGTTGTCGAAAGTTTCCTCGCTTCTTACAATAGGTTCGTCTTCATCTGAGCTATCCTAAACCTACTATTCTGGACCGCTTAAAAACTCCTACGGTTCTTCTATGTCTTGAAAACGTCTGTGTACTATTTTCTTTCTTCGTACAGACTCTTCTATTTTTTTCTCGATGGCGGTCCAGGCAGCTTTTTTTGACAAATGCTGCATGTCCTCTAGGTCAGTGATCTCATCGAAACCTAAATGCGTATCGGATTCTCTTCTAGAATCTTTCTTAGCTACTACAGCACCATACTCGTTTACAATATCGTCCAAATATGTACCTGTAGCAGATTCTCCAAATATAGCCTATCTTAATATATTCGGGTTTTCTGACAGCGACATGTAAATATTTGCAACTCTGGCCTATGCGTCCATTATTGCTCTATTTATAAAGTAATTCTCTAATGTTTTAGTATGTATGTCGTCGTCATCCAATTCAAATACTCCGCCTAAGAATTTCTCAAAATCAGAATTCTTTCCTACAATGTCCTGTTCTACGCTACGGAGCTGCTCTAACTTCTTTTTATAGTTGTCGACCCACCCTTGTACTTTTGACGGATCTACGTCAAGTCCCGTTATTTGTCTTATTTTAGTAAGAGCTTGTGCTTGATCGGTAGCCCACGACATGTTGTCTTCGATAGCTTTACGCTTCTTAAGATTATGAAGCATTCTTAACTACTCCAGAGCAAACAATGCTTTTGTTTTCGGTGTTTTAGTGCGCTGGTATGCTTCATGAATAAGTCTGTCGCGTTCTGTCTCGTCGTTTTCAAATATATCTTCAAGATATGCAGTTATCCCTTCATCGAATGCAAGCGCTTTGTCTTTAACCAAATCTCTTATTGCCCAATGCCCAGAAAACTTTTTAGATTTGTTTTTTCCACGTCCGTTTTCGTTTAACATTCTCTCTTTAAACAAATCTTCAGATTCTTTTTCATAAATAGGCTTTAACAGTTCATCACGCTTTTTCTTTGCCTCATCGGTTTTTGCCTCAAATAGACGCTGCGCCTGCACTCTGTACTTTGGACCTTTTTTCTTGGTTCTCTGCTTTTTTATATCTTCATCAAGATTGTTTTGTAAAACATCTTTACCAATAAGTTCTATAAGCTCGTCAACAGTTTTTATGGTTTTGACGTAAGACTAAAATTCACGATTTGTGTATTTTGGGAAATCTTTTATATACTTATCATAATTGTTGGAAAATTTATCTATAGCCGCTGCTAATTTTGAATTATCTTTTACTAATTGTGATAATTCTTCTTGAGAAATACTTCCATCTAATATTTTGGTAAGGATATACTCCTAATATTGTTGTGTAGCGTTTATATCTTTCATTTGCTACAAAACCAACTCTCTAGTTTTATGATAGTCCATAAGCGCTGTAGCGCCATCACGAAGAAATTGTCTATATTTTTCGCTATCTTTGTTTATTCCCTTTTCTTCAAGATCTTTACTTACCTGTTCGTTGGAATAAAGCCCCCACACAGCTGTCATCAACTTTATATCGTCGTCAATGTATTCTTTCTTTACAAGACTGCGATTAGCCTGTTCTATTCTATCTTGGTATTGTTCATTGGTTTCGCCGTCTCTTTGTTTGCCTTTATCTTCACTAAGCATCTATTTTAGATCATTTAGTGAAGTAAATAAAGAACTCCAATCGGCTCCATGCTAAAACCTATCGTAGAACATGTCGATGTGTACATTGTCCTATAAAGCTTTTTCTTGTTCTGATAATATTCTTATAGCAACTTTATCGTCATAAAATTGTCTAGCAAGACCTCTTATGTTTTCATTAGATGCACCGGCTAAATTAGTAAGAGCATGTTGACCGCGAGATTGTATTAGTGACGACCAGAATCCAATATTCATAGATTTTACAAGATCTTCGCTCCCGTTATCTGGATCCCATACACCAGCACCAAAATAATCAGCAACCGCTGTTGCCGCTATCCCAGGATTTGATACAAATTCGCTAAGATCAAACATGGATTGTTTTTTGCGGTAATCGTCATATTCGCCTCGCATGTATCTAGATGACAATAGATTTTGAACACCTTCTTCTGCAGATTCTGATAAAGCGGTACCCAACAGTGTCCTAAACTTTCTTCCTTCGTACTTGGCCAAATGCTCTCCCATGAGCGCTATTTTTGGCATATCTCGCTTCAAGAATGTTTCTGCGGCCTTTTTTATTTTTCTAGAAAAATATCCGTCTATTGCGTTTAGGCTCTAGTCAATGGCGCTTTTATAATCTGCGTATTTATATACATTTGGATCAAACCTCATATTTAAACGCTGACCCAATGTTTTTTCTCCAAGATACAGATTGTCTAATGTTTTATCACGAAACACTTTTAACCCGCGGGTCACATCTCCACTATAACTCATATAAGGGAGCATTTGCGCGTAATCTAATATACCAAGCGCATTGTTTGCGTTTATTAGTTTGTTTATACCAAGTTGAGCATTTTTCTTAGCTTGCTCGAATGCAGCATCGTCTGTCTTTATATTTAACGCAACACCCAACTACCACAACTAATCAGTCGTTAACGCATCTACGTCAATCCCCATCAAGGCGCCACCTTCTTTTATTTGGCGCATTATATTTTCAATATCACCACCGTTTGCTTTTGCTTCATTCGCTACTCTATTGCCAATAGCGCCTATTTTTTCAAGTGCCGTTTCTTCTTGCCTGGATTTTATTGTCGCACCAACACCAGTGGCAACATCCGCTGCAGAAAGTACGGTTCCAATAATAGGATGGTTTTTTAAGAAAGCAGAAGTTAATTTCTTTATAAGCACATCTACACCTTGAGCGCCAATTTGATACTTCATCATGTCTAACGACGATGCTATATCTTGTGTTGCCAAAAATGGGTGCAATAGCCCATCGATAAAGCCGCCTTCCTGTTCGTACCACTACCGCTGTTGTTTCCATTCTTTAGAAACTTCATTATAGTCGTACGCTCCATCTATACCAAACAGTCTTCCGTATTTTAAATTATCTTGAGATTCTTTCAGCTCGTCTATAGTCTCATTATATTCATGTTCGGCATTTGATATCTTACTGTTGATATCTTTTATCGCGTCTGCCCGGTTTATTAAATCACCCCCTACATAAGATTTATTTAATATCTCGTCATCATCTTTTGATAAGTATTTTATATAATTCTGCATTCTCGACGATGTGCTATATTCGTCAGACATTATTTTTTTAACAATATCTTTTGCCTCACCATAAGCACCGCTTAATATCTCGTCCAAGACTCCAACCGGTCTTGTTACAATATCCGCAGCTCCTTCTATAACTCCTCCTACAATACTGCCAAGAACACCATATTTACTCAATCCGAGTCTTACGTTATGATTACTCCATCCATTTTTTATAGCTTGTGCAGTCTGTGCGTTAAATCTTTCAAGCATCGACAACTTAGTGCCGTCGTACATATTTTGAGCTATTGCATCATGCGTACGACCCTCTCCTGTAAAATACTAGTCAAATTGAGCTATAGATTCTTTTACATCATCTAACTACTGAATCAGTACATCAAGGTCTTCTCTGCTTCTGGTTGACATATTAGGATCGTTAAAGATTTTGTCTTCTAAATCTTCTTTTCGCTTCAAAAGATCATAATAATCTTTTATTTTAAGCAAATCTTCATGATATGTCTTTGCGTCGGAAACGTCACCAATCTTAGCATTTACATCTTGTGTATCCATATCGTAATTTATGGAATTCCACAAATCAGATACAGTCTGTTTTGTAGAATCCCACAAATTTCCAAAGAAACTATCATTATTGGCAGAAGAGTCTATATCCGCTTCAGGATCGCCTATGTTTGTAACAATAGTAGATCTATCATAATCATTGAATAGATGTTGTCTATTCCTATTCGCCTATATTTGCTACTATCTATATTCTCTTAATTGACGATCTAAATCTTTATACTTGTCGTGTGTCATAATTATTGTATTATATCTTCGAGATCATCATCTTCATAGCCGCCCTGTCTATCAGATGCTACCTTTTTGGTATAATTAAGAGCGTCTCCCATGTCATTTATCTAAGAGTCTATAAATCCTCTTGAATTTATGGTTCTGGAAACTGGTATATCGACATATTCTTCTTTTCCTTCTACTAGCTTTCCACTAGTATTTTTCTTACGCAAACTACGCTCTCCTTTTGTAGCCCCAATTAATCTTAAAGTAGAATCAAGATCTCCACTAAATCCATCCAGATCACTTTTTTTAACTCTTATATAACCATTTATATCCCACACAGATGCGTCTTGAGAATAATCCATGGTATTTACACTTATATCATCGTCATTTATAACATACCCTGTTATTCCCTTTTTGACCATGTAATCGTATAGTTTTTTACTTGCACTACCAGAAGATACTTTTCCGCCTCCATATACATATTGTCTATGAGACGTAAAATTCAATCCAGAGCCAGGCGTGAATGATACTGGTCTTCTCTTTACAATTTCCCATTCTGTTGCAGGAACAGGAGATGTAAGTCCAGAGAATAACGCACGAGCGGTATTCATGTCTGCGGTACCTGGGGCCAGTTTAGTCTAAAACGCAGAATAGTTTCTAGCATATGCATCTCTATCTGATAGGCTTAAACCTTTTTGTCCACCTAGTTCAGAGGGTTTTAGTTTTTCTTTGCCGTTAAGCATTATATTTATTCTCTATCTTCCCGTCCACCCCATAGCTTGTATCTTTTGTTTCTAAGCTGCAGCAGCTGCCTTCTGTTCGGCTATTTTTAACTTTCGTTCGTTTATAGCAACGTTCTGTCTTTGTAACCGTAGTGCCTACTCTTTATAATAACTATCGACGCTTTTGCTTAAAGGAGTCATCATCTAGCTATCTGCTGTAACTGCATTTTGTACGAAACGCTCGTTAATTTCATCTTCTGTGGGAGTTTTCCCTTCCTGGATTAGTTGTTGTTTAGCAATATTCTTATAATACTCATACATAGGAGTTCCCATAAGCCCAGGCAATGCAGATCTCATTGCAGATTCCATGTCTGCTCTAGTAACTCCTGTATATTCGGCTTTTGGATCGTAATCGCTTCCTACACGAGATATAGCCTCCTCTCTAGAAAGAAGGTGCGGTTTTATATTTACGAAAGACGGATGTACCATCTCTTGTAATGATATAGACTCTATAGGGGACGATCTATCCCATATTCTTAACCTGTTTTTGTCATCAGATGTAGAGAAGTCTTGGAAATTTATACCACCGTTATATGCAATATCAAACAACTCTTGAGCTTCACTATACTTGCCGCGCTTTCTAAGATCCTACATTGCATCTAAATAAGCATAACCAACTTTAGCGTTTTGCTTAGCTGTATTATACCACATAGGATCCATAGAATGACTAAGCTACTACACTAACATTCTACCCTCTGGACTCTTAAACAAGTCTATACCTCTGGCATACGCATCGTTAATAGTACTACGAATATTATTCATAATACTACCATACTTCTGCATATCTTTAGCAAAAGGACTCATAAAGTCTCCGTATGTCTTATAGAAGTTCTCCATCTATGCCTAGCCTTTATCATACATATCTTTGGCTGCATCGATGGCCATCTTCATTACTGCTGTATCGTACAAATCCTTAGTAGGCATTTGTACCCAATCATCATATGCGTATGTCATTATATTCTTACATAATTACCGTTTTCGTCCTGGTAGAACAGAGGCCTGTTTCCATAGAGCGACGGTATGTTAAACATTGTTCCCATATTAGCTAGCTTAGCTGCATTATCCTTATACCAATTGAGCTAGTCTTTCCTCTGCTTCTGATCAGCTTCATATAAACTCATTGTCCTATTAAACTGATTACGCTTAAACTCGTTTGCTTGGTACTGTTGTGCCTGAGCAAGCATATTAGCTATTCCGGTCTGTATACCTTTGTTACGTGCAGCATGTGCCTTGCTATAGTAGTCAAGATCCCATCTATTAGCATCCATTCTTGCTGTTCTAGAAGCCTGTCCTGCATTAATTGCAGTTTGAGCATAATTAGATCTATAAGCGTTGTTCTGCTATTGAATACTAGATAAGAGATTGGCTATATTCTTTTGGGTTGTGTTGAGATTTGCCATCCTTATAGCATTGCGCTAGCTTCCACTAAGACCGCCTGCAATATCTATGGCTCTATTCTGTCTATATTCAGCATCACGAAGCTGTGTTATAATTGGATAAGGATTCATCCTAAGTCCAGCAAGTGTACTAAGGGCCTCATTCTCATAAGGATTGCTTGCATACGTATTGGGACGATATGGCTTATTTTTGTACGCCTCGTATATCTGATCTATACTAGCAAGACTTCCTATTGCAGTAGGAATAAGATTACCTAACCATCCTTCGGCATGTCTCGGAAGTTTTCCGCATTTATAATTTGGTTTAGTGAGCATTTGCATCATTCTTTCAGCTCCGGTTATGTCTCCTGTACGCCAGGCGTAATCGGAGAGACCATATTTGTTAGTAATAACAGTATCGCTATCATTAAGTGACGCTAATTTTCCATCTTTATTGTTCTTAATACCGGGAACCCTGTACATTGTTCCTAACCACTTGTTAGCGATTACTTCTCCGTTTGACACTCTAGCCGTAGCTTCTCCATTTACTTTTCCTACAGCGCTAACAAGACCATCTCTAAGCTTTGGAAGTTTTCCATTAGCTGCATATAAAGCTTGATCTTCCATATTGCCATATCGTTTGGCTCCATCTAACTTCAGATATTGAGCGTATGCGTTATCTCTAGCTGCCCACTGTTGAATGCTTGCATATCTTGCAGCATTCTCAGCTTCACGTTTAGCTTTACCACGACCAAATATAGATGCAAATCCTCTAAACGGATTAGTGAGAAAGTCTTTACCTGTCGTCTAATCATACTCTTGCATTATCTGGCCTTCGTCTACACCATTCTGTTGAGTATACGTAATACCGTTTATATTCTGTTCAGATGTACCAGCATCAGCAAGATGCTCGTCTGCGGACTTTATTCTGTTTATACCTTCAAGAATACCACCGCCTGCCCAGGCTCCCAACGCGAAATACGGACTAATGCCTGCTGCAGCGGAATCAGATTGTGTAGGACCACCGTTACTTACAAATTTTGCTCTCTACTTCGGATCTACATTTTGTGTTGGTATATTTGGTGTAGCTGTCATCATCTTCTACACTCCCGCATTTGCTCCAGAAAAATCAGCCTGCTTCATTGTTGGCATAGTAAGAGGTTTATACGCTCCAGGATTATATTGCGTTGCCTTCTACCAACCTCCATACATGTTTGCAACACTGCCGGCAACATTGGCTCCTATACCGCCACCAGCAAATCCTGGGAGTTTTTCTACAGTTTCCGCCGTAGGCTACCCGTTATTTATAGCTTTTAATTCTCTATGACTAAATTGTTTTAACTCCATGACATTCTAAATTTCGTTGTTATATATTGCAATGAGAAGTCAGTGGAGTTATAATCCGAAGCTATCTCGCATTGCATTGTTTTTCCTCGCATTCTATTTCCGTACTCTATGTCAGAATCATGCGAACCATTCCTAGGTATACTTAACCTGTAATCATATTCATCTACACTTATAGCCTTGTTTCCACGTACAACTGCTTTTTGCTTAAGTGGTGTCTCAAACGTAAACGTTAGGTGGTGCATTGGTGAATTAAGATGTTCTCCTGTAACATACATTCCATTGCCGTGTAGCATCTTCCAGTTTGCTATAGTTGGTAAACTACCTTTATACATTCTACCGCCAAACGTAAGATTATCAAACGTCTTGGTGTATATATTACTCTTATTTACAACTATGCGCACCTTTGGATATATCGGTTCATTAAACAGCTGGGCATAACCAGAAACGTTAGGTTCGTTCCATACGTAGATACTATCCGTATCTGAAATATATAAGTTGTTCTGCACTATTGTCCTATACAGTGGCGTGAACGTATATACAGAAGAGAATGCTTGTATTATCTCACTGTATACTAAGGTTTCATTAGAAACAACTTGCGCCAATAACTCTCCGTACTTGGTATCAAATGCTAGTGAAGGATGAGTAGATTCTTTTCTTTCGTTTATATAGTTAGTACAACCTTTTGTCTTTGTTAGCGGAACGAGTTCCATTCCTCCACTATAAGCAAGAATCTCTTTGTTGTATCCGTCCCACCAGTATTGTACATAGTTAGATTGAATCTCTGCTTCATATTGCTGAGGCTTCATTCCGTACACTGTAGAGATGTAATCGTATCTAGATAATACGCCACCCGCACCGACTATTATATCATTTCCGCTAGTATCGTTTAATACTGTACGTTCGTTTACGCTGAGTATGCCTGTAGCATGTTCTTGCCAGAATAACAGTTTATCTTTAAATAGACGCATATTGGTTACCATTCCGTATCTTGTATCAACATCTAGATAATCGTTTTGGTTAAATACCAACCAACTGTCTGTTATCTCGCCGTTTGTCTTTGGGTTAGAATAGTGTATTCTGCAATCATATTTATTGTCCGACACAGTGCTATAACTTATAGTAGAGTACTGTAGACTATTTGGTTCGTAACCGTATGCCGTATTATACATATATGCAGGTTTTGCTTGCGTGTATGTATCTACAACATCTATTTCATCCTGCATATAATAAGATGCGGCAGATCTACCATATAAGTCGCCATATGTCGCCGACAGATCTATATCCGATTCGAGCGGTATATAGTATACACACGATTGTCTTACAGGATCAAAATACTGTCCTTCTTGTGTTATAAGCGATGCATCATACCAGGCGTGCTGCGCGTTGAATATAAATACACCGGGGTAGCAGTCTCCATCGAACACATCAATGTTTCCAAGTCCTTCTTTATAGTATCCGTGTTGTATGTAATTACTATTTGTTATAGTATTTGTTCCGGCATACGGATTTGGTGATCTTCTCATTATGTTTACAACAGGAACTGTCATATTGAAATCTTCCGAAGATATCTCAGAAAATGGAATATTTTCACTAAGATCGATGAGAACGTACTTTCCCGTGCTACCTACTGGGCTAAATACTGGATAATATCTAAACAATCTTTCTAGATTATCGCTTAATTTCATCTCTTGCCAATCATCATCGTCATCTGCCCACTGTTTCTTTACTATCTCTGCTCGTTGGTGATATAATGTTGGTATACTCCAATTTATATACTGCTTGGAACCTATATTTACACTACTGTTCTCAAAATTTGGAGATTTATCCGAAATTGCTGTTTTTGAATCTGGCGACTTTGTAAACGATACGTTGTTTATTGCTACGGTTCCTGTATACTTATCTATCTACCTACCTACTGGGTATATTTTATAAAAAGATAGATTTCTTATATCGTGCGTTGATATAATACTGGACGTTTCACTAAACGTACTTGCAGCAGACGCATCTTGTCCAAATTCAAATCCTGTATAATCGTTATATTGGTTTGCTATTCTTACAGTCCAATAATTCGATGTATTATCATAATTGTAATTTTCTACCTGATATAAGCTTTCGGTGTGTAAATATAGTCCGGACTCTGGTATCTGAATGTGCCATTGATTGTCTTTCTTGTTTACATCTATTCTCCTATTGTATGCAACCTATACGTCGAGTTGTCTATCTGCAAATATATTCTATATATCGTCAGCCTAATATGTATATTCAGGACATGCAAAAACTAGTGTAGAGTTGTCTGTGTCTGCTTGGCACAACACATAATCACTATGTGTGAACGTACTATCTATTGGAAATGTAAACCTATTAGTAGTAATAAGATATGGTGCGCATAATTTGTTGCTCATTTGCATTGCGTCCTCAATCCTATTTCTACTCCACAATCTATATGGAAATCCTGCGATACCTTGAACAACGCGAATTTTATCGGAATTTTGTCTAGGAGCTCTTACTATCTCTACACCTATAAATCCATCAGGTAATCTGTTAACTATAAACCGTATACCAATTTGTATAACTTTGCATATATTTCTTCCATTCTTCTGATATACTGTATACGGAGGTTCTATTGGAGCCATTATATCACATAGCCATTTTACAGATGATTTCTATCCTTCGTTATTATAGAATATAGCTCCGTATCTATACACCTCGCCTTGTCTGAGAGACGAAATCTGTTCATATATTTGATCACCAACGATTCCAGAATCAACATCGTAGCTTAAGAATTTTTCATTATTATCATTTATATATACAGCTCGTTCTAATAATTCCCACGATAAATACTCACCGTCGCCACCTATTTCTGTCTGGTCATTAAACCAACATTGTCTATCGTATTGTTTTATTTTATTATCGTCGAATTGTAAATTATATTCCCTGTATGTTCCGTTTATAGTATCTTTATCCCCACTCGAATATATTCTAAAACCTCCAGCTAAATCCAAAGACTTATCGAGGTCATCCTATTTGTATGTTACATTAGCAGCGAACAAATAATCATTCTTTGACTCTATTATAGATGGAACGATAGCCCCTTGCATCATGGCGAGTATGTTATCAAACGAAGACGCTGCTACATTTGTTCCTTTGTCGGTGTACGAAGCCTAGTATTCTCCATCGTATACAAGATTCACCGAAGGATCCTAACCTACCTATACATATGCTATCCTGAATATTTGGAGTTTATCAAAATCTCCTCCAGCATACTGTGGTATGTTTATAACAACCGCCCTGTTCGATATTTTATCGTCTTTCTGATATCCTTTGTCGCCATCATACAATACAATAATATTACTAAGAGGAGATAATGTTGTTGCGGCGCCACCCTCTTTGTACATTCTGTATGCATACTATACTTTGACAGGAGGCAGTGTACCACTGTTCTATGACATACTGGCTTCTGGTCTACCTAAAGGAGAATCTATAACAGATACTATATCTGTAATATTCTATATTATGCCAGAATCAACATCGTTCAGATTTAAATACATCAGGTTATGCAAGCCATCTGCTATATAAAGCTTAACGTCGTTGCTATTCTCATACCTCGTAACAAGACTTAGATTTTCAACATTAAACCCCTCTCCACCACTCGGATCAAATATGAGTTGGAATCTATCGTCGTTGTTTATATCCTTCTTCCATATCTTACTGTCATCAGTAATAACAATGATTGTGTCTCGTATGCTAGTCATTGCTTTTATATTACCGCGACTGTATGGGAATTGCTTGGTTCCCTCTATTAACCTAAGTTCACCTGTATTCTCTTCTGTGTTTGTTGCTAATCTTACGTTCTCCGCATATCTATACTGACTACTATCCATTAAGGCATCAGATACGTCAGTATTCATGCCTTTAACAAAAGTGTTTATTTGTTGTAAATTGTCATTAATGTCCATAATAGTAGTCGTTGTATGTTAGTTGTTCTTTGCCTATATTCTTAAAGAACGTGTCATCTCCATCCCAATCGGGTACTAGTTTATTCCAATCATTCTTAATATTCTGCATATCGTCTGCAGTAGGCATCATAGCTTCAGCATAAGCCTAATTACGATAGAAGTTCCACTGTTGTTGTGTATAAAAGTATGACTATGCGGCATATTTCTGCGAATACTTAGAATTTCCACCAAGAGATCCATTCATAAACTTTGGGAATGTCAACTTCATTACAACATACCAATAGACAGCCTCCTAGTAAGAAGTAAGATCTGGTATTAATGGATATCCACGTTCGTCTGTAGCTATTGCTTTATACGCTAGTTTTATATACCCTTTCTTTTTGTTCGTCACTATCCACCCCGGTTTAATGAAGTACTCTGGTTTCTGATGCACACCTTCTATGTACATCCTGTTAAGATATTTCATAGTATTTAGTGTGTAGAATTGTGATTGTGACGTATTTAGTTTGTATGCGGCAGGCTGATGTTCATGTATAAACATTGGCTCCACGTCCTCTATCGCTTTGTTTTCAGGATCGTGATCCAGAGGTTGTGGACCAATTGGCATATGCCGCATTGGCCGTTTAGGCTCTTTAAATATTCCTGTGGTTGTGCTCATTGGCACCCAAGGACCAGTAGGTCTGTCGGAGTAAGCTACCCCATCTAATACAACCAGATCTGCCGGCATTGGAACTTGATTGTCCTATATTTTGAGTACTGGTACATCGTCTGTACCGGATTCTTTGCTGATATACTACATAGGAGCACCAATCTTGTCTACGGCTTCAAAAATCCATTCTCTGATATCAGATATGCGCTACCTGACCTCATTAGAATCTAAATCAGCCATGACCTTTGCAATGACTGATTCACACTTTGTATAATTGTATATCATTTATATCTATATAATCCTGTTTGTTAAATATTAGTTGTGCTAACTTTCGTTTGTTTTGACGAACAAACCCCAACTGATATTTATATCTGTCTGGGAATGTGCGAGGTATTTTGGACCAGTATAATCTATATTTATACCCGTCCGAATGTTCATTTAAATGATATATATGTTTACCATACACGTTGCTAGACTTATAGTCTACAGAAAGAGAGTGTGAATCCAGGTTCTTTGGCCTATATTTACCAACCTATATAAAACCTAGCCCATAAGGCATTTTAAAGCCTTCTGAGCGGTTTAATACGTATTCTAGTATAACATTACACATCTCATCTAATATGCGCTTGTAGAGCTCATAAGGCACCTCTACGGGCATATTCCTATACATATCTCTAAATGTTACGGACTTCTTATTCTTCATCGTCCTGTGGTCCGTGTGGTTTTACGCTAGCCAGAGTAGCATTGTTACTATCATCGCTAGGCCTATTAAGCATGAACGCAAGTTCATTCTTCATTATTCTTTCTTTTATGTGCGGAACCATCCATGCTGGAATCATTATATCATCCTCATCTGGTCCATCTTCGTCTTCTCCGTCGTCAGTATCGTCTTTTACTTCTTGAAGCCACAACACGTATATATACTCGAGCTGCTCTTTATCGGTAAGCCCCTATACATAAACATGACCGTCATCCCTGTAGTATGCGGTCATCTCTCCAAATGTATACTTTCTCCAGTATTGATAATGTCTCCTAATAGGATCCATGTATTGTATATTCTCGCCCTACTGATCACGTACAGCAAGTATACTTTTGCCGTCATTGTCAAGTACATCCTTCAGTGGATCTACGGTTCTCTTTGTAAACGTAGGGATCTCAGAATTAGATGGGACAACCTCTAATTTCAATGGACCAGTTTCAATCTTCTTTATAAACTCGTCGTCATTCAGGTCGTCCCATAACAAATAATTCTGTTTGGCTAACAATTTCTTTCTGTCGCGCTCTTCTTTCCAGATTTGATTCTTGTAGGCTTTTATCCAAGCGTGGATATGTGCCCTGGAGAAGTCTTCGCTTTCGCTGATGTTGTTGTTCCTAACAATAAGAAGAATATCGTCTGTAATTGTTCTTAGTGAAATTTTCGCCATTTTATCGCATTTCAATTACTCTAACGCTGTCTACTTGTATAAGATCGTTTGTATTCTTAGTAGTATATCGTGTCTTATTAACCTTCTTAAAGTCGAATGTAAACAGTCGTTTAATAAAACTCTTCTTGTTTTTATATTCTCTATGGTTGTATACAAATAGGTATTGTGTATTATGTACATTAAGACCTATGTTTACTGTATCTTTACCAATAGTATATCTAACTGTAGTAAGATCATTAAATGCTATACTATCACTATAAACACTATCTTTTAGTATAGTTATTATATCTCCTACTACCTCTTTACTTTGATTAACGTCTATAGTTTGCGTTTGCGTTGCAGCCGCATTTATCTGTTTGGCTTTTATGTTCAGCTCCTTGCGAACGCTGTCAATCTTATTGACCAATTCGTCATTATAATTCTGTAGTTCATCTACGGTTAGCTTTAAAACATTATTGGCCTACTAAGACCCCTGTAAGGAGCCCTAATAGGCCTCAATGTTATTCTGAGCCACTTCTAGGCTTTCTGATAACTTCTTGTTTTGATGATTGAGCATTGCAGCCCAACCGATTAAAAGTCCAACAGAGAGGCCTACGATGGCCTTTATGAGCTTATTCCGATGAACTACTAACTGTGTTAGTATTGTTCCTATCATGTTCTATTTCTTTCTTAAGCTCGCGATATTTCGCGTATATTAAGTTAGTACTTTCTCTGTACTTTCCGTTCCAATACATCGTCACTCCGAAGACACTGGCTGCGTACACCAACACCTGAGCAACATAACCTAATACTCCGTTTGTAAGGTCCTGTGTGTCGAAGTACTGTAAGAATGCCAGTATGACTCCACTGGCAAATGCAGTTACAGCTGTGCTGTACTGTACCAAATCTTTCCATTTTTCCATAGGCACACATTATTCTTCCCACCATCCGGTAACACTACTAGTGTCTACATTCACAGTAGTACCATCAGTACGTCTAAGCGCAATGTTGTTATTGTTGTATTCGCCTTCATTAACGTATACGTCAACATATGTAACGCCGCTGTCTTCTTCTCCGCCTGGGAGTATATCTGAAACATGAGCCGTATTAATCATAATACCAGTGTCAATGCCTTCTTGAGATGTCTTAACCAACTCAAATACGTTCGGCATATCTACTGTAATTGTTTTCAGATTACGGCTATTGTATCCAGGAGCATACAACTCAGCAACTATTATTAATTTATATATACCAGTAAACCTCTGCGCTCTGGCCGGGAAACTAACCTCTACGATATTTTGATCTTTTGTAGCTGCTACATTAGCGATATACTCAGTATCATTTGCGCGAATTAGCGGCTTATAAAGACCACCCCAGTGTGGGTGTACACCAAATCCTGCATACGGCATGTATGCGTGTCTCATAGGATATGCTCTCCAACATGGATTGCCGCTAGAACATATATCATACGGTGTAGGTTCGAAAGCGTCATAATACGGCTCCATTGGGAATCTGCTTATAAAGCGAGTCTTCTTCTTGAGCATTTCTATACGCTCGTTCTCCAAAGATGTGTTTACCAAAATAGCTTTTACGGAACGAATGCTGACTGGTGTTCCGAAACCTGGTCTAAGCTTGATATCAAACTCGGAATCGTTCGCGTGATCCGTATACTGATTTGGGTAATACACTTCGGTCTTTTTGTTCACCCATATGTCACTATCGAGATTCTCGAATTCTTCGTCGCCAGGATTGAATACTTCGCGTTCGTTGAGGTAATATCCAGAATTTATATACTGACGGAGATCAACAGCAAGCCTTATGTCATTTCCAATTCTAATCTTCTTGGTTTCCATAATGCTGTATTTAGAAAGCTAGGAGCGGGCAGTATACCCGCTCATAACTTTATGTTGTTAGTGTTAATTAGCCTTCGAGCGTAGAAACGCGGCTCTCGAGATCAGCTGCAGCAGCTGCCTCACCTGCGACGAACGAAGAGAGAATAGCCTGAAGGTCAGAGAGCTGACCAGTCTTGCCATAAACCTCGAGCGTCTGCTTTGTCTTACGCTGAATATCGTCAGCAGCACGATACATGTTCTCAAACTCGAGAGTAATTGCATCGTAGTGAGCAGTGAGATCCGTCTCCATAGCAGGCTTGATGATCGGCCAAGTACCCTCGCCACGGTTCAGGATGCCCTGATAACCCATAGCCCAAGACTCGCGATCGCGAACCAGCTTAGCAGAAGCGGGATACTGAACGCCAGGAACCTTGTCGATAGTTACACCCTGGGGGAAGTGCTTGTTATTAGCCTCCCAACCCTCACCGGCGGGATCAGTCCAGTACAGGTTAGCATTGAAGCGAACCTTGTTTGCCCAGCTCAGTGAATCAACCGAATCATCGTCGTCGTAAGGCAGAGCCTCGATCTTGATACCAGTACCACTTGTGCTAGAGCTGAAAGAAGCAAATGCACCGCTGCTACGAGTAATAGTACCCTGGGTAGCCTGTACACGTGCGCGCTTCCACTCACGGTTAATCAGATTGGCAATGTTCTTAGCGATAGTGATCTTGGTGTCACCAGCCTCGGTAACATACTCATAAGACTCAGTCCACTTGCGATAACGGTGAGGCATATCCTTATAAGTCAGGCGAACGATGATACGCTTGCCGCCCTTAGCGAACTCAGTCAGAACAGCAGCGTTCAGACCATCGAAGCTAATGTATGCGCAATCCTCAGTGTCAGCAGCATAAGAAAGAACATTGTAGCTCTTAATATCAGCAGCCTTGATCTCATTAGACCACTTAATGATAGGACGATACTCAGCAGAGCCATCCTGCTTGCGGAGAACGCAGTTCTTTCTCGTAACGATACCAACCTTAATCGTCTCAACATTGAGAGCGTTGGCAGCCGTAACCTCATAAATCTTGTTAGAAGCTACGTTGGGATCACAGTTCATGATGATGAACTTACCTGCATCGGTAGATGCAGAACTCATGCTGGAAGCTGCTGCAGGAGCGGTCGTCAGAACGGCGCCAGAGCTAAGATTGCTAACGAGCACGGTATTTACATAATTTACCATAATTAATTAAATTTTTTCTACTCCCCCTATATTTCTATGTCTAGACCTAACTAGCTGGGGTTTCCACGTTAAAATTATTCTTGTGTAAGTACTTCGCTTGTTATTGTTTTATAGCGAGGATCAGATTGATTCTCAATATACATCTGAGCTGCTATCTTTACAATCTCAAGCCAAATACCATCTTCAAAATCCGTATATTCTTCATACGGGTCTTGATCTGTTATTTCAGTAGGAACCTTGAGGTAGCCTACTGTATAGGAGTCTATTTTATATTTCTTATCAGTCAACAGACGAAATCCGTCTTTCGTTCTTACTCTTAACGGACGAGCTCTATGAAAACGATAATGAAAGTCTGTGAGTTTATTGTTCACACGGTACATGAAACTATCTGCAGTGCATTCGAATACACAAGTGTTCATCTTATGCCCGCCATTCATATCGGATATAATTACATCCTCATTTAGTACAAACATCATGTCTGTAGGATATTCATATTGATACGAATCGTACGATGGGTTCTCTGGGCTATAGATAATGCATACAGGACTGTCTTCTTTCAACAGTTTAATCAAATCCCTAGTACGTTTTTCATTTTGCTCATACGATGTCCTCTTCGGATCGTTGCCGTTGAACCTATCTTTAACAAACTTCATTACCGCTTGATTAATCCAATACAAAGAATCGTCTGTGACTGGTTTAGATAAGGTGTCGTCTATCTTGTTTATTTCTAACTCAAACGACGCCAGAATATCAACACATCTCATACTTATTCTTCATCTTGTTTATCGTTCTTACGGCTTTGTTTCTGTTGCTGTTGCTACAGTTGTCTCTTTCTTGCTTCTGCACCTGCTGCATATTGTACATACAGATCCACAGCTCCGCTGACCAAATCATCAAACGCGTCACTAGGAAGCTCACATGGAGTAGATGTCATCAGATCAAAATGCTGCGGTTGTTTGTAATATAGAAGCTTGATTCCACATACTTCAGTATATCTATCGTAGATAACACTGATTGTTGGATTTGTACCTTTATACTGATTCAGTACAGCTGCAGGATACCTAAGTATACGCAAGCTATCGTGTGGTGTTTCTATAAGTTTCCAAACTTCAGATTGTGATATCAGTGTGTTTGGAATAACACGAATTGGGGTTTGTGCAGCACGTTTCTCGGACTTAAAACTGAACGTCTTTGTTACGTTTGATACACTACGAAGATACATATAGAAGTCCTTAGGTAGAGTAAATGTAATAGATCTAGCTGTATCTATGATAGTTATACCGTTTGCATCCTGGATTGCACCATTTGTATTGTCTTCAGCGTCAGCAACATCTAACGTTACAGAAGTAAGCATGGATTGTAGGATACTTTCTATGTGTGCAGAAAGCTTTGTGCCAGAAGGAACGGTGTCAAGATTTCTATAGATATCATGAATGTATTTATCTTGATATTGATTCAGATAAGAATAGATAGTTTCAGTATCAAGCTTGTCTGAAAACTCGGTCTCTGGTATCATGGTTTGAACTCGCCTTTCGAATTCAATACCCAATTGTCTTGTTTGTTCTAGTGTCATGCTTCAAGTCCTCTCATGTTAAGTTTACTATTAAGACGCTGTGATTCTACATTCTCAAGTGCGAATGCTACTGCAAGACTTACAAGCTCCTCGGCTACTGTATTGTTACACTCAAACTCATACGATCTCTTTACACTATTAGAAGCGTCGTCGGGACAATCAAAGAAACTAGCTCCACTAGTACCGTCGTATAAACTAAGATCTTTTACAAACGTATTCGGCTTCTTTATATATGCAAGATGCGCACAACTTCCATCTTCTACGATAGGGCTATTTAATAAATCGTATACAACGTATACAACATCTTGCTCTATATAACATACTGGGATTTTTATCCACGGCATATTATACGAAGTTGTAAAAAACTTCTCTGCCACATAATGTGGAACAAGTTTTATTGGAACAAGTCTGGTTAATTTATTATCATATGGAAGTCCTGTTATTTCTGCTTCTTGATGTTGAGATGACTAATTGTCATCAATTATTCTTCCAGCAGCAATGCCATTGTGATTATTGTTCCTAGCGCTATACTCTATATAGGCTTGCACATAATAATCAAAATCGGACGGCAGCTTAAACGACGCTACATTTGTTGTTGGAACATGTGCATCTTCAAAGAATGCAATATGTCTATGTTGTATCAATGGGGCGAGATCTGAAATAGCTTTTACATCCATCTCAAACCCAACTCTGCGTACATTGTTTCCGGTAATCTTTTGAGCTATCAGTGCGTTATATGCTTTGTCAAGAACTGTAGCAATTTCATATTCTGTTAACGATGGATATGACGAAGTAACATTTGCCTTGTCATATTCTATCATGAATTTAGTATATATGTCTTTGTGCGTCATATCTCATGTTATTGATCGTTAGATCACTTATTTTTTGTCTCGTTAATAATTGACAGCTTCAGGTCTTGATTCTTCTTACTATCCAGGTAAGCAATAGCATCTTCAAGTGAATCAGCAAACATGTCTGTTCCGTAGAAGTAATGCGTTTTGTCTTTACGGATAACGCCTTTTGCAATAGCCTCTTCTAATACAAACTCTGTATCCTTTGCGTTGTTGTTTACCCACTTATCAAAGAACTTCTTAGGTTGTTTATCAACAATATTGAATAAAGTAGATTCAACCAGTTCGTTTGACATTCTGTCAGAAGACATGCCGAACAGTCTAAGACACTTTCGCATCTGATCAAGAGACAGTTTATCAAACTCTTTGATAGCATCCCTACGAAGCTTGTTCTGCTTGTTCTGTTCAATTGCTTCTGCCTCACGATTGATAAGCAAGTAATCCTTACCGGCATCAAGTCTATCCAACGACGTAGCTACGCGCTTATGACCACTGAGGAATTTGATAATCATTGCTTGACGAGGAATAGAATCATCTAACAGAAGTGTACGAGAACCAATCTTTACACAGAATGTATTCCAGAACTCCGATGTCTTAGCGAGGTGACCCTCTTCGTAACCTAAAGCTTTTTCAAAATATCTCTCATCTTCTGGGGTGAGACCCGTATAAATCGACCCGGAACGTGTGAAATAAGGAGCGATATAATCATAACAGCTCTTATACTTAACAAGACCGATCCAGGGATTCTTCTTTTTAATCTTTAATTCAACTACCATAATTTACATTAGTATGTTGAGTATCGAACAGGGGGTCTGATGACCCCCGTCGAATACTTATGTTATTTTATATATTACGCACCGACTGAAAGCAGACCGTCGTTAGACAGCTCGGTATCCTCAGCGTCGCAGTACAGAATACCGCAAGACAGCGGGTTACGAACCATGATACCAACCTCACCAAGGAAGTGAACCTGGTAACCGTCACGGCTGTTAGAACGCAGCGTATTGATGCTGTTTGCATATCCGTTAGGAGCAACAGAACCACCGGTATACCACTGAACGAACTCACGACCCTTACGACAAACCTTAACAACGTTAGCCTGACCGTCGCTGTTGCTGATATCAACAAACAGGAACGTATAAGACATCAGCGGTTTGCCGGTCAGCGGGTGAAGCTGACGGAAGAGCTCCATGTTGTCAAACATAGGACAACGCTTCAGAGAAAGCTCAATGCCGTTAGTCATCTTGTAGGTGGTGAACTGTCCACCGAGAGTCAGGTTCTGACCGCTACCAGTAACAAACACGTTGTCACAGAGGTGGAAGCTAGCAACCTTCTCCTTCAGGATACGATCGAACTCGCGAATACCCATCTCACCAGTCAGAGCAACGAACTTACGCTCGTTAGTGCCGAGGATGTTGTAGCACAGATCGAACAGATAATCCTCAAACAACTCAGCTGTAAGAGTTGTATAGTAACGGACATTTGCCGGAGAGATCTGCTCGAACAGACCAGACATCGTGGGAACAGGGCGTCCATTAGTACCCTTGTTGATATAAGTACCATCGCTCAGACGGTTGCTCTTAGAGAACAACAGAGCGGTCTCCTCTCTCTTCTTCCACTCGCGAAGAGCCTTCCAGTACTGATAATCAGACCACAGATAAGACTTCTTACCAGTCTCGGGATCCTGCAGAGCGATAGCAAGAACGGTGCTATAAGCGTCACCGGTGATATCGTAGCTCAGACGAAGATTCTGGAGGTGGTTACGCATCTTAAACGGAGTCTGATAGTTGATGATATCAGCCTCATCGCTGTACTCCTCGTAAGCAGAACCGATACGGCTAACCTGACGACCAGCCAGCAGGAACTCACCAGGAATGTAAGCAGCCTGTGAACCATCAATTACATAGCACTCATAAACCCAAGCGCTGCCATCCTGATAAGGAAGACCAGTTACGCGAACCTGGAACTTATAATCATCGAAAGAAAGGATTGCACCAGGACCGAACCAACGCTCCTCAAGGGCAAGGTAAATAGGTGTGTTATTCAGACCCGGAGTAATAGTGGTGTAGTTAGAAGTAGAAATCTCCTGACCATTCCACTTAGCCCAACGGATGTTAACAGCGTGATCGCTATCAATCTGTACAGACCACTCGAACTCACGGTTCTCAATAATCATAGTTTTGCCAAGACCACCAGTAATCAAGTCGATGGTCGTAGATACGCCGTCATCTTTAGTACCAAATACCAATGAAAGCAGACCAGATACCTCGTGCGGCTTGGTCAGCAGGGCGTTAGAAATCATGTTCTCATCTACCAGGTCCGAGAAACGACGTCCACGATACAGCTGGAGATTGTTAAGTAAACTATTATTCATATATGTTTTAATTGTTTATTAATCGTCAGAACATCCCGGTGATCAGGTCTGTAGCTGACTTCTGTTTTTCATCGGCATTATATGTACTATGATTCTTTGACTAATGCCGCATCAAATTCCTAAGTTTATCAGCAGCGGATGACTCTCCATCTCGTTTAGCAGTAGATATGAATTTGTCAGCGTTCATAGTAAAATATGCAGACTCAATCAGGTTCTTTGATAGATTCTTGTTAAAGTCTTTAGTATATTGAGACTGTCCATTCTGATCTACTTTGAAAATATAATCAAACAGAGCCTGACGATCTTCTTTAGGAATTGCAATACCTCGAATGCTGTTGAGGTTCTTTATACCCTCAGACACTTCGTTAAAGAATGCGCGAGCTTGCTCTTCCTGTTCTTTAGCCGCAGCCTCTTGCTGGAGTCTAGCTTGTTCTACTTCTTGCTGTCGTATATCTTTTAATCTGCCTAAAGCATCCTCAGCTTCATCATACAGCACATCGTTATCTTCATACCTGGCTATCTTCTTATTTATTTGCTCTGTGGTATAACCAGACCGCTGCATGAATTCGCGTACAACTGCCTTTTGATTATTCTCATCTTCAAGATCGATGTCATCAAGAGTAAGAGCCTGTTGCTGTCTCTGATAAAAGTCTTCAAATTTACCTCCGTTCTTTACATACTCATCTAGCTGTTGTATTCTAGAGTCTGCATACTCTGGAACAGAGTTCTCTTTTATTACATCTGCAAAATATGATGTAAGGTCGTCGACAGTGAGAGGTTTATCTTTCTCATCAATCTCGTCCATATTCCAACCTAAAGAGTTTCCAATTGCTTCGAAAAGCAACCCAACCTGTTGAGCTTCAGTTATTTGCTCCGCTGTTGGATCACCGTTGCCCTCTGGATTAGGCTCTGGATCCTAACTAGGTGGTTCTGGATTATTCGCATTAGGCTCTGGTGTATTGTCCTCATGCGCATTTGGATCGTCATTTGGATCCGCTGTATTGCCGTCCTCAGGATCTTTCACTGGCGGCACATTCTTCTGTTCATCAACAAGTGGTACATTAGGCTCCATCAAGGCATCCATATCAGTAGTCTCTTCTGCACCTTCTGCATTAGAGTATATGGAACCGAGGACGTCTTCGAACTCACTCGGAATTGTATTCTTTTGTTTCTTCATATAATATTATATGTATTAGTGTTTCCAGCTTCTGGCATTGTGACTAAATCTAGCTTTCTTTACCATAGCTTTAGAATATTTTTCGGGGTTCCTAAGAACTCTGGATTCGAATTCTCTAACACTTGCCCCGTGTTTCTTTGCTGCGGCTGTAAATGTGCCGCGTTTAGAAGGTTTTATTGCAATCTTACCGTCTTTGTATTCGTTTAAATTTGTTGTTAGTATTGGGGCACTTACCGATATTGGAAGTAATGTGCCAGTAATGGCTTTCCAGTAGTTTTCATAACCGTTTGGACCTGTAATCAAATCAAATTCAGGATATATTCTTTCCAAAGGTTTTTCATTCGCCACAGCGGCCGGTACAAATGACTACAACCATACTGCACGATTAGCCAAATATTCCGGAAAGCTGTTTAAAGTATGACT